TACCCCTCCCCTAATATCGATATCTTGCTACTTATCAGGGGAGCTATGGGGGGTATGATGAGATTTGACAATGATTTTAAGGTTGATGGATACCCCTCCCCTAATATCGATATCTTGCTACTTATCAGGGGAGCTATGGGGGGTAGGATGGCTGATATTGTTATTGGCAAATGGTATCATATAGCTATAGTTAGGGTTAATAATACATTATATGGTTTTGTTGATGGGAAACTATCTGTTTCGCTCCCATGCTTTAATAGGGGATTGAGATATAAAAATATAGATTTTAACAGACAAAGAGATGGTAGTAATAGAGGTTCTTTTGTAATAGATAATTTTAGGATAAGTGATGTAGCTAGATGGACGTCTGATTTTAATCCTCCCAAATGAAAAGGGACGTATATGGTTTTGCAGACCACCGACTAAACCAACTCATCCAACCGACCGTATCGCGAATATATAATTTTGTCTTTGACCAAACAACCTCTATTACTACCATCTCTTTGTCTGTTAAAATCTATATTTTTATATCTCAATCCCCTTTGACCAAATTTTTACTCAACTAGAATATCCCTTAAAGAGAATCCCTTATCTAGTATACTGTTTGAGGAAATGTCTTTTCAAGGTCTACACTTATTGACACCAAAAGGAACTGTGGCGGCTCCGTGAGGCAGGGCAGGAGGTATCCCCACACGGCCGGCCAGGAGCGGAGCGACTCGTATCCCACCTCACTTTTCCCTTTGGCATATTACGCTTAAGCGTTGGAAAGAAGTAAACATATCAATGCATTAACGTTTGATGTAGGTAGTTGTTTGTCGATTAAAGATCCATAGACAACATAAGTAGATGTCAAAAATACATTAAACTAAATTATTGATATAAGTTATTGTTGAGATCTTGATTTTTCAATCTACTACATATTTTCATGTTAATGTAATTAAGTTATATACTTTAGATAATAACAAAGCGTTAGCTAACTCTTTTTAATCAATCAACTTATGAGATAAATAAAGAAAATCTTTATAATGAGACTCCCTTCTTAAGGGGGCGAAAGTTTCTTATATCACATGTCACAAAAAGGTGGATAAATAAATTCATCTCTTTTCTTAACTATCCCTACGATAGTCTCCCTACGCAATGTCCAAGTTGGATTTCGACCATAGCGATCGCCGTAAAAAGCCGTGATCATAAACAAAAAAATGAGTACTTTCACAAGCACTCATTTTGAAATGACAAAGTTTTTAGTATCTTTGTGCTAAAAACAATCCAATTATGGCAAAGATAATGCTTATATTTGATCAATTCGTCTCTTCCTCAGAAAAAAAGAGGATGTCAGAAGAAAATAGGGCCTTGAGGAGGGATTCCGGCAAGGTCATCCTACCTTATTTGTTTAATGACAATGCTAATCCTTGTTGCGATAACCCTAGGATAAAGCGTCAATCATCATCAAAATCAGAGATACTGGAGAAGCCGATATCGGAGACGCTGATAGGCATTCTTCTCATATGCCTTGACCCTATAAGGTTTAGGTCGCTGGGGGTTCAATACAACATCAAGTGGTTCTATTACTTTGTGAATGAAATAGTTAATTACTATATCAAGCATCATCGTCTTGGTGGTGATAATCTTGCTTATCAGATAAAGTTAGTTAGGTGGCTTTTGATCAGTTATGTTAACGTGGCTGCTGTCCACGGTTATTATGCTATGGTGAGGAAGGCGAAGAAGGAGCATCCTGATCTTTTTGTGCATAGCAACAATGCGAGGTATTATTATTGGGACAATTGCCCTTCTAAGCATCATAAGCTAGAGGATGAACGAAATATAAATAATCCTACCTATAAAGCCCATGAGTGCAATAGGAAGCGTGCCGAGGATATCAAGCGTGTTGTTTATGATTCTATGGATTCGATCAGGAAACGTGACCTTAAGTATTTTGTGTCTTCCAAAAACAATGGGGTGAGCATTTATTTTAAGGAAAAGGTTCAGAACAAGGTCAGGAAGAAGGGCTTTGGTAATGTCAGTATCAAGACCATAGAGAGGGCTATAAAGAGCTATTTAGATGAGCGTGGTGTCACTTTCTCTGAGTTCGTCGATGGGGTGAGGAAGTTGGATAGGAAGATAAAGGAAGTCAAGTCCGCTTTTGGCAAGGTTAAAAGGATTAAGATATTTGGCGTCAAGGCTTATGATTATGTGTCTGGAGATGAGATAGTTGATGAGTTTGGTATGGCCGCGTTGTCTGATGAGGTGTGGATTCCTGATAATAGCACACCGTTCCTTGACGATTATATTGAATCGCAGTATTTGTATAACAATTTTAATTTCTAATATTATGGTTAATATAAAATCACATGACTTTTATACGGTGTTTGATGATAAGAAGCAACTTTTTAAAGTGTCATCATTATTTGATTCTTTAGATGAATCTGAAGATATAGTCAAAGATTTGATGGATTCTGGCACATTCATGTATGTTGTTGACGAACGACTGTCTATGATATGGGTGGATATATTTATGATGATAGAGCTTCTTGGGGAATATGATGGTGGGGATGTTAAGGATTTGGCTATTAAATGCTCTTCTCTCTATTTGAAAGATAAGGTGATGCGTTTAATTGTCGATTATGTCAATTGCGATTCTGATGATTATGATGATAGCGTTGATCCTATATTGAGTTATTGTAGCAATCTTATTCATGGTGGTGATGGGAACATTGATTATCTGCCATTGTCCGACATGGTAAGTTTGAATGTAGGAAATTATATGTCAGATGACATGTTGAAGCTATTTGATATTGCCAAGGAAGACAATCGCATAATATCTATATTGTTTGTTTTGTTAAGTAGACCGTATGTTGACGATTATGGTTTTTTTACTCTTACTGATTTGCTTTCTATGATGATTGATAAAGGTTTTATCGGTGATCGTGATGATATAGTGAATGCCTTAGGGTTTATCTTAAAGTAGGTTTATTGTATTGGTATGATCCTATTTTATATCTTTGCTTAAAAGTAGTAAAGATGAACCAAGTAAATATCATACCGAAGATAATTCATGATAAGTTCGCCGCAAGGATTATTATGGATGATTACGATATAGAGAAACCTATCGTTATTACTGTCGTGGCTAGACGTAACGATGGTGAGTATAATACCCAGATATTGACATACCCGACATCTGGTGTTGATTATGAGGGTAATGTAAGGATGGTGTTTTTTGATGTCGCTAGGTCTCATGTTTGTCAGATAACATCGGTGTTTATCAACGGTCATGAGGTCAAGACATATTATACCGATATCCCGGATCTTGATATGCAAGCCCGTTATGACGATAGCTTGTGCCGGTACGATAAGAAGGTTAATATGAATGATATTAGGCTGTCGTTTCAGGTGCTAGAGACACGTGATCCAAAGGTGTTGCAGGTATTGGATGAGTCTGAATGGGGGCTACTGGAGGACAGGAAGGCGATCATCGAGATCACTACGCCGGGCATGTCCGACCCCGTTACGTTGTTTCTTGGCAAGAATCAGGTCAATACCTTTACCAGCCTAACACTAGGTCTCAATTGCTTTAATTACGATGATTGTAATGTCAAGTATCTTGATCTTCCAGACGGTATATATGATATTAAGATCATAGGTAGCCCTTCTACTTACAGCTTCAGTCGCAAGTATCTTAAGACGGATCTTATACGCAGACGTCTCGACCGGCTATGGATTAAGACTGATGTCTTATGCGAGGACAAGGATAAGGATCTTATAAATAAGATACAGGAGATGGAGACACTTATGGCCGTAGCCGAGGCGAATGTCAGGCTGGATAATATAGAGGCCGCCCATGAGGTTATCGATCGTGTCGGAGAGCTTTTTGAGATGGCTACCAATTGCGTGGATTGTTAAACATAAAAATATTTAGTCGTGGGTTGTAATACTTGTAAGGAAAAGGCGTTAAGGGCCGAGAGGGAAAGGATTGAGAGAAGTATGATGAATCATTCTTCTTCTACCGCTGTTAGCGATATGGAGTACGCTTCTAGAAGCACCGCCGGTTGTATGGTCATGCTCGATCCGTTGAAGACAATGGAGCGTGACGTGGTGAGCATATACAAACAGACCCGTACCATAGGTGACGTGGGTATCGTCTATCTCAACATGCAGAAGAAGATCCGTGAGTGGATCAAGAACCTGCCATATGGATGCCCGCCTGATGAGGAGGTACAAGAAATGATAAAGGAGATTCTGGATGGGCGCGCAATCTATATCAAACCTTGATAGAATAGATCTATGTAAGGTCGTAGATGAGTGGTTATCTTGCCAATGGGGTAGATACATGAGGTATCATAGGTATAGGATCGGGGACAAGCCCGATGTATCTTATTGGGGGAAGATAATTCGTCTGCAAAGGTCATTATGCGATAATGATTGCGGGTTATGCCCGGATGAGATAAGATCGTTAAAGGAACATATTAACAGGTTACTAGTATGATAAAAACTTTATAAATATCACTTAATTATATTGTAAATCAATAGCATAATTACTAAATTAGAGGCATGATAAAGGCATTCAAATATCGTATATATCCAAATATGTCTCAGGAGATATCGCTTTCCAAGACCTTTGGATGCGTGCGTCTTATTTGGAATGCCAATGTAGCTTCTTTTAATTCCTATGATAAGGATATCAATCCTAAGCCCAATATTATCCAGAAGTCTGATCTTATTGATAATAAGCCTTGGCTATCCGAGGTATCGGCAGCGGCTATCCAACAGAAGGTGATGGATTTCAAGGAGACCGTAAAACAGTATTTCTCCAAGAACGGGAAAAAGAAGATAGGCAGGCCTTCGTTTAAGAAGAAAGGTAATACCCAGTCTTATAGACTTCCTAACCAGAAATTCAGGATAGAGGGAGACAGGATCAGAATTGAGAAGATAGGATGGGTGAAGATGGTTGTTGACAGGAATATACCTGATAACGGTAAGATTATTTCTTGTACTATATCTAAGAATCCCTCTAATCAGTATTTCGTGTCTATAACCGTTGATTGCGAGATAACCAAGAAACCTAAGACTGGTAAGGAGGTAGGTATAGACTTAGGAATAAAGGAATTCGCCACCTTATCTGATGGAGTTGTCATAGATAATCCTAAGCATCTTAGAGAAAACCAATCCAAGATATCAAGGATTCAGAAGCATATGTCAAGAAAAGTCAAGGGTAGCAGTAGATGGCATAAGAATAGGCTTAGAATAGCTAGATTGTACAATAAGATATCTAATAAGAGATTATGGTTCTTACATAATCTAACCACTTATCTTGTCGATAACTACGACACGATATGTATTGAGGACTTGAACGTCTCAGGCATGTTAAAGAGTCATAGATTAGCCAATTCTATATCCGATGCCAGCTTCAGCCTATTCAGGTCCTTGCTTGAGTATAAGTGTGAGTGGTATGGAAAGACCCTATCTGTCATAGACAGATTTTATCCTTCCTCCAAAACCTGTAGTAATTGTGGTTGGAAGAAGGATGACTTGACTTTGTCGGACAGGACTTTTATCTGTGAGAATTGCGGCTTGACCCTTGACAGGGATCTTAACGCCGCTTTGAATATCAAGAGGGTAGGAGTTGATATCCTCTATAATCGGACGCTGAGGGATGAGGTTGCGAGTCCCGGTGAAGCGTTTAAAATTAAGTAGTTTACTATGTTTTACTATAAAATTTACAACTATCAGGGAGGCTATAGATGTCCGGGATCTCGGCGAGTCTTGCGTGAAGGTAAGTGGTGATAAGACCGTAGCGAAAGTTCTTTATGCTTTGGAGGATAAGATTTGTAATGGGTAATTAATGTCCTGATTTTAGGATATTAAAAATAGCCAATTGGATTGTGTTTGTCACACCAATTGGCTATTTTTGTATGTCCGCCGACTCTCACGAGGGAGCGGACATAAACTATTTAATTATTAATCTCAAAATTAGACTAAAAAATGAAGACGGTTAATGTTTTGACGAGAAAAATGGGTGATTTTAACGTTTTTCAAAGAACTAGTGATGGTTATTTTGATGCTAACGAATTGTTGAGGCAGTGGAATGCTGTAGAGGGTAATCCGGAAAGAAATTTAAAGAGATTTTTAGAGAGTCCTAAAACAAAGGAGTTTATAGACGCTTTAATAAGTGATTTAAGCCATGGGGCAAAAATGCAGTTACCAGATACACAGGTATTTAAGATTATAAAATCAAAGACGTTGAGAGATGGATCTAAAACTATTGGTAAGGCATGGATGCATCCTTATTTATTTATCAAGTTTGCTATGTGGATAAACCCTAAGTTTGAGGTTCAGGTTATCAGATTTGTTCATGACCAGCTTATAGATTATAGGGATAAGGCCGGTGATGCTTATAAGAGAATGTCTTCTGCTTTGTCTAGGATAATTGAGCCTTCAAGATTAAGGGATAAGATTCAAGATCTGGCGAGATCTGTAAATATTATCATATACGGATTGCATCAAAGCATGATAAGAAATTCCGTAGGCGAAGAGGTCAAGGCTAAGGAATTGATGGAGCTGGAGATTGATATAGCTAAGATGATTGAATTTGGATATATAACCACAGAAGAACAGTTAAGGGATTATCTGTATAAGGTTTTGAGAAGCAAAAAGGCTCTTCCTTTGTGATTTGAATTTTAATTGTATCTTTGTGACAAAGTGAATGATAATGGTATACGGTAACAAAGAAATAGTACGGACGTTCACCAGAGACAACCCACCTGCCGGGTACGTGGGCGGCTTTGTTGACTACCGGGTCCCTGCCAACGTCTATTTTGGCGATACGCAGGAGGAAGCTGACAGCAAGGCTGAGGATGATGTCAATGCCAACGGTCAGGATTACGCCAACACATACGCCGATATAATTCCAGCCATATGGTACAACGATCGGGTATGCGATGAGTTTATTAAAAACGATTGCGTAAGCGGTAAGGGGTCCAAGGAGCAGGTATGTATAGATGAAGGAAGGTTTGTCTCTTACGTATCCAAGAAAGACGCCAATGATAAGGCGATGGTGGAGCTTGGAAGGATCGGGCAGGGGGAGGCCAACTCCGTCGGGGCTTGCTGCGAGGACTGGGCCTCACAACCTTTTCGTGGCGTTTTCTACAAGAACGATTGTGAGACCGGGGCATCAGGCAAAGAAGGTATTGTGTATGAATTGCCAGCCGGAGCCGTCATATCCGATATATCCCAGATTGATGCTGATACGTTAGCTTATAGGAAGTTCATGAAAGAAGGTCAGGAGAAGGCTAACTCCGAAGGTAGTTGCTCCCCTGTATTCTATAATACTACGATCGGTGATTGGTTTGAGAAGGTATGCCCGTTTGGATATAAATCAGGTAAGGTATATTATTCTATCAAAGCCAATAGGTTTAGATCATGGATATCAGTAGAGGATGCCAACGCCAAAGCCCGTGAGGTTTTGATGGTAGAGGGGCAGGAGTACGCTGATCTTAATCTTGAGTGCGAGAAATGGATTGAGAATATTGATCAAGAGGATCAATGTTATTGGTGATGATGCGCGTTTAGTTTTCCATAATGTTAGATTAGTGTTTGGAGGTAGAGGCTTATGGTCTCTACCTCTTATTGTTTCATGCGTCTCGTTGTCTTATAATCAAACCAAATAAGTATCTTTGCTAAAAACATTAATATTATTCATATGTGTAATTCAGGTGGTTGTTGTCATGATCATTCACGGGAACGTCCCGAAGAGTGTTGTCATGGTGTTAAGATAGATAGGTTTCTTGACAAATGCCCCGAGGATCCTTGTGATCCTTGCGATCGGGATTGTCAGGACGAGCCTTGTGTTGGCTATGGATGTCCTATAGTTTTATATGATAAATGCGTCTTATACTCAGGTGATGAGTTGGTGGTGGACGGTATAGAGAAAGGTACTGATATATCTGTCGTTATAGACTCATTGAGGCGTATTATAGCGGCTAGGGATAAGCAGATAGATTTATACCATCGTGAGGTTCTGGATTTGAAGAAAATTATAAACGAGCTTGTCAACGCCGGTAATGGTGGCGGTGATAATGGTGCAGAAGAGGAGGTATGGTAATGAATGGTTGTAACAAGAAACAATACAGGCCTACTGTAGATGAGACGAAGGTGCCATGTTCTACATATATGAGCACCGATTGTATTTATCCCGGTGATAAGGTTCGTGTGGAGTCGCTGGGATTGTCACCTAATTGCGATATGTCCGATACCCTTAATGCTATGATAAAGGCTATACGGGACAGGGATGCCGAGATACTTGAATTAAGAAGAATGATCAATAAATTAATTTGACATGAGAAGTAATTGTAATCCATGTAAGCCGGAATATAGACCGGGGAACGAATGTAGTATCTACAGTTCCCAGATCATATATGATGGTCAGTCGTTTCCTGAGGCAGATATCAGGAACGGAGATGGCATGAATAGCGTAATCGAGTCTCTGGTAAGGAAGCTGGTTGCCGTATCTGGAGCAACGGCGTCCATCCAAAGGGATTCGTTCAAGGGTGTTCAGGCTGTCAGGTTAAGATACGAGCCGTTGAACGTGCTCAGCGTTACCTATTGTGGTACTATCGTCCCTAATGACGGATATGTCGTTTCTGGCAGGTCCGTTAAGTTTAAGAAGAAATATTGCATGGGTGATGAGTTCACTGATGTTAATATCGTATATACTACATTGAATAGTAATATTTTAAATACTTCATGCTATGGCTAAGAGAGTGTATGATACGGTCTTGGCTTCCGAGTGTGACGGTTGGGTATGTGGTGAGACACTTAAGAAAGGGTCTGTCCCAGCAGACAGGTTGGAGCTTGATTCTTTTTCAGAGGCCGTCAGGGAGCTTATAGAGCGCTTTTTCGAGGAGGGATGGTTGCCGGATATGATCTGTGATCTTGGTTGTGGTGGCGCCAGCGTGTTTGAGATTAAGCCTACTAACTTCGAGTATCCTCCTGAGGGCGGTGAGCAGATTCTGGAGATTATCGTAGGTAAGAGTGATAAATGGACTATAACGCAAGCAGAGTGATATGGCGAATAATTTAAAAGATATTCTTGCCAAGATCGAGCAAGGCTCCTCATGGGTGTCCTACGACAAGATCTCCGGTACCGGCCCCGACAAGGTGGCTATTAAGGTAGAGCCGGGATGGATGGGTAGGTTGCCTAGGGAGACTTACGTAGCGGTCGAGAAAGGCAAGGTTACGAAGCTCGCTACCATAACCCAGAAGGGTATGGAGCGAGTAAGCGTGGATCCGACCAATATCATGTTCGACATGGAGGGCGGGACGGCGGTCATCAATGCCAAGCTTAACTCCGCCTCGGTCAAGGCCTCATGCCTTACCCTTGGTGGCTCGGTGAGCAAGTCTTATATAGTCTCCATGAACGTGAACGGCTTATCCATGAAGGTCCCGGAAGAGGATAGCAGATATATAGTGTATGCCGATCCTGAGGATCCCGGAGCTACCGATTTGTATGAGGCTAGCTTTGTCATAGCTATGCCTAAGAATATGGATAACGAACAACATCATGAGATGTTCGTCTTGAACGGTAAGGTTGTTAATATCAATCAACAACCTAATGATATACCTTATATCATACTTGATCATGACTTCGATAATGTGACTAGCGAGAACGGTCAGGTTATTATCGATATCAAGTCCAATACTGAGTATGATATCGAGCTGGTATGTTGCACTTGCGGTGATGGCAGCGAGGAGCCGGACCCGGAACCACCCTTTAACGTGGATCCGCAAAGGTTGACGCTTAATAAGGATGGTGATACTCAAATCGTAAGGGTAGAGGCCGGAGATGATGTTTCATGGAGAATGGAGGAGAATTGATATGGCAAGGGAAATAGATAAGAATTGCGTTGAGGGTAATTGCTTTGCCATTAACGACAAGAGCCATGGGGTGGGCGATAATAAGCTTAATATCGTATACAAGGCTAATTACACCGGTCAGATATGTACGGCCAAGTTCCGTATAACGTCAAAGGACGGTAATATTGTCAAGGAGTATATGATAGCTCAAGACGCCAAGCCCGTTTATTATAATATCAAGATGGTTCAGCCGTTCACTAAGGATGACTGTTTGGCTAATCAACATGGATCGGTGGTGTTGTATACGGTCGAGGAAAGGACCTACAAGTCATTTATCTCGCAGGAGGACGCCGATGCCAAGGCTATGGAGGATATAGCCTTAAATGGTCAGGCATACGCCAATGAGCATGGTGAGTGTATAACTGACATCTGGTATAACGAGGAGCAAAGGAAAACCTTTATCCGTAACAATTGCGATAAGTTTAGTGATGGTCAGGAATATGTTTACATCGTTCCTGAAGGTAAGTACGTGTCTTCCATCTCTCAAGAGGATGCCAATAGGAAGGCTCTTGATGATATTGATAAGAATGGTCAGCAACAAGCCAACCTAGAGGGCGAGTGTAAGCCTAAGGAGAATATTTATTATGGTAAGTTTAGCAAGACCTTTACCCGTAATAATTGTGATTCCACCCAATACGGTACGGATGTGGTTGTTAACGAGACGATGGTTACAGGTGACTTTAGATCCATCGTGTCTCAGGAAGACGCTAATAGCCTAGCCCAAGCCGCTGTCGAGGCTCAAGGTCAGGATATAGCGAATATCAAGGGTAACTGTGAGAAGATACCGGTATTTACCGGATCGTACTCTAAGGTATTCCAGAGAACCAACTGCCCTGAGGGTTCTACTCCTGTTGACTTCACCGTGGACGAGAAGATGTGTTCTGGATATCCGTTTACTTCTACGGTATCGCAGGATGCCGCCAACAAGCTGGCGCAGGACGCTGTCGATGCGCAAGGTCAGGCTATCACCAACGAGCGTGGCGACTGTCAGACTAACGTCTACTATAACGTAAGGATGGAGAAGATAGTTACGAGAAATAATTGCGACGAGTTCCATACTGGTCAACCTTATACTTATGTCGTTGCGGCCGGTAAGTACTTCTCTATTATCTCTCAGGAGGATGCTGATAATAAGGCTAAGGCCGATCTTGAGGCTAACGCCCAGCAACAAGCCAACCTAGAGGGTGAGTGCAAGGAAAAGACAATCTACTATGGTAGGTATAATAAGGAGTTTACTCGTAATAATTGTGACTCCACTCAATATGGTACTAAGGTTGTCGTGGATGAGACTATGGTGACAGGAGATTTCAGGTCTACCGTATCCCAGACAGACGCCAATAACAAGGCTAAGGCCGCTGTCGAGGCTCAAGGTCAGGATGTGGCTAATGTGAAAGGTAAGTGTGAGAAGGTACCTGTATATACTGGTACTTATACACGTACGTTTACCCGTAACAATTGTGGTACTGGCACTGGTGGTACTTATACGGTAAATGATAGGATGGTTGACGGTTATCCGTTCACGTCTACCGTATCTCAGGAGGATGCCAACAACAAGGCTAAGGCTGCCGTTGATGCCCAAGGACAGGCCCTTGCCAATATCCACGCCCTTTGTACATACACCGGCCGTGCTTCCTTGGAGTTCACGAGAAATAACTGTGGTGAGTGTAAGATCGGATCTAAGGTGACGATCACCCAAGATATGGTAACTGGTAGGCCGTTCACGTCCACTGACTCTCAAGCTTCAGCCGATGCCATGGCCATGACAGCCGTACAAGCACAAGGACAGGCTTTGGCTAACACCAATGGTACTTGTTCTAACGCTACTATGTATACTGGTAGGGCTAGCTTCGAGTTTACGAAGAGTAATTGCGGTGTTAATCAGGTAGGTGATCCGTTCACCGTGACACAAGATATGGTGGAAGGTCATCCGTTCCAGTCTTGCGTATCGCAGGATGAGGCTAACTTGGTGGCTATGGCAGCAGTAATGAATCAAGGCCAGTCTGTAGCTGACAGCCGTGGTACTTGCCATGAGGCTCCTAAGTATACCGGCCATTATAGCGAGGCGTTTGAGAAGAATAATTGTCCGTCAGGATTGATCCCGTCATCCGTAACCGTTACGGAGGCCGACGTCACGGGTGGACCGTTCTACTCATACGAGAGCCAGTACGCCGCCGATGAGCTTGCCAAGGCCGCTGTCAAGGCTCAAGGTCAGGCTGTTGCTAACAACCGTGGCACTTGCGACGAACTGAAGATATATGTAGGTAATTATAGCAAGGAGTTCACTCCTAAGTGTCCTACTTGTCAGTATGCCGATCCTATTACCGTAACTCCGGATCTTATGGGCCAGTTCTTTACCTCAACCCGTTCACAGGAAGAGGCTGACGCTTTGGCTAAGGCCTATATCGACAGAATGGGTCAGGCGTTCGTCAATAAGAACTACGATGATACGTGCCATACGAAGACCGAGCAACCGGTATGGGAGACTATAGGGACTGTATGTAAGGACTGTATCTCTCAGTTACATCAACGTAACACTAATACCTGTTATACTGATCCTGATAATCAAGAGCGGTATATAGCTGGTGGTAATAATACATGTTTCTGGTTTGGTACGGCATCCAAGGCCTTTACCCGTCAATGTGCGGATGGTGGAGTTGGAAGCTCTGTTACCGTAACTCAGAATGATGTTACGGATCCAAGTCCTAGCTCTGATGGTAAGTTTAAGTCATGTGTATCCCAAGCTGACGCTAACGCCAAGGCATTGGCCGCCGTGAACTCTCAGGGTCAGGCCGTGGCCAACTCGAAGGGCACTTGTACTTGGACAGGAAGCTATACCGGTCAGGTTCAGAAGAACAATTGCGCTGATGGCGGCGTAGGCGACATGGTATCCGTAAGTAGCGACAGGCTGCCGGGACATCCGTATACCTCCAACATATCTTTGGCTGACGCTAATAAGAAGGCCGAGAATGCTGTTCGTGGAGCCGATGGACAGAACTACGCCAATAAGAACGGTGGATGTACTTGGACTTACGTGGCAAGCCGTGACTTCTATAAGAACAATTGCGCCGGAAGCGGGGTTGGTCAGAGAATAACGGTGACCTCTACGCAAGCCAACGGCGGTACGCCTATCACCAGCAAGGTTTCTTTGGCTGATGCCAGGAGCAAGGCAGAGCAGATCCTAGACCAGAGAGGACAGGATTACGCTAACCAGCATGGCACTTGTGTGTGGACCGGTACTGGAAGCGCTACGTTCTATAAGGATAATTGTGGTACATGTAAACATGGTGTCGCTCTATCCGTTCCTTATAGTGCCTTAGGATTGTCAGCGTTGACATCTACCGTATCTCAGGCGGATGCCGACAGCAAGGTTCAAAACGCTTTCAAGAATGATACGGCGACTAAGACCTCCGCTCAGGCTTACGCTAACAAGAATGGTGATTGCGCCGATGACGATGATACCCCATCTTATGATGATTGGAATTATTATTGTAGGGGATGCGATTATCGTAGGAGTAGGAATCAGACCAATCCTTGTTCTTCAGCCTCAGATCAAGATGAGTTGGTTGAGTCCGATTCAAGATCTTGTGGATGCGGATGTGATAATACATACCGTATGGATAATAGCAGGTGTAATAATGGTAATAGCGAGGAGCATTATTCTAGCGAGTGTGATCCTACGGGATATTGGCGGAATGGCGGTGAGCATTGTTGTAATCCATATGACTACACTATCTATACCAATGAGGTATGTAAGGGATGTTCGGGTAGTTGTGGTGATATATGTGTTCCTGAAAGTCCTCTTAAGGTTGTTAGCGCAGGTGATTTTTGTGCTTCTTCGTCAAGTTTAGCCAGTGAACAGGCTTATAACAAGTATAAGGAGTATAAAAACGCATTACAAAATCTAGTCGATGCTAGAGTATGTCCTACGATGATATGTAATGACTATGTATCGGCTACCGCTACCAAGCAAGGTTGTCCGGCAGGTTGTACGGCTCCAACGGCTTCCGCTTATTGGATAATGGGAGGTAATAATGGAGCTTGGTGTGAGTGTGATGGTGATAAGGCCGCTCTTACCGCCGCCGCACAGGCTTCAGCTAACGCACTCGCGCAGGAAAAAGCCAACGCGAAGGAGTGTGATTGCCCGCCAACTAAAAACTGGTCAGCCAGTGCTTATGTCGATGGTAATCCTTGCAATGGCACTCCTTCGGGCACTTCAGCGCTAAGAGTAGGGGTCGAGATTACGTATAGTAATGAATGTACTACGCAGAAGAGTTTGACGGTAACAGCCTCAAGCTCAGGGACTACTATCGGGAGTAAGACAGTAACTATACCTACTGGATCAGGCACTAAAAAGGCTACTATATCTTTTGATCGTGGATATCCATGTAATTCTATCAATGTAAGCGGAAGAGCTGGTGGTCAATGTTAAGAGTCTGATATATAATAAAAAGGAGAGGCTAATTAACCTCTCCTTTTTTTTATTATGCCTCTTTAATAAGAAGCTGATATTGTTATAGATCCAGGTGGACAATCGGCGGAGAAAAACTCGGTAGAGCTAAAACTACCATTACAAGTTAAGTTAACTCTCTGGGTATGGTAATCCCCGTTAGAGCAACTAAATGTGACAGTAGCTTGTTTTGAGTTACATTCACTTCCGCTACAATTACTGCTGCTATCCTGAACCTCGTACTTGACTCCTGGTGGAGACGTGTATGTCTCTGTTATGTAAGCTGAAACCCTTCTAGTACATTCCGGCTCCGGGCAATCACACTTCTTCGCGTTGGCTTTTTCCTGCGCGAGTGCGTTAGCTGAAGCCTGTGCGGCGGCGGTAAATTGGAGCTTCATTAGTATTATTTATTTTATTATCAATTTAAATAGCTAATATTGTAACAGTAATATTAAAATATAGTGTTATGGCTTGCAGTAAGAAAAAGAAAATGGCTAATGGAGGCAAGGTCTCCGAGAAAAAGAAACCTCAACTGAAATGTGGAGGCAAGGTTAAGAAAAAGAAGTAATAACCGGAGGGGTATATCCCCTCCTCAGTATTTAGCATATGAAAAATTCAGAATTTGTATCTAGAATCATAAATGATATGAACTCCATCAATAAGGACGCTCATGTCAGTAGAAGATGGATATTGTCCATAGGCAGGCAAAAAGCAAGGTCTTATATAGCCCAGAAGTATGCTGATGGAACCTTGTTCGGCGAGGAATCGCTGTATACTCATATTAATTGCATGGAAATGGAGAGGGTTCGTAAGGTAGATTGTTGCTTTGATGAGTTTAAGTTATGCAGGATACTTATGAGATCCAAGAAAAGATTGCCCGATATGATATATACCCGTATAGGTCCGGCTATCATTAAGGTATCAAATATTATGGATGATATTATATTTACCTCCATATCATTGAGAAAATATGCGAACAATAAGGAACGTAAATACGGAAATATAGATCAATACTATTACTATGTCAATGATGGTTATATCTATATACCAGATATTAACATAGAGGCTATAAATGTTGATCTTATAACTCTCGACAGAAAAGCGGCGTTAGAGCTAGGGGGATGTGGAACGGAAAAAGATGAGCCATGTACATCTCAATGGGATTATGATTTCGTATGTCCTGATAAGCTCCTAGAATATATTGTCTCAGAGACGTTAAGAGAGACAATAACCAAATTGCAGATCCCTACGGATGAGAACCCAGATATGGATATTAATAAGAAAACACAAAAAATTCAATAAATATGAATTTAATAAGATCAATAATCAATTTCTTCGGTTTCAATGACGCCATAGTTGACGGTATAGGCGAAAGAGGGATGAGAGACAGCTCTATCATAAGATATAACGAGGTGCATGATATGTATGATAAGATTATAAAAGATCTAGGAGATATGTCAGCTTACGTATCCAAAGGTTATATCTATGATAAGATAAAGGAAAGAACAGGATTAAGCACCAGACATATTAGTAGGATATTAAATCATACCAAGAGAAAAGATCTTAGATTCATATAAATGTGTTTATCTTCTCAGTACAGGCTTCATCTAATGCTCTGGATCAGGATAAAGTCAATCCGATGGTACCTCTTACGCTAATGGCTTGGCGCAGGCCGATAGATGCGATTGTCCAAAGAATGGAACTATAGGGATAAGTGTTACGTCAAGAACCACATGTGAGTTCCAAAGTGGTATAGTTGATTATATCGGTCCAGATGTTGGATCTATCGGACTCGGCCCTGATGGAGGTACAGCAACAGTATCACCAGGAACATATTCTCTGACATTTAGTGATTGTACTTGTAGAGATGGAGGTGGATATGATCACTCATGCGTAGGAAGGGTAACTCCATGAAGTGTTACCGTATCCGCAGGTGGATCAGTAAACGCCACTGTTATAGTTGATAGTTAATAGTCAATAAAAAGGAGAAGCTAACTAACCTCTCCTTTTTATTGTATATACATTATCAGCATTGTCCACCTGTGGTACAAGCCGCATGCGCCGTTCCTGGTCTTATGCCCGCTTGAAAACACATTTTACCACTAGTAGATCCACTACCAGTACCTATCGTAATCGTAGTACTGGTGGTCATCTCCATACCCGTGGAGGTATTCGCTTCCGCTCCTCCTGTCACTGTTATGGTTTTGCTGGAACCACACGGGTTACTGTATTCCACAGTAAAGTTAATACAACTTCCGCTTTCACTGTAGTCTACCACGTTGGCGCTCCACGTTTGTGGGCAATCACACTCCTTCGCGTTGGCTTTTTCCTGCGCGAGTGCGTTAGCTGAAGCCTGTGCGGCGGCGGTAAGAGCGGCCTTATCACCATCACACTCACACCAAAACTTATCAAATATTTCTTGAATAAGGATGAAATTATTATATTTGCGACATGAAAACAAAGTCATTTAAAATACTTGATCAGTACTTTCTTCGGTTTTATAGATCTATTATGTCTAAGAACGGCAAGAGAAGGAAACATACGATCGTGGACAAGAATGATATTCTCGAATGTCAGTCCTTGATATGGAAGGTCATACGTGATAAGTATCTGGATAATGAGGGTGGGGTTTATATAAACAACATCGGTTATCTGTGCCATAAGATCAATCCTAATCGTAAGATATATCTAAATAAGCTTACCGGTACTATTAACAGACGTGGAACTGGTGGATATTCTTATGTCCATACATGTATTGATTTTATGCCTCGGAACAAGTATTTCCATCTCTATGTTTCTCCGGCGTTGAATAAGGAGTGTAGATTGGCTATGGAATCAGGTAGGAGGTATAAGTTCTTGTACCGGGAGGTTGAGTCGGAGAGTAAGGTATTTGGAGTTAAATGGGTTTATAAGCTGTAGAAGTTTTTGTGATCCAGTTAGCCCGTGAGGGTAGACTGGATTTTTTTTGTATCACGGATTCAAATACATATCTTTGTGCAAAAGACTTAAATATGACTATAAAAGGGCTATTGGCCGAGATCAAGGCCGATTTACATAAATACGATGATAGCGGGGCTATAGATACCTCGTCTGTTTATAGGTGGGCTGAGATCGCCTTGAAAAGGTTCGGGGGTGTTATAGCGGTCATGTCAGAGGCGGTTGTCAAGACCAGTAATAAACAGGCGGTATTGCCTTCCGATTTTTTCGACATGCTTGACGCTTATAGATGTGAGCCTCTGGTTTGCGAGATACCGGGCGGCGACAAGGCTAAGGCTGACCTCCAACACGAGATCGGCTGGGTCGAGCGCACCGAGCGCGGTTTCCGTTGGAACTCCTGCACCGAGTGCTGTAAGGAGGAGTTTGAGAAGACGATCACGGAGAAGATATATATCGGGTCTCACGAGGTTCGTTTCCATTATCATCATCCCGTAAGGTTATCCATAGGTCGTGGGTTGAGGCGTGATTGCGCCGCCGACAAGTATCGGGATAAGTACGATTGGGATAATTATGATATAACTATATCTGGCAATACTATGTATACCGGGTTTGATGGATTTATTTATATCATATATCGTGCTACGCCTAAGGACGATGACGGTCTCCCATATATACCTGAAACGGCGTTAGGATACCTTGAGGATTATGTTGAGACGTATATTAAGATGAAGATCTTCGAGAACGCCGCCGTGAACGGTTTGGTACAGGGCGCTGGTGACGCTTATAAGCTATACGCCCAACAGGAGCCGGGTAAGTTCGCTAGGGCCATGAAAGAGCTTAAGATGTCGATGATTACATTAAATGATTATCGGGAGCTGGCTGAGGATAATAGGAGAAGGATGTTGTCTTATGAGCGGATGTGGCCTAATGCTTTTGATAAGTATATCAAATTTATTTAGTTGCGGGGGAGGGAATCGAACCCTCGATCTTTAGGTTATGAGCCTAATGAGATACCTCTTCTCCACCCCGCGATTATGACGCGAATATACGTTTTTAAAAAGAAAAAAAGATAATATGGCAAAGAAAAATGATTGGATACATTTAGATAAGACAAGTGGTACTGGTCCTGCTGAGGTTAAGGTTACCGCTGATATCAATGAGACTGGTGAGATACGTCAGGTAACGTATAAGGTTATAAAAGAGGGAACCAAGGAGGAGAAGACGTTCGTGTGCAGGCAGGAGTCCGTCCCGGTGGTGATCATCCCGGAGTTCGATTACCTTGTGCTTAGGTATATCTGGGCTGACGAGGACGGCATTGACTTTGACACGGCTACCGGTTTCGATAACACCGGCCTCCCGGATGTTGACGGCAAGCTGGTTGGTTGGAGTAAACAGTACCAGACCACGCAGGAACGGGTAGGTGATTATCTCATCCATGGTGGTGATAACATGGAATCGGGTAATGAGGCAGCTTTGATCCAGATGGGACCGTTGTTGGATGGCGATAATTATGATAAATTACCTCTTGAGATCAGATGCAGTATATACGGTAACTGGTATGGTGGTCGTGAGAAAGGTAATATCACTATCAAATTCACGGCATATAAGGGCGGTTCTATGGAGAAACGTGGATATGATTTTGTCAATATCGGAGGCGAGGAGGTTTATACCGGTGATGCCCCTACCAACGTATCTGCCCATGGTGAGGATAATTGGCAGGATATAAGAACCTCGTATTCTAAGGTAGGCACGATGATTTATAACAAGGAGTCTCGTGACTGTATTGTAAGAATAGGTGAATAGATTTTTCTTCATAATATAAACACATCGGCTCTCTTGTCCGTGAGGATGGGGGAGTTTTTATTTTTTTAGGGTGATCATATACAACTTTACACCACAAACATACCGAATTATTTTTATATATAAATAATAATCTATATATTTGTGTTATGAGATTGGTCGAACAACATATAATCAAGCAAAGTTCGGTGTATTATAATGAGCTTCAAGATATGTTGCATAAGTGTAAAAAACTTATACAACAAAGGGTTGTATGTTGTTCGTCAATATTATTTCCGGTATAAGGATGATAATACTGTTAAATACAAATACCTCAACTACTACTCCCTTGAAAAGAAGTTGAGAACAGAAGATGACGTTGATTATCGTGCTTTACCGTCACCGGTAGCCCAACAGGTATTGATGATGGTTGACCGGAATTTCAAATCTTTCTTCAATCTTCTTAATAAGAAAAACAGGGGTGAGTATTCTGAGAAAGTAAGAATACCTAAGTATCTTGATAAAGATGGGATGTTTATTGCTGTTTTCCCAACAACAGCCTTTTCTCAGAAATGGATAAAGCAAGGCATTATTAAGTTACCAAAACAATTCTCTTTTACCACAAGGACTAATAAACAGAATATCCAACAACTCAGGTTCGTCCCTAAGAATGGATATATTATGCTTGAGATTGTGTATAATAAGAAAGAGAAAGATCTTATGTCTGATAACGGTAATTACCTTGGTATTGACCTAGGGCTTAATAATCTTGCATCTTGTGTTTCAAGTAATGGTTCTTGTTTTATCATCAACGGTAGACCCCTGAAGTCTATCAACCAGTATTATAATAAAAGACTAGCATATTTAAAATCTAAATTAAAAGGCAATAAACAAGTATCAAGGCAAATAAGGTCATTAACCAACAAAAGGAATAACAAGATCAAGGATTATCTACATAAAGCCAGTAGGGTATTGGTTAATCACGTAGTCTCCAACGGTATTAATACGATCGTAATTGGTCATAACAGATGCTGGAAACAAGAGATCAATATCGGAAAGCGGAATAATCAGAACTTTGTTTCTATTCCTTTTAATATGTTTATCTCAATGATATCATATAAGGCTACACTTGAGGGTATTAATGTTAAGATCGTTGAGGAATCCTATACCTCGAAATGTAGTTTCTTGGATAACGAGAAGATTTGCAAGCATGAGGAATATGCCGGAAGACGTATCAAACGAGGATTGTTCAAGACATCTTCAGGCAATATTATTAACGCCGATATCAACGCTGCATTTAACATCATTAGAAAATCGGCAAAAGAAGCCTTTGATGTAAGTACCTTACCAGAAGGTAGAGGGTTTTGGTGGAACCCGGTACGGATTTCCGTATAAATATATATCATTTTACGATTTTAGCGTAAAGTGATATATAATCACCTAAGAGATGATGATTTCGATGGTCTTGTAGATAAGGCGTTGGATTTTGTCATGGAAGGCGTTTCTATACCTAAGGCTCCGGCCAAGGATACCACCATGAGTGACATATCAAAGAGCGTTTTGGCCTTGGTAGCGGGTGCTGGATTAGATGAGAGGCTAAGCAAAAGCTCTTTAGAGTTAGCTTACGATAGGTGTAAGATGAGGTACGTATTCGATCCTCGAAATCGGGATATGCACGGTGTAGTCGTAGGTTATTCCAATGACTTTAATAGTCTGGTCGCTGTGTGTGATGAGGGATCGAAGAAAGGGGTGGACAAAGGATCTACTGATTTTGTGGACGTCAATGAGAGATACGTGACTAACGGGTTCTTCTACATATCCGTAGAGGACGCCGACAAGCAATCAAGCTACATGGGGAAAAATCCATAATTATTATGTTTTTGTATTTTCATTAGGGGTAAACGTTGCAAAGTGTTTAGATTTTCCTTCTGGCTTGTAAGAGTCAGAAGGATTTTCTATTTTTGTGCGATTTGAATGTTTTGCATAATACGTACAGTTTATTAGAATCCGCCACATAAGTGATTATCTGGCGGATTTGCTATATTTGCGAAAAACATAACATCGTGCAAAATAATTCTAATATAGCGGTTCCCGATTCCGGGATGAACAGGGATAAGCATCCACAGGACCTATCCCCGTCTGAATATAGTTTCGCCTTGAACGCTACCATAGAGGGTGACGATGGGAGTCAGCTTAAGATCCAGAACGAGCCTAGTACCCTTTTATGTAAGCGATTTGATGGCTATAAGGTTATTGGGTATAAGAATGATATAGCTGGTGATAACACTTATTTCTTTCTGGTGAATCCTGATAACAACACCTCTAAGATCACGTTCATGAGGTCATTGGATTATGTCAAGACCGTAGAGGATCAATTAGCGGGATCAGGGAAAGATATTCATCGTATCCTTGGCGAGAGGCTTGAGGAGTCGGATGGTCGTTTCGATGAGATATGTGATTTGATGGAGGTGTTGATAGAGGATGGGACCGATGACCCTTGTCTTAAATTTTCCATTCATCACCCGATCTTTGATATAGAGATCAAGGATGAGAAGTGTGGTAAGGTGATATACTGGACTGATGGATATAACCCCCAGCGATATGTTATGGTTGACAAGGCACTTAATCCGGATGATGATGGTGACTTCTGGTATCATTATCATGGATATAAGACATGTGGGGATGATAAGCCAATAGAGAGGTGTAGGCTGGCTTGCGAGAAGCTACTGGTATTCCCGCTGCTGACGGCCCCGTGCGTGGAGCCTGAGGTCGTGGAGTTCGGGGGAAGCCTGCGTGCCGGGACCTACCAGTTCTGCGTGGCGTTGTGCGATGAGTTCGGGATTGAGAAGACTGGATATTGCTCATTGACCAACCCAATCATGTTATTCGATCGTCAAGATATGGTTATCCGCGATGGTTTATGGGGTAAGTCAACCAACATGGGTATCCGCCTTACCGTGTCCAATATAGATAAGCAGGTATCTCATTATAAGATAGGTGTTATACAGAACACGGTTGGGTTTAATGGTGAGCAAAGCCCGGTTCTTGAGTATTTCATAGAAGGTATACATCCGATAACGGAAAGGACTATCTATTATCTTACGGATCAATATAGCGAGCGTACGACCATGGAGAAGTTATCCAAGGAAATACCGGTATATAAGACAGCCAGAGGCATGACGTCTGTCGGGAATCGTCTTCTTCAATACGGCTTGACCGTGGAGAACGAATGGAATCTTCAACCGGTCGTTAACTTCTTGGGTCATTTCGTTAAATGGCAGACATCTATAGCCACGGAGAATTTGTATAAAGACGGTGTGGCTTGCTCTAAATACGCCTCTTTCATGCGTGACGAGGTATATCCGTTGGGTATAAGATTCTTTACCAATACAGGATACAGGACGGCTAGATTCCCGCTTATCCCTCGTCCGGCCACAAGGGAGGAGATGGAGGTTATCGTTGATGAGGACGGTAACTCTGACGACCTGTCGGCTGCGTCGGTGCTGGAGAACAACCCGCAGTGCGCGGGGAACAGCCGCCGTCATCTTTGGCAGTTTAAGAATACGGCAAAGATCATAAACGACCCGTCTTGGGGATTTGATGATTTTGGAGGAGAATGCAAGAATCAGCTAGATGTCAAGCAACTCAGATATGTAGAGCAGGAATATGCCACGGTAGGAGAGACCCAATTCGTTATCAATACGATGGGGGAAGATGTTACGGTAGATGATGCTATTGATTATATCGCTGATAATATAGAGAACCTGTGTGATATCATAGAATCTAATGTAGGTATTACTGACGAGTTATGCGCTGCTATATCATTGCCGGAGGATCAAGACGGTATAAAGGCTCCCGTTTTCCCTAGTGGATGTGATGATATCGAGAGGATAGAGACCAGGACTATATTGGATAAAAACTCTTTGGTGGATTCTAGGATTGATTTTACGTATAAGCTGGCTAGTGATTATACGGAGACCGAGCCTACCACCTTAATACAAAGTAACGCCGAGTCACAAAGGAAATTCTCTGTATTGTGTGATTTCGATAATTACTCCAGTGGAGGTAAGAATATCATAGATCTGGTTCAGGAATGGCTGGATGGTCAGGATGAGGATAAATTCCCGTCTGATATAGACTCCTCCGCTTTGGTCTTGTGTCAGGATATGTCTAATGTCCGGCAGTTATATGATGAGGGTATATGTACTAATGGGTGCTCGGTAGGTGATCCTCATGTGAATCCTACTATTAACGATGTTCAACTTCCTACATTCCAAGGGGGTAGGTCATTGGGTAAGTGCACATATTTGTATCAATATCCCGGATGGGAAGGAAAGAAGCATACGGAGACGATGCTTGATCAGTTAATGGATACGATGGAGGCTTATTTCCCCCAATATGAGAGTCAGTTTGGTATCGAGAACGCCATGTGTCTTTTTGGAGATGGTGATAATTCTAAGTTCAATACCAGCATATCTACTGATTGGGAAAGTCGTGTGTCTGTGCAGAATGATATTGACGCCAAGACCAATTGGTTCGGTAGAAGCAACTTGACTTATTTCAAGTTCTATCCACATGTATCCTCATACGCCAGATGGGTGGAGTTGGATTACGAGAAATACATAAGTGGTTTATCCGATCCTGATAACGGTATTATGTATATAGAGATGATGGGTAACTATAATTATCCGATCGGCGACTCATCATCATACAATAAGGTTCGTATAACGTTTTTCTCGGACAAGGAAGGTACCGTGGCTCCTAATCCTTTGGCTAATGATGCCAAGAAAGGTGTTATAGTGAATTACGTGGATCATAAGATATTTATGATGCCAAAGTACTTGTTCTGGAATGATGACAAGACTACTTTCCATAAGATATATGTTTGCATCGAGCCTGCGGTATGCGTGTTCTTCACCGGTTTCGCCATGAGGCAGGACATGAAGGAGCTTGCCGGATTCTATACGGCCGGCACCGCCATCTTCCCCGCCCCGTTCTGTTTTGGCATTCGGCCACTGGAGGTGAAATACGTGTTCTTCTTCACGAAAGAATTGAAATTAAGGAGATTTGTTACCTATGAGGCGAAATGTATCTCATGTGGAGATAAACCCGCTGATTGCGCTCCCAGACCATATCAGTACGGTGATTTCGGATATTGGGAGTCTGCCAATAAGTATCCGGCTAATTTTGAGTTGTATGATTCAAGCAAGATCGGGATATCATCGGGAGGATCAAAGAGGAAGGATATAATAGATTCTTTGACGAAATACTATGGGTCTCCTAAATCCGTTGGGGGTAAGTCTTATTTCACCGGTAATGGGGATAACGCTGAGTACCCCAATACGTCAACCACGTTTTGTCAGAGACCTATACGTCATTACAAGTTTCCGGATAACTCTGTCGCTCCTTTCATGGGTAATCCGTCTCAACTGACCGGTCAATATGGAGTTGACTCCTATATTTATCCTATGGGGGTGATGCTTGATGACGATATCGTTAATGAGTTTCTGGATATAGCGGTAGAGAACGGTCTTATAGATAAGGCTAGAAGAGATTCTATAATAGGATATGAGTTGTATAGGGGCGATAGGACGTTGGATAAGAGCGTTATCGGGACCGGTCTGGCTTATGATATGTTTAAGTACGATGATCCCGACGGATCGGCTAACCTTTATCCTAATTACCCTTACAACGATTTGTCTGATGATATGTATATCTATAAGGATATTAATCGTGAGAAATTTATAACGCATCCGTTTAACAGGAAGGGTAATATCTGGTATTCATTCTTAAGTCCTGATATTGCCTTTAACAAGCCTGACGCTCCCACCGAGTGCCTTGTTGATGGTTATCAATTAGGTAAATCCTCAGGTATATTCAGGGAGGTGGAGGATCACCCTAAATGGACGATATTAGGGAGTAAGGCTTACAGTATGGCAACATCATTGGCTACGGTGGAGGCTATGGCTAATTTAATATCCGCTATAGCTGAGTATACATATCAGTCGGCTTCACAGCAATATGTCGGTGGAGGTGTGTTCTTTTTAGCCAACCCTGTCGGCATAGCGCTGACGGCTATCCGTCTGGCTACAGGTATCGCCAAGGCCACAGCCCAGTCCGTGGTGGATATAGGCAAGTATAGGTATCAGTGGTTAACGGCATTGATAGATAGGGGACCTAGACGGAACTATGCTTATTACTATACTTCTGTCGCTCATTATAATTTATTTTACCAAAAAATAGGGGAGTCAGAGTTACGTGGATTGTCAACGGCTAAATATATCAAGAGCGGGTTATATCCGGTAACAGATATCTCTTCGCAAGGGGAGACCGTAGGCGGTAAGCCTATTATCATAAACAACCTCGATCGTGAGCATTCATTGTTCATGTCATTTGGTATGGATAAGTATATGCTTGAATATCCGGAGTTGGTTTCAAGTTACGATACCAGCCGTATTCAGGATGAGTGTAATATTCGTAACGATGAGGTGGCTGGTATGACGCCTCATTTTATGACACGTGAATCTTTCGTATCCTGCCCCTATATGAGGATAAAGAAATATTCTCCGGCTCAATACGGGCAGATAGAGGATATCAGGTGGGTATCGTTAGGTGGTTGCGGGTTGATGGATAAGGATAAGCGTAAACCTGTTTTTGGAGGTGATGTATTTATATCAAGATTCTCGCTTAAGAGGAAGATGCCTATGTTTTATTTGACTCAGTTCGGTCAGGGGGACATGATACCATTCCCTTATTATGATTATCGGAACATCGGGTATCCCCGTTATTTCGTTAATTACGATACCGGGGAGGATTATCTTAACAAGACCGATACGGATACCGGATCGCTATACTCTTTCCCTAGCCGGAAGAGCGCTTATGAGATGGTTTGCAAGACCGGAGATATGTATCTTAGCGGTCGTTTCTTCCTATATTTCTATGGCATACCTCAGTTTCTTGTGGAGTCTGAGATCAATTGCAATTTCCGTATAGCCGGCCCTGAGCCTTACGAGGGGTTCTATCCGGAGGTGGGGGATTATATATCATGGACTCAGGAGCGTAATGTCCCTATATCAAGGAGTAATGTGTTTAAGATGAGTCCTGTGTATAAGAATCGATTTACGTTAGGTGGCAGGTCATTACCAGAGACGTATGATAGCAATTTTTGGGACTGCGCTTACCAAAGACCCAACGGCGTCATATGGAGCACCGCCGACGTGTCGGAGAACGGCATGACCGATCCTTGGCTGTCGTACAAGCCTATGGATTACCATGAGTTCAAGACCTCGTTCGGAAAGCTTATAAGCATGAAGGGAATAGAGTCGGATCAAATACTAGCTCGCTTCGAGAATCAGGTAGGACTATATAACGCTATAGACGTGCTGGCAGAAAGAATATCCCCGGAGAATAGCGAGCTAGGGACAGGTGGGCTTTTCGCCTCTCGTGGCATTGAGTATAATAATACGACGTTAGGATATTCCGGGACCCAGAGTCGGGATATGATCAGTTGCGAGTTTGGGCATTTTTGGGTCGATTTAAGGCGTGGTCAGGTGTTTAAGGTAGATTCTAATGGTAGGAATCTTACGGAGGTCACACCGGGGCTTAGAAACTGGTTTAAGGAGCATCTTCAGATGAAGATCATCCGTAGCCGGATATATAACGCTGATACGGACGCTGAGTTGTCTTATTATGATATTGATAACAAGTTTTTTGGTATAGGGTTGTCCATGGGTTGGGATAATAGGTTTAAGAGGGTTCTGATAACCAAGAAAGATTATATACCGGTAGGGAATCCGAGCGAGTACCAATTCCGTGGCGGCCGGTTCTACAGGAACGGACAGGCGGTGGAGTTGCAGGACACCAGCCATTTCACGGACGTCTCGTTCACCGTTGGGTATAACTGCCTGAAGGGTGAGTGGAAATCATATTTATCCTACACCCCTGATTATTATATCGAGCACCAGCATTATTTCCAGTCCGGAAAGAACTACTCAAGTGAAAGTCAGGAGATAGGTTTATGGTCTCATGGTTTGACCAACCAATCGTATCAAGTATTTTATGGTAAGCTATATCCGTTTGTTATAGAGGTTCCGGTACGTGAGCAGTACGTGAATAAGATCCTCACCAACTACCAATATCGGATGGATGCCAGAAGATATCAGGATGAGGTTAATTACCAAATTCTTAGGACTACTGGATTTAATAAGGCATGGTTTTATAATGATACCAACAACAGCGGTGAGCTTCGGATGGTTATCGCCGACAAGAACGATATGAGCCAGCGGTTAAGGTATCCTGTAACCAATGACGATAGCCGTGAGATACTGGTGACGGAGGTTGATCAGAAGATAAATATAAATGACTATTTTAACGAGGTCAAAGACGATACGAACAATCTTCCGATATGGGTTAAGGATGTGAATGACATTGACCGTAAGATCGACCCCAGGGCTGTCGATTATCATCGGAGGTGGCGGGATCGTCTTCGTGGCGATTGGTTCTTGGCTAGGTTCGTGAATGACATTGAGAGCCGGTTCAAGATGATAGTACGTTGGTTTAGCAACGATGAGAAAGTTTATTGAGGTGATTATATACCTTTAAATATTTGATGTTATGGCAGCAGGGAAAACTAGCAGTAAAAAGAAGGGCAAATGCCCGAAATCAGGATGTATCAAGAAAGTAGGGAGTGATTGGCGAGTGGTCAGTAACAAGACCGGTAAATTATGGCCGGCTAAGTACAAGTCTAAGGAGAAAGCTAAAGGAGCCTTGGCTGCTTATCACATGCATTAGCGTATAAACGGGTACATGATTTATTATGTGCCCGTTTCGTGTTTTTAGGCTTATGATATTATGGTTATCTTTGTGAAAAACGTAATATATGTCTAAGAAGAATAAACCGGAGGAAATCCCATCGTGGATAAAGGATTTATATAAGGAGGATCTTAACCGGGTTGTCAATGGCGAGCGTCCTATGTATTTCAGAGGTATGGATGATAGTCCTTTGAGAAACGTGTCCCCGGAGTTTGATATCCTTAGCGGAGGAGCCGCAGTTAAAGGCATGAATGGGATAAGAGGTACGTTGTCCCCGTTGAATAACGGTATGGGTAATTATAATTTCAGCCTCAGGGGTATAAATAAGAAGATAGGTGAGCTGGTTGATGAGGCGGGATTATATCTACCTGAGAAATTAAGACCTGTATATCGGACTGTGGTGGATGCTATGTCGAGTTCCAAGGATAAGGGGTTGGGTCATATCACGCAGCCGTTGGCCAACGCCCTATACCCAGCGGACGAGCGGCGGAACCGGCGCATGGACGGGGAGCATCCCGTTGGTTACGTGGATGCCATAGACGGTATATGGCCCAGAGAGAAATATGGGCTATGGGGAGAGAAGATGGATAAGAAAAAAGGGGGTGGATATGTGGCTTCAAGGGATAACACCTCCGTTGGATCTAGTGGCATAAATCTTAATACTGAATATGGTAAGAAGATAAATGATGGAGTTGACATTACCGAGATTATAGCTGGAGGTATCCCTATTATCGGGGATGTTATGGATGTGAGAGATTTTGTGGAGTCATCGAAGGCTGGGGATGGTTTAGGAATGACATTATCAGCTTTAGGGCTATTCCCGGTATTAGGTGAATTTTTTTCTTTCGCTAATAAAGTAAAGAAGATTCCTCTGCCAGAAGATAAACGTAAATTGTATGATTTTCTTGTAGATAATGATCTTGTGGATAAATATGTTCATGATGAACCTTTGGTTAGGGATTTTTTTAACAAGGATGTTCATGATAGAATTTCAAGGAATTATAACAATCTCCCTGATTCTTATAAGGCGGCTGTGGATTTGATGATTGATAATGGTGTTGATCTCCAAAATATAAATGATGTGTCTAACAAGCATATTAAGGATAAGATAGATTCTATGCTTGATGATAATGGGAAACGGTTGGAAGAAGCTTACAATCTAAGGGTATCGGCGGATTCTGATTTCGATGATTTTAGATATGAGGTATCCTCCGCTTTGGATAATAGTAATGCTAAAGGGTTTTATACTAGTAAATACAATAAGGTTGTTACTAGGAGCGATGAGAGTTTATCTAACCTATCTCATGAGTTTAGGCATAAATATGATTCAAGTAATAATTATAATAAGATTTATTTATCCGAAAATGATAAGTCATTATTAAAAGACGCTTATAGGGCTGACCCAAACTCATCAAGTAATGAGATATCAGAGAAAATAGCTTTTAATACTCAAGCTAGATTTCGCTTGTGGAATAAATTTTATAATACATATGGAAGGACTCCATCTATTGATGACCTTGATAAGTATATCGATAGTATGGATGAGATTGATGTGTACAACCTTGTGAGTGGTATAGGTAGCAATTATGCTGAAGATTATTCCAAGAACATGTTTGGAGCTACGGGAAAGGTATTGAAAGAATCATCGGATAAAATAAAAAAAGCCATTAAAAATGTTCCTGCTATTTTGCCGGCGGCTATAGTTGGTAAGATGTTGATGGATGATGATAAGGAGAAGAAAGATAAGGGAGGGGCCGTAAGCACAGGTAGGGCTTATGGAGATGGTAAATATGTAATTGATCCTGACAGATCAGAGGATAATAAGATGGTTGTGTATGATGAGATATGGGATTATCTGACCGATAAGAAGGGAATACCACAAACGCAAGCTATCGGTATCCTGTCGAACATCGCCGCCGAGTCCGGAGGGGACACCGAAGCCCTAGGAGTCGCCGGTGATTTTGGCATCCAACAATGGCTTGGACCGAGGAAGAAGGAGCTACAGCGCAGGTATGGGAAGAAACCGACATTGACACAGCAGTTGGATTATCTCGTGGATGAGTATCAAGGCAAGGTCCCGGGGTTAGGTTGGAATTACATCAATCAAGGAAAGTTTTTTGACAAGGACGCTCAAGGTAATGTATATAATTACTATATGTATTCTAAATCCGATTTCGATAACGCCACGAATTATAAGGACGCTACCGTAGCATGGAATCAAGGATACGGAAGACCCCTTGGATCGACCTTAAGAAATGAGAAGAGATTTGAGTTCGCTGATATGTTCGCTAATAGGTATGGTGTCCCGGAGAACGAGCCAATGAGATACGAGTTCGGGCAGCGGGATTCGGGCACGGGGGACGGAGGTCAGCAGCCTATACCTGAGACGGTAGCCCCTGCCGATCCTTCTTTGGCTTCCCGTCCTGCCGTTGATAGCTGGTGGGAGAAAGAAGGTCAAGACCTATTATATAAGATGCTAGCTCAATCAGGCGCCAACAGGAAAGCTATAGAGGATATCGCTAATAACATCAAGAACGATCCCCAATCAGAGGCGCAGATAGCGGAAGCTGAGCGTATGCGTAGGGAGCAGGCGAAAAGGCAGTTGGTGCTTAATATGATACCGGGGTTGATGCTGAATATAAAGGGTATGAGCAGAACCCAGAATTAATGCTATATTTGCGAAGTAATTAAACGTTTTAGATATGAAAAGATTGTTATTTTTATTTGCTATGTTATTGACGCCATTCGCTTTGATGGCGCAAGAGGTAATCCCATCAGAAGGGCCTATTACTATTGATCTGACTACCTTTACCGGAATCATGGCTTTCGTCACGATGTCAGCCACTCAGCTAGCTAAGGTGGTTCCGTATATCGACACCCATAAGTGGGCTAAGATCCTATCGGCTGTAGTTATCGGCATGCTGGTATGTATCATGGCTTGGGTTCTTCAGGTATCCCCGTTGTTAGTAGGGAGTGAATGGTGGGAAGCTCTGTTGTATGGGGTGGCTGTCGGGCTTAGCGCTGCTGGCTTCTATGACTTGGTGAAAGCGATAGGTTCGTTATTTGTGAAAAGGATCTAGCATCTTGTAATTATTTGAGATATGTAAAATTTCAAGATTTTATTATCTATAATATAAGCTATTATATTTTGTAATAATATTAGTATTGCTTATATTTGTGCGCCTACCTACTCATCACGAGCGGATAGGCGCATTTATTAATTTAAAACTTTTGGTAAAGGTATGAAAAGTAATTTGATTTTATCATCAGAGAGTAGGGAATTATTAGGTAGGAACATTTCTGTTATGTCCAAGGACGGGTTTGTATGCATAACGGAAGTTATGGAAGCCTTGAATGAAAAACGTAAATCTATGGGGTTGGAGTCTAGAAGGCTTGATCATTTGTTTGCTACTAATGGATTTCAGGAAAAGATGAAAGCTCTTGTTAGGGAGCTGAGTATTAATGATATATGTAATGTAAGAAATCTTACGGTACAAAACCATGAATTGAAAATCAATAAGATAACCGATCTCAAGAAATACGGAATGGCTTACCGAAGAGGAAAGGGGGAGGGTCAGAAATGGTATGTAAATCCGTATTTTTTTGTTATGGTAGCATTGGAATTGGATCCAGAGATATACGCCAAGGTGATAATATGGTTGCATGATGGATTCATAGAGGACAGGAATGCCGCTGGCGAGGCTTATATCAAGATGAGTTCGGCCGTCGCCATGTTGGTTAGTGACAAGGGTCAGTTGTCTGATAAGATATCAAGGGTAGCTAAGGCTATTAATTTTATCGTCTTTAACAAGCATGAGAGTGGGATAAGGAATACGGCTACAAAGAATCAGTTAAACGACATAGTAGCTGTAGAGAATGTTATCACCGGGGTTATAGATGGTGGTTTTATAGATACTTATGATAAACTTATAGATTATCTTGGTCATGAGTGGAAAAAGAAATGGGGCAATCCTGTTATGTCTTTAAAGGATTAGTATTAAAGAGACTCGTCATTGTAAAATGATGAGTCTCTGTTTTTTTAAATTATCTTTGTGTCAGAACGAAATTAATTTGATATGGGCAAATATGTAATCAAGAGGAAGATACCTAAATATCAAGAAGCCGGTGAAGTCGGTTCATATATGCTTGGCAATATGGATGGTATACAGGGGTTAGGTATAGAACCTTTGGTAAATACCAACCAAGGATTACCCGCATCGGTCAATCCGTTAGGAATATATTCTATGGATACGCCTGACCGGTTGAGGAATAAATATGATACCGCTTTTGATCAGAAGGATATGTTTCCGGCTAGTTTCAAGGGTAGTTTGCAACGTATAGCTGAGAATTATCAGGACAATGCTATTACATTTAATAATGTGACTGTTAATGATGTTGATAAGTCTAAGACCGGTTCAGGCGAGACGGATGTTTTTGATTTTACCACCATCCCTTACTATGGCGCTGATGATATAGGGTCTAGATTCACTCAGATGGGTCGTGGTATAGGGCGTATGAGAAGTGAGGGATATGGAGATTTATCCACTGGGGCTAAAACAGCTAATACGATAACCACCATAGCCTCAGGAATTAGTGGTATCATGGGATTGGCTCGTAACGTGGTTTCTGGGATAGCGTCAGAGAAAGGTACTCGTACTAATATCAGGTTGGCTCAGGAGCGTGAGGCCAGACAAAGAAGGCAATCCCAGATGCAGTACAAGGATGGTGGGGGTGTTTATCTAGGGCCTAATAATAGGTTCGATAGCGGAAGCCTTACCGGTGAGTACCTGTATCCGTTACCTAAGTCAATGGAAGATCAAGCCAATGTGGAGATCGAGAAAGGTGAGTACGTGACGCAGCCCGGGGAGGCGCCGATGGAGGCTATGGGGCAGAAGCACGCCGATGGTGGAACCCCCGTTTTCTTGGAGGAAGGTACGAAGGTTATCACCGATGATACCACCATAGAGTCGGATTTCGCTAAATACATTAGGGATACGTATGGTATTAAGGCTACACCAAAGGATACGTACGCCACGTTAATGGATAGGTATAAGGCTAAGATCGGTCTTAAATCGGCTTACGATGATCAGAAAAAGGCGCTGGAGAAGCTGAAGAAAAACGATAAGATAGATGACGAGAATACAAGGCGTTTAAACGCCTCCATATTATCTAAGGCTATAAATGATAGTAACGATACCGTTAATGGCTTAGAGGGAAGATTTACGGATTTCGCTAATGTTATATACAAGGAACAGGAAGACCGGAAGATGAAGAAGGATGAGGATACGTATTTCGCCAAGGGTGGTGAGATAGATAACATCATATCCAGATCCATGAAAGAATACGGTCTTACGGAGGAGGATATAGCCGAGGCTAAGAAAGAGTTGCTTAATAAAGTGGCTGGTATTCGTCAAAAGATGGAGATAGGAGGCACGTCTTTGTTCGGTCGTAAATTAACTTTCCGTCCGATCGAGAATAGGTTCAACAATGATCCTAACTATTTCGGTTATCAGCGCCAAGGGGCCGATGGCTCTTATGGAGGCATTAATACGGATGAGAGGTTGAATTATTATAAGACATTCAATCCGGTCGCTTACGATGCTTATATGGGAGCTTCAGAGGGCGCTAGGGCTAGGGCATTGCAAGACGCTATCTACGGTCAGACAAGTAGCTGGATGGGCTTGGCTACGGCAGAGAACCCGATCATCGCCAACGCCGAGGCGCTTCGGGATTACACGACGCTCGTTTCCTTTGGTGGTGAGGATAGTCAAGGTAATTACCCGGAAGACAAGAAAGCCGCATATCATGATAGGATGAGAGATAATAAATTAGGCTTGTTTACCACATCTCGTCCTATGATCGGTTTGGATGTCGTTACAGAGGAACAACATAAGGCTCTTAATGATGCCGGTATCACCCATTTTAGCCAACTATTCTCTGACAAGAACAAGGATGTCGTTAATAAGATACTTGGGGAGGATATGCTTAAGATGCAGGCATTGAGATCCATGAAAGGAATGGAAGGTCTTGATTTTATACTTGACCCTCATAAGGTGGCTCCCGGTCCTATGGATATAGGTGATGTGGAGAATCCTGATGTTAAGCTGGATATGCCTGAGCTGATTGATTCTAATACACTTCCTAAAACCAATACAAATGCCGGTAAGTCGAACAGCGGCAATGGAGGCAGGAATATAGTGGGTGGCGGTCTTGACTTCCCCGAGGTATTTAGGATGACCCCGGGAGCCGTGACAACGGAAGGTCTGGAAAGGCATTACGCTCCTACCGTGGATCCGGTGTTGAGATCGGCTGATCAGTATATGGTTGAGGCTAATCGTGCTTTCCAATCACAATTGGATCAGATGGGTAATGTCCCGGATTCCCAGAGAGGGGCTTTATCTTCCAATTTACAGGCTATCATGAGTTCCAATATAGGTAAGTATATAAATGAGGTAGAACAAGGAAATGTGGCTCAAAGGACTTGGGCTGATAATGTCAATTCTCAATCATGGGCGAATACTTACGACAAGAACATAGCCCAACGTCAAGCTTATCAACAACGGATATTGCAGGGATTGGCTAAAAATGACGAGAACTGGGCTAGGTATTTCGATAGCGTCAATGATGAGATTCAGCAGAAGTGGAATACGGCTACGACCATGAATACATTAAGATCTATATTCGGGGATGTAAAGATCGGTCCTAATGGGCAGCTGATCGCTGATCCTCAAGGGGATATATTGAGTTATAGGAGATTATATCCCGCTCAGGAAGTAACTAAAGGCAAGAAAGGATAAAGGATGGCTTCACAATATAGTATATTAAGGAATTACGGCAAGTACGTATCACCCTACAACATGGATGTCATGATGCAGGGTATGGGATACATGCAGCAGAAGATAGATACCAATCGGCAGGCTATAAACGAGTATGCTGATTATATTATCAATTCTGACATTATAAAACCTCAGGATAGGGAATATCTTCAGAATAGGTTAAATGGATTGATACAGGACGTGAATAACGTGTATCGTAAATCTAATCTGGCTTATGATGGTATAGCCAGAAGTATACAGGCTCGTCTTGGAGAGGCTCTGGATACCCGTGTGTTGAATGCCATTGCCGGCACTAGGGAGATCCGGTCGTTTAGTGAGAAGATGGAGGATATGAAATTGAATAATCCTAAGATGTATAGTCCTATAAACGAGGCTGAGGCTTTCGCCGATGCCGTGGCTTGGATGAATGACGGTCAGGTAGGGACACGTCTTAATCCTATACATTATACCCCTTATACGGATTATCACGCTGAGATTGATGAGAAGATGAAGAATTTCATCTCCCTTAACAAGGGGAAGAAAGTCAATGTGCCGGTAGTTGACGCCAATGGTAACAGGACGGGGGAGATGCGTGAGATGTACATAGATGAAATGAGCTACGCTCAGGCCAGGGATATAGCTATGGCTTCCATATCTGAGAACGGTAAGGCCCAGATGCAGTTAGAGGGAAGATATATGGCTAGAACGAATCCTGACTTATTTAATGTTCAAAGCACCTCAGATTTCCTTAAAGGGTATATTGATGATTTCAGTGTCAAGGAAGAATCCATACGAGCCAAGCTAAAGGGCGTTGGCAATGACAAGGCCAAGAGGGCTAAGTTGGAGTCGGAGCTGGCGGATATTATCAAGCAGAGAAATGATTTCGTGGAGGATGCCGAGGGCGTTATCGGTAGCAACTACAGCCCGGAGCGAGCCGGCATGTTCATGGTACGACAGCAGTTCCTTCGTGGCGTCGGGCTGAGATGGTCTTATAATAACTCATATGAGACGCTGGGCGTAGATGAGTATTACTTTAAGGCTAACCAACAGATGATGGAAAGAGCTAGGTTTAACGAGACAAAGAGGCATAATCTGGCTATGGAGAAAGCCGCTTTAATGAAAGCCAGTAAATCGGGTGAATCCGGTGGTGATGGTGGTGGTAATAATACTGTTGGGCCTACGGTGGTTACGAAGAGCGATAATCTTGATGACGTGAATATAAGTGATGAGTTCATGAACGGATTTACGGCTAATGAGAAGGCTGTTAATGCTGGTATGAATAGCTTTGTTAAATCACTATCAGATGACGCCAAGAGAAAAATTAGCGCATGGGCGTCCGATCCTGAGAATAGTAATGTTGTCAAGAATATGAGTGATGATCAAGTCATCATGACTTATTTCAAGGCTAATGGCGGGTCTACGAATACGCTTCTTGATTACAATGGCAAGGACAGCTATATAAAGCTTCTTGGGTTAAACAACCAAAGGAATAAGTATAATAGGATCAATGAGGGATTCAATAAGGCTGAGGACGCTGTCTTGGATGGAGTTGATGCTATAGTCGAGAGAGAAGCTAGATCTATTACTGGATCTGGAATTGATATTAGTTATGGATATGGGACGTTTGATCTTGGAGATATTGTAGAAGGAGGGCATTTGGCTTTTTCTCATGAAGCCATAAAAGATATATCGTTAAAAGATTGGGCCAAATTATCCGCATATAGCTCTATCCTTAGTAATAGTGTAGAATTTATTAAGATGGGTAATGACCCTACGCATCCAGTATCATATAAAGGTGTGAGTCTTGGAAGTGTTAATTCTGGAGAAGCGTCAGTAGTCCTAGGAAGAATAAATGATCTTATGGGAACCTCCTTAACATTGGATGATATACAGTTATTAGCTAATATGGGGGCTGGTCATTTTTCTACATCTGATTTATTTAAAAAGAATCTAAGTGAAGGGTTGAGTAATTATAACGAGAGGAATGCCGTTGTTGCTACAGCTATATATGATGAGATAAATAAAGAGAATGGGGATGTACTTAGGCATAAATGGAGCCGTGGCGATTTAGGAAGACTTGCTAGCGACGCTAAACGTGCCGGTGAGGATTATCTAAGACAATATCGTCATGAGTACGCTGAGCGTGAGTATATCTTCTCTGGTGATTATCCGTCTAAAAGCAAAGCTGAGTATGATTATATAAAGATTAGTGATCTATTCACTCGTGGTGGTGGTTTTATCCCCAAGGATGAGGATAATGCCAATAAGAAGATAACGTTTACTATATCTCCTATAGGTGATGGCAATTATCAGATCATTGGTAATAATGGAGGTGATGGAAGATCTGTTGTTGAGGTAAGTGAGGCAGATCTAGCCGCCAATGACCTTACTTTTTATAAGGAGGATGTAAGTATCCCATCCGAGACCTACGACTCTGGTGTTGTATCTATATCGTTTGCCAATTCAAGCGATAACGCTTATGGGAAGATGGCCAAGGCATTGCAGGTAGCTCCTGTGGCTTATGCCAGCGGAGCTAAGGATATGACAATGCCTTATATAGATATGTTTACGAATATAAATGACGGTAATATCAGGAAGAATCAGATGATGATCGCTACTGACGTGTTGTTCGATAACGCTTCTATGTACGAGTTAAGGGCTTCCGGATATAAGTATAATAATGGTTCTTCTGGGATAAATGTTGATATATATAGCAAAGGAGGGGCTAGAGAGGGTAATACCCCGTTGTATTCAATTGATCTGGATGGCGTTAACTATGCTGATGAGGTAGCAAGGAAGATCGACTTCTGCCCGCAGTATTATTTGGTCATGGCATGGCAACAGATACTTAGCAAGGAGAATGAGGTGTATTGGAGGAGCGAGGGAAGATCTACTACTGATGATTTCGAGAGCTTCATCTCGCCCATAGCTGATATGATTGATCAGGAGATAAGAAACAGGAATAACGGAAATAGTGGAAATAATGGAAACAATGGAAATCTATAATAATACCTCTAACGGAAAGGATCTTGCCGAGAAGTACAGATATCCTACCATAAACGTAGATAATATAAAGGCTATTGGTACGGATCCCTATGATATACCGGATCGTGACCTGCCTCCGGTATTGGATCCGTATTCCGCTTCCGAGAGATCAAAGTCCCAGATACCGTCATTGTCGGAGAGGATCAAGAATACTGTTAAGACAAATTATTATGATGATATGAAACATATGTCCCCATTAGGATATATGGCTTCTGATCAAAGCTATAAGGGCAGGTTTAATCTTACTGGTCCGGAGATATCGTTGGAGGATTCAAGGTATCGACTTAGTAGCGGTACTTGGATACCTAAATACGAGTCTTATATCCCTGGTGTAGATAATGACACACGTTTATCTAGGAGTCAAGGTAGGACTGAAAAATGGATGAGAGGTTTGGGAAAATTTGTAGGTAAGACTGCCCTATACGGATTAGGCGGCGTTATCCAGCCTTTTTATGGTATTTACGCCGGTGTATCCAGAGGTAATTTTAACGCTGTTTTTGATAACGATTTCACGAGATGGTTGGATGATCAGGACAAGAAGATGGATTACGGTCTTGCTCATTATTACAATCGTGAGGAGCGGGATATGAATTTCCTTCAAAGCATGACCACGGCTAATTTCTGGTCTAACGATTTTTTATCCGGTCTTGCTTTTACCGCTGGAGCCATGTTATCGTCAGCCGTATATTCCGGCGCTGGATTGATGAACTTAGCTCGTACGGGAGCTAGGGCGGGCGTGGCTTTGGCTAGGATAGGCAAAGCGGCTTCGGATACCAAGAAAGCGTTCGGCGTCTACCTTAGGGCCGCCCGTACGGGACGGAGGATAGGCAAGGGACTGGACACCCTCGCTTTCCTTGGCACATCTACCTCATGGGAAGCTTCAGTGGAAGCCAGAAGTATGTTGATGGAGGCCGAGGAGAACTTCATGCAATCTTATCGTAACGCTTATGGGAGGGAAGTCCCATATGAGGAGCTTATGAAGTTCAGGGCTGACAATGCCAATGCCGCTAATGCTGTATTCGCCGCCAACGTCGGCATATTGTCATTATCCAATATAGCTATGTTCGGTGATATGTTCGGCATGGATCTTGGCGTGGATAAGTTTATAAAACGTAATATATTTGGCGTAGGGGCTGAGAGGATGGATAACGGTATGTTAAGAACCATAACGCCAAAGAAATGGCAGAAAATAGCCGGGAATACGTTCAATATTATCAAGCGCCCAGTGTCAGAAGGTCTTTATGAGGAAGGTCTTCAGGGAGTGGCTAGCAAGTCCGCCGAGGATTGGGTAGAATCAAGATACAATCCTATGGCTATCCGTCAGAACATAGGTTATATGGAGGCTATAAAGAACGGGTTCAAGGAAACATACGGGTCTAGTCAAGGCTGGAAGGAGATCGGCATCGGTATGATTATCGGATCGGTTATGGGTGGAAAGACCTTTGGAGGTATAAAGGAATGGAGCCAAGACATGTCCCGGAACGAGGGGATGGTGGAGGCCTACAACGCCAATGCCGGCGCCTTGACCGAGGCTGCTGTCCGTGCTATTCGTGGCAGTATGGCTCTTAACGCTCAATTATCTGGCGTAGACACATCGTACGAGAGTGATGGTAGGATCATAAACAAGGATTTTAGTGACGCCGTATTCAATCGTCTCCGTTATGATTCGGAGATGGGGATGTTGGATGATACCAAGGAGAATTTCAGGACGGTAGTCGAATCTATACCTAATAGTGATATAGCGTCCGATATGAATATGACGGATGAGCAGGTCAATGAGTATAAAGCCGATCTTGTCAACGAGTTTAATAAGAAGGTGGATAATTTCATTATGGCCAACAGATTCGCCGACTCACTTACTGAGGGTATCCCGAACAGGTCTTTTAACGCCTATATCTCCAATATGGCTTATAATGGCCTTGAGGCGAAGGATAATTTGAACGATATAGCCAATCAGTTAAGAAGGATATACAATACGGATATAGGCCCCGCTCTTGATATATATTCTCGTCTTAATCCTGATTCGAGCAGGGATCTTGAAGAATTAAGGAAGCTTACGGATGATATACAGAGGATGGAGAAGAATATCTTGAGGCTTCAACAAAGTGTCGCGTCGAAGGACGCTCTTGAATCTGATAAGGCTAAGTTGGCCAAGGAGAATGATAGGCTTCTTAAATTAACAGAGGATAGGATCGCATTGGAGAGGAAATTAACTACGTTAATTAACTCAGAGGCTGATATATCTAAGTTGTTCTTAAATAGAAATGATTCAAGGATCAGTGCCGCTGATCTTATGGCGGCTTATGAGACTATAGTTGATTTTGAGAATGCCGTGTCTACCCGTGGGGTCGATAATCATAAAGAGGCCATGGCGTTGCTTAGCGAGTATCGTCATAATCTTGTGGCTTATAAGAATATAAACGAGTCTCTTCGTCGTATGCGTGACAGAAGATTCATCCGGGCGCAGGAGCGCGGGTTCATGAAGATATTATCGAACGTATGGGGTAAGACTTATGAGGAGGATGATAGCAAGTACGATTTCAGGAATACTGATAATCCTGATGCCAATGATCTTTACGCCAACGACCAAGCTATAGACAAGGCTTACCAAGATGGTCTTATAGGGGAGGATGAGGCATTTATGTTCAAGACATATAATCATATGATAGCCAGATCTATGGAGAACGAGATTAAGACCGATGAAGGTAGTATAGTCGAGAGGGTTCCTGATGATGAGGATATCATAAATCCTTCTGACGATAGAATCAATAATATAGCTATAAAGATATGGAACGGTAATGAGGATGTCTTATCTCCTAGGGAGAGACAGATATATGATAATAACAAGCCTCGTGTCGATAGTCTAGTTAACGGGTTTGGGGATAATCCTATTTCAAGGATCAATAAGGCTAGATCGATAATAGATAGATTGAAGATCCATGATAATATTTATGATAATATCAAGGACGCTGTTGATGATATTGTAGATATGAATATCAATGGTCTTGATCAGGATCAGATCAAAGAAGCTATAAAGACTTATAATGATCTTATGAATGAGGCTGACAATGGCAATGAGATTGATCAGGATAAGCTTAATGAGGCTATTGATATTATCAATAACTATTCTGATGATCCTCTTCTTCGATTCGTGGAATGGATGAGGCTGTATGATAATGGAAGTATAGCTGTCAAGGATTACGATAAATCCATACCTATGGGTGATGTCCTCACAGAGAGCGAACCCGGGACATCCACCGGCAGGACGGAAGTTAACGCCGCCCAGAACCCGGTGGTGTTGATGGCCCAGAAGAGAGAGATCGGTGGGGTCATGTATTATGAGGTTGGTGGAATGAGGCTTGACAGGTTTATGGCGGGGTCCGGGCTTAAAAGGTCTGATGCCACTGATACTGATAATGGAAGGGTGATGGATTTCACCAACGGAACCGACATATTTACTGTTATAGAGTCAGATAACCACTCAAGATGGATGATTAGCGAGGATGACGCTCAGGCTTTCGAGAACGCTACCGGTGTCATATTGGGGCGGCAGACCGCCTTATCGACCTCCAACTGGTTCATGGTGTATCGCAAGGGGCAGGATGGGTCTATTGTTCCTTATTACACGGGTGATACGTTTGGGTCTAACAACGAGTCGGTGAATCAGGAAGCAACGGCTAGCCTTCGCAAGGGTGATATGGTAAGGTTTAAGATGGATATGTCAGATCCATATACCAAGGAATTGTATGATAAATACAATAGTCTTAACGCCGTTGACCCTAATTCTGATGAGACTAAGTCGGCTTACCGAGAGCTGGTTGATAATATGGTTATTAAGATCGTGGATAGCGACGGAAATTTCGTCTCGGTGCTAAAAGCCAATGATCCAGACTCAAAAGGGAGTAACGCTGATTTAAGGAGTATGGCCTTTGAGTTGTATAGGGATAATGTGGGATCTGTCGCTGGCGAGATTGATATACCGTTCGTAGGCGCAGTCACCAGTGTTTTGCCAGGAAGACCTAATTTTAACATAAGTGATGATAATGGTACGTTGATGGTCTCCGAAAATGACTTTACCAATGAGACGGTTGGTAAGGTCGAGAGCGTAGGATATATAGAGAACGGGGAGGTTACGATGAGAGATGATATTAAGTATAATATATTCCCGTTCTGTACGGCTATCGTCAGGGACAAGTATGGTGATTATAAAAATTCATGTATCCCGGTCGTAGCTATAAAGACAGGAAATGGAAGAAATTACCTGTACCCCGTAAGATTGAAAAATCAGGATATATCACCATTCTCATCTATGATCGGATCGATGGCTGACAGAATTATAGAGGGTCTAGGTGGCGGAGTAAGTATTGATGATATAATGGATCTTAACAACGCTATAGCCAGATCCGGGCTGGATAACAAGACATATATGATTCCGTTGGCGGGAGACGTGGATGTTATCAAGAAACGGCTAAAGGATGTCAAGGAAGCCGCTAGTAAGATGCCTATGACCGCTGACGTAAGAGGATGGATAGGCGATTCTAGGACCAAGGAGGATATTTTGATGAATGACGTTACGATCAATATCGATCTTAATAACGATCCTTTCATAGCCCCTAAGTTCAGGATGAGTATTAGGAGGGATGAGACGTTCTTCGAGGATACGGAGACCCCGTTCGTCAACCCGTTCGGTTCCGAATCGGAGTTCGCCTCGCCTACGAAGGCGGCCGAGGACAAGTCTTTGGTTTCCGACGGCAACGTAGTATCCGGAGAAAATGAGGCGGAAAATCCTTGCTAAATAAATTATCTTGATTTATCTTCGCGGTGTCAGTCCATCACCTGACGAGTAAGATATTTAAAAGTTGGTCCCTGTCGGGTGTGTGATGGCCCCGGTGGGGACTCTTTATATTATGCAGTTAGATAGTTTTTTACACCGTAAAATTATGCAAGACCTACGCATCCAGCGAGTGAAGGTCTTGATGATGTTATACACCAGTCATTATTTTGTCAATAACAGACAAAGGCAGTTGCTCGACCATACATACGCTTTAAGTAGAAGTCAGGCTTTCGATTATATGACGGAGTTCAATGAAAGACTTAGTGATAAGATAGGTATAGAATGTACGATGGATATTCTTCTGCCTACCGATGATGATAATGCTAATATCATAATCGAGTACAATGGCATCATTAAGAAGTTGATGAGGGAAGCCGAGAAGCTGGAACTTGACACTGACGCTATTAAGAATATGATGCGCGATCTACTTAATGAGTTGAAAGATGATGTTGATCTTAATATCTTGATATTTGACGTAACCCAGTTACTTATAAAATACAATCTATTTAGGTTGGATGCCATAACCGAGCAGGAGTTTAAGAACTCTTTTGTCAGAATGGATAGCAGGAATATGGAGATAAAGAAACTAACTTTATCTGATATCAAGAAGGTGGTGGAGATGATAGAGACCAGATATAATCGCTTTGTATGGTGAGAGAAGATAAATGAGAGTCATTGGTGGAGTAATATCTGCAATAATATATAAAACGTTAAACAATGTTTGAGTTTTATATATCCAGTTTACTGGCCGGGTATTAGCCTAAGTCTTGAAATAAAGACTACGTTATTGGAGAATATATAGTTACCTACGGATGTTTATCCAAGTCCGTAGCTCTAAGGTAGGTGATTAAACAGGGATTGTATTTGGGTTCCGGTGTTGCCTGTACAAAACATGTCGGTTTATCAGCTACAACAAAAAGCAAGGAACTTTACGCTAGTGAGGTTATTCTAAGAAGTGATGTTGTTGATCTTCTATCAACAAGAAGGGAATTGAGGAAGATTAGAAGGTACAGATTGAGATATAGAAAGCCAAGATTCATGAATAGGATTAAATCAAAGAAGAGAGGATGGATCGCTCCATCAATCCGGCAGAAGATTGATTCTCATATTAGGATTATCGGTTTTGTATATTCTATACTACCTGTCTCAAAACTGATTATTGAGGTTGCCCAATTTGATACTCAAAAGATCAAGAATCCAGAGATATCAGGTAAAGAGTATCAGGAAGGTGAACAATTAGGATTTTGGAATGTAAGGGAGTATGTCTTGGCAAGGGATGAGCATAAATGCCAACATTGTAAAGGAAAATCAAAAGATCCTGTCCTTAATGTCCATCATATTGAGTCACGCAAGACTGGAGGAGATTCACCTTCTAATTTGATAACATTGTGTAAGACTTGCCATAAGGAGTTTCATAAAGGAAATATCAAATTGAAAGTAAACAGAGGTGAGTCGCTTCGTGACGCTGCGGTTATGAGTATCATGAAATGGGAGTTATACGATGAGTTAAAATCTTTGTATCCAAACGTAAAAATGACTTTCGGATACATAACAAAATATAATCGTATAAATCACGGGATTGAAAAATCCCATGTATCCGACGCTTTTGTGATTTCAAGGAATTTTGACTCCGAGAGACTTGGATATTATTACAAACGGAAATTAGTTCGTCGTCATAACAGACAAATTCATAAGATGAAAGCACCTAAAGGAGGCAATAAAAGGATGAATCAATCTCCTTTTAAGGTTTTCGGATTTAGATTGTTTGATAAGGTGATGTTTCAAGGTAAAGAACGCTTTATTTACGCAAGAAGGCTTCGTGGAATTTTTAATATCCGTGATATCAACGGAGAAAATAAGAAAGATATATCTTATAAGAAATTGGAATATGTCAGTCATGGATTGATTTCTATTGTAGCAGGTTGAGATTGTTAGGAGATAGGGGAGGGTATACGAATCCACCCCTATTCACAATCAATATGTTAATCAGATAAGGATATTTTCGCTAAACGATAAATTCCATTTTTTTTGTTATTTAGGATTTAGTTTTTGCCTGTTCGTGAGGATCGGCAAAAATATTTGTACTTTTCGGAGAAACATAAGGTTTGTTACATTATTGTTATTTGGCTCCCGTCCGCTCGTGAGAGTAGGCGGGATTTTGTTTATCTTTGTAACAAAACGATTTAGCAATGGGAAGATCTTGTTATGTTATAAAAAATAAGGAGGGTGGGATAGATAATGTCCTTGCCCCTAACAACCAACCATCCGGATTATACCAAAGGGCGATGGATGTGCTTGGCGACCAGAAGCAGGCCTTATCGGTCTGGGGTACGGCCTACTCCCCCGACTTCGTGTCTTTCTTTGGCGATTGGATGTCCATGCCATCAGAATACGACTTAGATAGCAATGGGGAGCCTAGGTATGATGATGTCATGTCCTTTATCAAACAAAAGAATTATGCTGTGGGTAATTTCATGGCTGACGAGGTTAAGGATATCAATAACACCCTTACTTCCTTGGGTGTTGATAATATCAATGATCTTAATGATATGATCGTATCTAACTTCCTTTCCGGCGGTGATATATTCATCAACAGATATAATCTTGAACGATCCGGGATGTATGATGCTGATGAGATTGATAATATCATGACTAACCGATTGGAGTATGAGCGGGTAAGGGGTATGATGAGGAGGATTGTCGATTTTATGTCTGAGGGGGATCTCAATGAGAAGGATACATATTTCTTGTCCTCCGAATCAGGTCTTGGTGATGATTATATGATATATGAGGATACATATGACTCGTTAGGGAAGAGAAGAGCCTTGAATCCAATGGAGGTAAGGGATACGATCATGAGGGCGGTAGGCGGTATCAGCGACCGCCGGGAGTTCGATCAGGCTTTCGCCTCCATCCCATACCCTTCCTTGGCACTCCGGTATCAGGAGGATCAGGATTACGCCGATCGGATGTATGACACGTATCGTACCATGACCCGTATGGAGGTTCGGAGTCAGGACGGAAATACGATTACCGATTCACACTATTACAATACCATACCATATATCAGTATGCCTAAGGACATGAAAGGTCTAAGGAATAAGGTTGGTGAGATAATCGATATGGACGATTTTAAGGACATCAAGGACGTTGCCGGACGTCTGTATGACATAGCTATGGATCTTGCCGACATGGGCGTGGATATAAGCGAGGCGATCAGCGATGAGATGGTTATATCCAGACCGGAGGATATCCGTGATCTTATGGCGTCGCTGGATGTCATGTTATCTTCCATACAGGCCGGCAATTCGGTATACGATAGCTTTATCTCCGATCTTGATAGGATAACAGGGAAAGGGAATCCGATATACGAGGTTCAGGATACTTACTTTACCGGGGATAGGATGGTGTACGTAAGGTCCGGGAAAACATCTCCTTCCGATATGTATGACAGGAACATGTTGTATGTAGGTAGGAATACGTACCATAACACAGCCCCGATAACCGACACCGATCAGGCCTATGAGGTGCTGGCTGATATCGGGATAGAGCGGTCCTCGTACTTGCCGGCTGGCGTGGTTCCCGCCGGGGCTTCCCGTTCCGATATTGACGTGATCAAGGATAACATAAAGAAGCTAGTTATGTCCAACATCTCATCCTCGAATACTGAGAACATGATCCTTACCAGATTGATATACCAGCATCCCGTAACCCCTAAGATGGATGATGTCGATATTGATCGGGAGTTCAGGAGATACGAGGCTAGACAGGGGAAGAGCCGGGATTTTATCAAATCCTGTACATCGTTGAGGAAAATCCAGATCAAGGAAAGGTTAAAAAAATCGGATTTATATAATAATGTCTTACGTTTCCTTGATTTTAATGGATTTTATAATGTATCTTTGAACCACCATGACAGAAGTACGTTAAAAAACATAGAGATGTCGTTGCCGGATGGTCAGGTAAGGAATCTTCTGTTTGACGTGGCTATCGAGTCCGGTGACAGTAGCATGAGAAATCTTTTCTATCTGGATAGACAGGATAGGATGATGGATGCCGGGTTTTATAGGTATCTGTACCAAAGGAATCCGGGCCTGCTCCGGGAGGTCAACGGCGGTGTCGAGGCGAGACCGGACGGCTTGTTTTTGGCTCGTGGGAGGTACGATGATTTCGTGTCTTCCCAATCTAACCTGTATGAGAAGGTGGGTGAGACGGTTAATGGCGGGATATATAGCTTCGTGGACAATTTTATATATTCGGACCCATCATCATATCAGGATAGTATGGTACGAAAGATAGGTGATGTTACGGCAAGGAGTGACGATAACCGTCTATCAAGGGTAGAGGATAATCCCTCATCCAGTAAGATAATTAATGAATACACTGCTAATACAAATAAGTTGATGCGAGATTTTTCGTGTGGCTAATCTCTCTTTGACGTCGTGAGACGTTTTCTTTCGAGCATTGAAACATTGAATTTATGGATTTGCATGAATCCGGGCCGTAGCGATACGTTCCGGATTTTTCGTCTTGTACCGGTTCTTATTAATGCCATTTACATGACATGACGTGCTTTGATGATGACATATATCACGATCCTAGGAGCTGGCTAGGGAAGCCGCTGACAAGATGCTTAACGCCGACGGGTCCAAGAGAAGATGGACGATGGAGGACGCTAAGCAGATGTTCGATAAATGCGGGGCCAAGAAACCTGATAACGCCACTTGGGGGGATATCCAATATCTGTTCGCTATGTTCTATAGCGATTACTTTCCTAAGGTATTGGATTGCGACCAGAAAATAGTCAAGGCTGTCTTGGCTTATCTGGAAGACCCTGACGCCCCGGAAGGGACGGCGTTCGTAAGGTATCTGGCGGTGCGGTGCTTCGTCGGTGACACAATCAAATGGAGTGAGATGATATAAGACTGATACAACGTTGGAAGAACCCTGTCGGCGATAGAATACCGATGGGGTTTCTTTTTGCCCGTAACTTTATTATGATTACATTTGTTCGAGGTAGATCTTTTGTTCATGGCAGGGTGGGCGGGAATGGAAAAGGATATCCTCAATATTGAAAGTGTTTTTAAAATGAGATTGGTATATAAGTTTAACATAGGGAAAAATGAAGAGTTGTCTAGATTATGCAAGATTAGTAATAATTTGTATAATCAAGCTCTTTATATTTTTAGAGAAACTTTATCAAAAGAAGATAAGTGGTTGTCTTATTATGAGTTAAACAATATACTTATTAAAACAAAGAATCTTGATGGAGAGGTAAATTATAAGCTTTTAAAAGCTCAATGTTCACAACAAATACTTCGTGTTCTAGATAAAAATATTAAGAGCTATTACAGATCTATTCATGATTTCAAAAAGAATCCATGTAAATATAGAGGTAAACCAGAATTGCCTAAATATAAGAAACGTGGATCAGAGTTCTCTTTATTTTATACTAACCAATCTTGTAGTATAAGACAAGGAAGGATTATCTTATCTAAAGATTTATTTATTGATATTCCTCAATATGATAAATATTGTTGCCGAATATCTAATTTCAAGCAAGTAAGGATTATTCCATTATTTGTAGGTTATAAGGTTGAGATAGTTTATGATATTGAAAATAAAATTATTGAAGATATACGAGATGAGAAGGTAGCATCAATAGATTTAGGCATTGATAATCTTGTTACTTTGATCAGCGAGGATTGTAATTTTATTTTTAGTGGAAGGTTTGTTAAATCTTATAATCAATTTTTTAATAAAACGCTTTCACGGCTTATAAGTATAAAGGATTTACAAAGAATAAGAAAAACAACAAATCGTATAAAGAAATTATACTATGACAGGGATAGATATTTAGAAGATGTATTTCATAAGATAAGTAGGAGGATTGTTGACATATTGATTGATTCCAGAGTGACTAAGTTAATTGTAGGCTATAATAAAGGTTGGAAAACTGGAGTAAATATGGGTAAGAAAAACAACCAAAAGTTTACTCAAATCCCTTTTGCGAGATTGATAAGTTATTTGGAATACAAATGTAGATTATCTGGAATAGAGTTCGTGGTAAATGAAGAATCCTATACATCTAAATGTGATGCCCTTGCTTTGGAGCCAATATCCAAGCATGATTCTTATTTAGGCAAAAGGATAAAACGAGGATTGTTTCAATCTTCTGTTGGTAAACTGATCAATGCTGATGTGAATGGTGCATTGAATATAATGAGAAAAGTAGTCGGTGATTCCAATGGTGTTATTCAAAGGATAATCGATAGTGGGTTGCTGTTCAATCCGGTTAGGGTAAGAAGTGTGTTTCCTAGAGAATGTCTACTTCTAAACTGATAAAAATGTAATGTTTTTATATATTTAAAACATTTTAAGGCATGGCTAAAGGACATTATTGGATAGAGCCTGTGGATCAGACGTTGAATGATTTTCAGTTTTATAAGGCACGTATCGTAGGCGATCCTGAACATGACGAGAGACATCATCGAGTTATATTGAGAATTGATAAGTATTTCCCTGTCGGAAGTATCTTCCATGTCTTAAAAGACTCAGAGATGTTTGTTATAGAGAGGAAGTTTAAGACATGGGGGAATAAGTATGTCGTTAAGCCTTGTGAGGGCGAGTGGGAATGGGAGTCTGTCCAGAAACTTAAAGACAAGGCTATTATATTCCGTACCGGGTTCCTGCATGGGGACGGCAGCTTCTAACACCTGCCCGTATCTACCCCCCCTATATTTCTTGGTATTTATGTATATAACTATATTTGAGCAAAAAATAAGTGTAATATGGCAGATTTTCAAGGTAAATACAATGGTGATCAGATAGAGCAGCTTTTGGATAAGGCTAATGATATTGATCTTACCAAATATGCTCTTAAGACGGATAATGCCCCTACCGCCACTAAATTACGGGCGGCTAGGACCATAGCGCTGTCCGGGGCTGTTACTGGTAGTGTCTCATCGGACTTCGGAAGCAACGTAACTATCTCCACGACATTGGCTAATTTTGATGCCTCTAAGATCGCGTCCGGAACCATCAGCATAGATAGGTTACCTAAGGCGGCTTTGGAGAGATTGATCGTGGTAGCTGATGATACGGCTAGATTCGCCCTTACCACCGCTACGGCTCAAAGTGGTGATACGGTAAAGGTCACGTCTACAGGTAAGATGTATCTGATAAAAGACGAGTCTAAATTAAGCAGTGAGGATGGGTATGAGCCTTACACGGCCAGTCAGGCTTCCTCCGTGCCTTGGTCCGGGGTTACGGGCAAACCAAGTACCTTCACCCCTCCCACGTCCTCCGCTACCGTTCTTGGCGGTATTAAGGTAGGATATACGACTTCTGGGAAGAACTATAAGGTGCAACTGGATTCGTCCGGCAACGCTTACGTTAACGTTCCGTGGACGGATAATAACACAACGTATAATGAAGCCACGGCCGACACCTTAGGATTGGTTAAGATCGGCTATGCTTCTAATGGAAAGAACTACGCTGTGCTATTGGCTAATGGCAAGATGTACGTCAATGTCCCTTGGACTGACAGTAACACGACTTATACCCAAGCTACAAGCGATAATCTGGGTCTTGTTAAGATCGGGTATTCAGCTAACGGGAAGAATTATCCGGTAGCTCTTGACGGAAATGGTAAGATGTATGTGAATGTTCCGTGGACGGATACCAACACGACATACACCAATATGGGAGCCGCTTCTGCCTCAGCGGCGGGAAAGGCCGGCTTGGTCCCCGCACCTGCCGCCGGAGCGCAAGCCAAGTATCTTCGTGGTGACGGGACATGGCAAACGCCTCCTAATACCACATATAGCAACATGGGTGGAGCGACGTCCTCAGCCGCTGGATCGGCGGGATTGGTACCCGCTCCGGCTGCTGGCAAGCAAACCTCTTTCCTTCGTGGTGACGGGACATGGGTCGTACCTACCAATACCACATACGGATTGGCCTCTACTACAGCTAACGGCTTGTTGAGACAGCTTAATGGCAGTACATCCAGTTTCATGCGTGGAGATGGCACTTGGGCTACACCTCCTAACACGACATACGCCGTAGCCAACGAGTCTGCTAACGGGTTGATGGCGGCGGCTGACAAGAAGACCATGAACAGGCTTATAGGAGTTAATACGGTCACGACATTAGCTAATCTGCCTATTAGCAAGAGAAGTATCACGGCTACGTTATCAGCCGCTACGACCTTATCCGTGGCTTCCGGCATGCAGGTAGGGGAGGAGTTGATGATCAGGTGCGTCCCGTCGGCGGCCTTCACGCAGGCTATACCCAACTCCGGGGCTTATGTAAGCATGAGTGGTACTTCTATAACCACTACGGCTAACAAGCCTTTCGAGATAAATATCTGGTGTTACGCTTCAGGTAAGTATAGTATCGCCGTTAAAGAACAAGATTAATGATATAAGATATGAGCTACGTATATATAAACAGGGAAATATATCCCAATCAATTAGTTCAGGACGATCCGCTTGATGATAATTACGCCAAGGGCTATAGTTATGATGATTACATTAACGGGAATCCCGCCCCATGGATAGAGTTTGGGGAGGAGCAATTGGCGTTCAAGGAGGCTAATCCTAAAGCTACGGTTAAGGAGATTATCGAGGCTAAATTGGATGACTCAAGGCTTCTTAATGAGGAGAAATCGGCTAAGTATGAGGAGATCAGGACTTATGAGAATGAGAATCTTTATGAGTTTTTCTTGGATGACCAAAATATCTATATCCCTGAATATGATAGGCGTAACGCTTTGGCTGATGGGGCTATAGCTGGTAAGATAACGATCATAGGTCTGGAGTTCGATATGACGGAAGGCAAGATCTTGATCGGGATGATGGATAAGTATGATAATGATCTGATGTCGGCGTTAGGAGCCAAACAGAGGGAAGTAAGCTTAGCCACTACCGTAGAGCAGGTGAGGGCTATTGACGCTCAGTCCGGCTATCCAGATAAGGTAAATATCACCATGACTTATGTCCGGCAACAGGCAAAGGAGAAAGATGCCTCCGATCCTCAGGAAGTGGCTGTCAGATTCTCCAGAATGGTGGTTAATAACAAGGCTATATCTTTATCCCCTAACGAGAAATTGGATGTTAAGGTCCTATTCCCTATATGGGGACAAGAAGGGGCGGAGTTCGGGCTGTCGGTGGATGCCGGATTCTGCCTCAGGGTGGTTAAGGACGATACGGATATCCTTTATGAGGTTATTCAACAACATACATTATCAAAGGAATGGGAACCCGGATTAAATACGGCTTCCTTATACAAGGTCATTGATAAGGAGCATGCCGGGACCATAGGGGATCCTATCCCGTATTTCCCTCCAATGGAGATATTCAAGGATAAATATTACATCCAGAACGCTGATGTATATAAGTGCACTAGGGATAGCGGAACTCCTCTTAGTCATAATCTAAAGGACTTAGTAGGGTTGTATGTTGAGGTTGTACAGGGCTAGTCGTATCTACCCCCCCCCCCTATATTTGGCTTGTGATATGATATAAGTTATTTTTGGCATAATAAAATGACATTTGTAAATATATTTAAGTATGGCATCACAAAAATTCGGTTTCGTAACCGTCGACCCGGTATCAGGATCAGGAGATCAGGCGGTTAATTTCTCCGGTGAGAAACACACCGGTCGTCTTCAACGCACTATCAACCTTACGGTCACCACGAACGGCGGGGCTAAGAAGGCGTTGGTAGTTAATCAGGCAGCGGCTGCTGAGGTGGTAAGATCAGACAGCCCTAACGCTTCCGTACAAAAGACAGGCGGTAATGTTACCATCACCGGTAAGTCTAACAGTACTAAGCTTACGTTCGCGGTCACGCCGGCTGAGGAGAACAAGCTTACGTTACTGCTCCCGGCTAACTACACGGCGGCTGGAAAGACTACGGCTAACGGAGCGGTTATCGCCGACGATCCCGGAGCCGCTGGCGAGTTCGTTTGGAGCATCACGATCTCGGGCGTACCGGCCAACGCCACGATCGAGGAACTGACAGCTACATTGAATGTAACTGCCGCTGGTGGCCAGACAGCCAACGTGACGGTAACGCAAGCCGCTGGAGACTCTACTATCGAGCTTGACAAGGAGACTATTAACTTGGATGTAAATGGTACTCAACAGACGGTTAACGTAACATCTAATGACAGCTGGACATGGGCGCAAGCTGCGGCTAGAACCGTATTGAGAATGATGGGACGATAATCAGTTTCTTTTCTCTTACTCAGACCCCGATCGACTAAAGCCGGTTGGGGTTTATTTGTTTTGCTATCTTTGCAATAGAACAAAAATAATACAACTATGGCTAATGATTTGAATATTAATTGGAAGGACGGGGTAGGCGAGGTAACGGACCAGCCTCTGACCGTCAGTCCGGGGTCCGGGGCCGGAAGCGCCCCCGTTTCCTTTGGCTCGGTGATGAACAACGGTCTTGATCGGACTCTTGAGCTGGAGATAACAACTCCAAAAGGTATTAAGAAGACGCTCACGGTGAATCAGGAGGGATGCCGGCAGGCTTATATCACGAGCGACGGTAAACGATGGCTGACTAGCGACAATCGGGTGTATGGGGTACTGAAGAGTGACGCGCCATGTCAGTGTTTTGATGTCATTCCGAACACAATTACATTCAAGATAGATGACGCGAATCCAAGTCCGTTGATAGAATCTTGCGGCGATAGTTCATGGATCAAGGGCAGGAGATGCTTGGTGAAGAAAATTGATGCCGGGGTCGCCATTTGCTATCTTGACGGGAATAGCTCGGAGCTGTTCCATGATGGAGTTACACCTGCATCTCTAGATGGTAGTATGGGTCAATGGATGACTGACATACCAAGTTATAGATACGATCATAAGGGAGGAGAGTATGATTTGAGTGACATTGAAAATATACCTAATATAATCCATGATATAACATTGACTCATAATAACCTAGATGATAATATTACTGAATGGGGAAGTTCTGGATTATTTAGGAGATGTCTTGTAGGAGTAACTGAGGCTGTAAACGTTAGTGGTAAATTATGGTCTAAGAAGGGAGGTAAATCTACTGGATCCCTAAGTTCTAAAGTATTTCATAATTACGCTACAGCATTAGGAAGTGGATTTGATATTATTGATTACGAAACCCACTGCAAAATAGCTCATTTATTCTACGCTAAATATGCTAATAGAAACCCACAAGAAATGAGTCAGTTTGGATATGGAGAAAATTCATATACTAGAACTATTGGTACTACATCCTCACTAGGTAATAATGATGGAAAGACTTCTACTCAAATTAGCTTCTTAGGTATAGAAGATTTCTATGGAGGTAAGCCTGAATGGGTGGGTGGAATACATTCTAATGGTTCTGTTTATTACATCTATGATGGATTCAAACCAGATAAAGTTCCTACTGCTAATTATCGTATAGTAGATATAGGTGGATCAGGAAGAAATGGATATATAAGCAAAGTATACTGGGGAGAATATGGGGATATGATTCCTATAGAATTAAAGGCTTCCTCTACTACACATTACTGTGACAGGAGCGATGTAGCTAATTCTGGCAGGAGAGTTATTCAGTGTTCTAGTTATTCTAATGATGCTGAGGGAGGCATATCTAAATTCGATTCTATTAGTAATTCTGACTATTCTGTTTACTTTGTCAGCTCTCGCATCCAATACAGAGGTCCTATTACGGTTATAGACGATCCCGCTGAATTTATAGCTTTGCCGGTAGGCTTTTGATTTTTTGGTTTTGTTTTTACAAAATTTGTAATTACATTTGTGGCGCATGTCCATCACCATGCTTTTCGTCGCTAATTTATTATAAGGGGATACAGGTCTGTGATGGGATCGGTATCCCTCTGTTTTTAATATGGAAAAGATAGATGTTTTCGATGTTCAGATTCCTGATGGGAGACAAATCCGTTTGCACCGTGATGGTGATCGTTATTGGACCACTATAGATGGCGTAAGGCAGTTGTATCGTAGGATTGAGTGTAAGATGTGTTTTGAGGTTATAGAAAAATTAAGGGGATTATAGTTGAATAAATTATTTATTTCATAAAGAATGTTTATATTTATGGCATAAGATATTAAGAATGAGATTAGTTGAGAGACATATCATAAAAGACAACCGATTTGAGGATGTATGCCTCAAATCCGGGTTGTTGTATAATTATGTTCTTTTCAATGTCAGACAAGGTATATTTTCCGGAGATTACATAAATGAATATGAGTTTTCTACTAAATTACGTAAGGAGAATCAGGTTGATTTTAGGAATTTACCATCAGTAGTGTCCCAACAAGTCGTAGCTCAAGTGTTTTCGGTAACAAAGTCTTGGATGAAATCAAAGAAGGAATATGAGAAGAATCCTTCTAAATTTTTATCAAGACCAAAATTGCCGAAGTACAAACGAGGCAAGAAGCAGAATATGGTAGTCTTTACGACTTCTGCTTGCAGATTGAAAAACGATGGTTGTATCCATTTTATCAAAAACATAATTCCACCAATCAAAACAAATATAGGAGATAACAAATTATGTCAGGTTAGGGTAATCCCTCAAGCTACATGCTATGTGGTTGAGGTTATTTATGAGAAGAAGGAACAGGATCTAAACCTGAATAAGGATAATGTTCTTTCGATTGATTTGGGATTGAATAACTTATGTTCATGTATAAGCGATGTAGGTATCAAGCCTTTCATTGTAAACGGCAAGATTATTAAATCCTTCAATCAGTGGTATAATAAGAAGAGAGCTAGGTTGATGTCGTATATTGGCGATAAGGGTACTTCAAAGAGACTTAGACGGCTAAATAATTATAGGAATTTTTGGATTGAAGATAAAATCCACAAGGTTAGCAGATTTATTGTAAATATCTGTATTGAAAACAATATTGGGAATCTTGTTGTGGGTTTGAATAAAGGATGGAAGAATGGAGTAAATCTAGGGAAGAGGATAAACCAGAAGTTCGTTGAGATTCCATTCTCAAAACTTGTTGAAAAGATATCCTATAAGTGTAAGTTGGTTGGAATAGACTTTCAAGTCCACGAGGAATCCTATACCTCCAAAGTGGATCATCTGGCTTTTGAAAAATTGGGAAAGCATGATGTTTATCTCGGCAAAAGAAAGAAACGAGGCTTGTTTCAAAGCTCTATTGGAAAGCTGCTAAATGCTGATATCAACGGAGCTATTGGGATTGGCAGGAAAGTATTCGGTGATTCCTACGTAAGTAGGATAATCGATAGTGGGTTGGCGTTTAACCCAATTAGGATAAATATTTTGTGATATAGATATTTAAGATAATTAATAAAATTAATAATTTTAATAACGTGTCGAGTTGTGTAATTAAAAGAAATAGTAAGGGTAAGATAACCCGTGTCTTGACCCCTTCCGGAGAGGTATCCACCTTGTTTGATAAGATAGCGGGTATAGCCGCCGTAAGTGACCTTAATAAGGCCGCTGAAGCTTATATGACTATTTATAACGATAAGTTTAGGTCTAAGTTCGGTGACTGGACGAAGTCCGTACCAAGGAATAAGGAGGCCGCCAGATCCATAAGTGCCAGACTTAACGCTAGCGAGTGGGGACAACTTATGTCAGCCAAGGTCTTGTCTGCCATAAGTGATATGGACGCCCCGGCGTTGGCCAGAAGCCTTGGGAATAGCGACAATGTCGTGGCTTATCTTACTTCCGGAGAGGTAGGTGAGGTCAGTGATATGGCGGTGGTAGATACATCCACGGTACAGGAGGTGGATTTGGATTCCATAAATGAGGATAATATTGGCGACACGATACTGAAAGAGGCGTCATGGGATGATATAAGGGCTATCAGGGAGAATATAGACATTAAGGAGACAGCCCATATGTTATGGAAGGCCGTGGAAAGCGCTTTTACCGGGCAACGACCTAATATTAGGGTGAAAGGCGGAAGTATAGACGGGGAGATCATATTTTCTGGCAATGTCTTGCCGTTAAATAATATTGAGAATTATACTCCTCCATCTTCAAGATTGGTATATGATTCCGGTGAGCCTCGCCTGTTCTTTAGATCGGATGACGGCAAGATACACGAATCTTACGCCAACGCCATAAAAGGATCGTCCGGTGGGCGGGTCGAGGCCGGGTTCTTGGCCGGCAGTGTCGAGGAGAGCGACGTCCCGTCCGGTACGGCTGATATCTCCTTTGGCTCTTCCTCCATAACCCTTAATAACAGTGGGTCATTCATCCCGGTCCTTGGTATTAGCTCAAACTCAGATGTAAGCACTCGTGGAGGGTTTGTTAATTACCTTATCAAGAAAGGTATGTTGAGTGGGGAACGTATAAGGCTAGGGGATAGATATTATCTTACTGGAGCCGGCAATTCTGATGGTCTTAAGATCTATAACGCTATGGATGCCTTCTCTAGCCTTAAAAATAGATTTGGAAGTCAGTCCTCCGAAATGAACGTATTGGGTTCTATAGGTTTTGATACGGAGGTAAGTAATGATCTTGATCTTATCACTACGTCCGGGGAGAAGGTTACGGTAAGCAGATCGGAGATCAAGGGTATGTTAAGGCAAGGTAAGTTTGAGGAGCTTAATAACAAGTATGATGGATTCATGGAGCTAGCCTTGTCGTTGATGATGGAGGATAACGCTTTGTACGGAAGCAATGTCCGTGGGGTTATCGAGAATGAGAAGGCGGAGGATCTCCAGAATAGGACTGATATCACCAATATCTTATCCACGTTAGGTATCCGTGTGATGGGTATGTCTGAGTATATGGATAAGTATAAGATGCGTAATGGCGTGGATCCTTCGGCTAGGGCGTTATCTGATATGGCCAATGGGGTTATCGCCTTGGCTGAGGGGGCTACGGTAGAGGATCTCAATGAGGAGGTGGCTCATTTTTTGGTCGATACTTATCGTAACCAGCAGGAGATTGACGAGATACTTGATTCTGTCGAGGGAACTTCATTATGGAACCAATTCGCTGGTCGTTACTATGAGGTGTATGGGAAGGAATACCAAGGAGAGGAGTTGGATCGGATGGTGAAGCGGGAGATCCTAGGTAAGACGCTGGCCCAGCGGTTCGTTCCGGGCATGGAGCAGGCGGTAGAGGATCTGACCTCGTCTGAGGACGTCCAGCTCTCCTTGTTTGGCAGGATGGTACGAGCCATACGTAATTTCTTCACCAGCCAAAGATCAGACTTGAACAAGGTTCTTGATAGGATAAAGGAGTCGGCGTTAGCGGATGATCCAAGCGCTTTTGACGTGCTTCTGCTAAAGGATAGCGATCATCTCATGTACTCGTTATCGGACGTTGACGTGGCTAATAAGTTGATCAAGAACGGTAGGTCATTGGAAAGGCTATACACCAGATTGCAGAGGATGAGATCAAGCCAAAGCCAGAGGATCGGTGAGAGTATCTCCCTTCTTCGTGATATAGGAGAGAAGGTGAGACAAGTCGGGGGTGAGCTTAATAAAAACAACAACCTGTTATCCACCAAGAGTGTCATAGCGACCGCCAAGGCTGAGGTGGAGTATTTGGTTACGGTTGCCAGTAGCTTGCGTAAGAGCGACAAGGGATTGGATTATGAGACGATACAGGTTATCGATAACGTATATGGGGAGATAGTACCGTTAATCAGGAATCTTCGTGGATTCGTCAATAATCAGGCGGCGGATTATTATGGCAACAACAAGGCTGGCATGATAGAGGATATGGATGATATATTGCGGATGGCTGAGACATCTATGTCTGATATAAACGCCCTTCGTAGCGATCGTAACGAGGATTGGCTGGATGGACAGCTCCGGATGTTTAATATCCCGGAAAGATATTGGAATGGGATAAAGAAGTTGATAAATAACATCCATAAGGATATCAATGTCATGTCCCGGTTCTTTGGTACGCTGGAGCATAGTGGTAACGCTATTTTAGGTATGTTAGGCCAACGTCTAGCCAAGGCCCATAATGAAGCCCATACCGAGGGTATATCCAATATCAATAAGATGACTAGGATGATGAAAGAGCGTGGATGGGGGATAAAGGATAATGAGGATCTTATACAGAAGATAAATGGGAAGAACTCGGATTACCTTGACTCGTCCCGTGATTTCGCCAAATACGATTTACTGTATCGGACAGAGCAGGCGAAAGCTATTATTGATATATATGATCTTAAGAATGTTATGGGTAAGACCGAGAAACAGCTTATTGATCTTCTTCTATCCGATAGAGGTCTTAAGGTGAAGACTCGTGACGATATCGTAGGATATGATGGGGATAAACCTATTACGAAGGAAGTATATCATATATTCAAGCCTACCATTCAGAATTTCGATATCTCGGACATGACGTTCGAAGATCAGCAACGATATCTCGATGCGATAAATAGGTGGTTGGATGAGAATCGTGAGAAACCTATGGTGCAGGCTTATTACGATAAGATCGAGAATGTGAACAAGAAGGTAGAGGAAAGGCTTGGTCGCAGGGTATCACAAGCTACATCCGATTTCATGTCTCGTATCCGCAGGAGTAGATATGTGGCTATGGATAAATTCGTGAAAGACGGGAAAGTGGATTGGTCGGCATTCCAATCCGATCCTATAGCATGGAGATCTTATCTGGATATCCTTCGTGATAGGGCTATAGCCAAGAGCGAGTGGTATTCCGATGGGACACCAAAGGAAGCGGGGTCCGAGGCGTTGATGATGTCCGAGGAGATCAAGGCATGGGACGAGGCATGGGCCGAGGAGTTCGGGAATACCAACGGGGGTCGTAAGGCTTCCGCCGAGTTCAAGGAGATACTTCGTGGGATAGAGCGGTCCGAGGGCGGCAAGGCGGCGTTCGAGTTCCTGCTGGCTGGCGGTCATCTTGGTTTCTCTAAGGATATGTGGGGATCCGAGGAAGGTGATTATTACGAGAATCTGGTTGATAAGATCACGGAGCAATCTGTATCATCATCAAGGATAGAGAAGGTAGAGGAGGCGATGGCAACAATAAATGAGATCAACGACCAGTTAAGACCTTTGCTTATTCAGTACCGGGACAGTACCAGATATGGCGAGTATGATTTCGATCGTCTTCGTGGGTCATCGTCATTAAGGAAGATAAACGAGCTATACGACCGTCTGGCCGAGGCCAAGAGTGTTATTAACGCCGCCGCTTCCGCTGAGGCTATTGAGATGGATATGCCTGATACGGTGGAGAGTGGAGTCACGGATTCTTACCGTAACGCTTTAAGGGATGCCATGGCATACGACAAGGGTATGGATGAGATTAAATTCGCCAAGGAACATATGTCTGCCCGCTCCCGGAGTCAGGTGGATAGGATGGCCGCTAAGCTATCTAGGAAGAAACCGTCATGGACGACCGTGGAGGTATCGTTTTTTAGAAGGAAATACGGTCCTGGCTTCAATAATAAGCTAGCTAACGACATAGCGATGGGTAAGGCTAATGAGGTTCTTGTTGAGTACGCCAGAACCCGACTGTATCCTTATATGAGAAAATACTCTCCCAAAGGGTATTCTGATTTCATCAGCAAGATAAATAACGGTACGTATAAGGTATCCGATTTCTTTGATGCCATGGAAAATGGTATATCAAAGGAAGAGAGTGTATCCCGTTTCGGGTTCGATATTAATATGATCGATCTGACGATCAATAACCAGTGGCTTGATGAGGCTGACGCCGAGAGTTCTTTCCGTAATCCTAATTATAATCCCGATCTGGGTTATGGATATCATACGCCTAGGTTCGATAAGTACAAGAACGAGGCTTTCTTCAAGAAATACGGTATTACCAACGAGGGGGAGGAAGCTACGATCAATAAGGATAAGTGGGAGATGAGGAAGGAGCTGCTTAACATAAGCCGTAAGGCTATGGAGGATTATGATGAGCGATTCCGGAACATCTACCAAATACCACAGATATCCAAGGGCGGCGTGGAGAGGATGGTGCAGGCCGGGGTTGACCCGAAGGCGGCTATCGGCAACGCCGTACGTGATATCGTTGGCGAGAGGGTGGATGACCCTATACATGGTCAGGGACAAGACCTAGGAGGGCTTGATGAGAACGATAACAAATATCGTATGATCCCCAAATACTATCTTAGTAAGCTGGAGAACGCCAACGACGTGTCCCATGACTTCGCCTACTCTTATTCCATGTTGTCCTTACAAGCGACCTCTTACAAGTATAAGAGGGCGGCCTTGGATGATGTTATGGGATATAGGAATAAGATGCTTGAGATACAATACGACGGAGGCAAGAACCCGGAGGCTACTCACGCCTATAGAATGTTTCAGGACTGGGTTAACGCCAGCATCTACGATGTCAGGATAAATAATAAGCGGGCGGAATGGAATATAGGTAATTATAAGGTCGATCTTAATAAGCTGGCTCTTATGTTTACCAAATTCGTATCCAAATCCAACCTAGGCTTCTCCCCGTTCGTAGCGGCTACCGGCGCCCTTACCGGGCAGGCCAATTTCCTTTTGGAGGGTATGGTAGGGCAGCATATAAGCAAGGACTCCATGAAATACGCATATAGGGAAGCCCAGAAGCAGTTAAGTACGTACGTGTCGGAGATCGGGGATATAAACCGCACCAACAAGCTATATGTCGTTGGAGAGGCTCTAGGCGTGTTCAATGTCCGTAACCGTGTACGATCGGCAGCGTATAACAAAATCTGGAGAACCTTATTCCGGGACCTGCCGTTTAAGATGATGGAGGTTCTTAACTCCCCGTTGGATCCGCAGGTCATTATATCGGTCATGGATGATACCCGCCTATACGAGGGTCAGTTTTGGTCATACTCCAATTTCAAGGAGATGATGATGAAGGATAGGAATATGTCCGCTAACGAGGCTAAACGTGATTGGGAGCGTTTAAGGGATTATTCTATGTGGAACATGGTAGATGTCAAGGATGGAAAGATCGTGGCTAAGAACGAGGCTAACAAGGATATTATAGACCGATATATACCCACCTTGTCCAGTAGGGTCAGGAGCATGGTGCAGATCTGTGACGGCGCCTTGAACGAGCAGAACCGGGTGGGGGCTAGCCGGAACGCTATCCTTAATATGGTGCTGCCTCATCGTGGATGGTTTATATTGGCCGTACAGCGGGCGTATAAGAAAGCCGGTTTCAATTTCCAGACCAACCAGTTCGAGGAGGGATATATGAGAACGTTATGGAGATTGGCCGGGAACGTCTATGGTTCGATGTCGGAGGGCAGGATGGGAGAGGCATATGACGTGCTTAAGGAAGAGTATGATAAGCTTATCCCCTACGAGCAGATCAATATCAAGAGATCGATTATCAACATGGCGGTATTCGCTACGATGATGGCCATAGGACGGGCATTGATGGGATATAGGGAGGATAATGAGGATAGCTGGTTCGGGCAGTTCATTACCTACATCGGGTTCAGGACGATCAATGAGATCGCCTCCCAGACATCCCCGTTCATGGAGCTTAACGCCATAGACATGCTACAAGATCCGCTGGTCACCGCCCGGAAGTTAGGCGACCTCACCGATCCTCGAAACTGGGATCCGTTCGCTACCGTCCAGACCGGCGTATATAAGGGCGAGAGCAAACTATGGAGGCAGCTCATGAAGTTCTCGTTTGGTAAGCAATGGTATAATATCAAGACGGCTAGGGATATTAAGCAGACATCCGACTACTGGTTGATGACCAACGGCATGACGATGGGATTCTTCTTAGGAGGCAGGGATAAGGATGAGTCTGGGGAGGACGCTAATTGGTACTTTGACAGGGGAAGATAACTGATATAGTATGACAAAAAAAATAGCCAGTCGATTGCTTAAAACAATCAGATTGGCTATTTTTGTATTCCCATCTATCCATCCCGGACGGATGGGAATAAATAATTATCAACTATGAATGCAAATGTAAGCATTTATCAAGATTCTGTGAAGGATAGTAGCGGAATTTTGACGTCTGAATCCAACGAAATGGGATTGTCTACTATTTTTAATTACAATGGGAATAATGTAGCTTTTATCAAGACCAGTTATGGTATTCTTATTAATGCCACTGATATGGCTCGCCCATATAATAAGAGACCTGTTGACTATTTAAGACAAATATATGTAAATGAATTAGTTAGTACAATTGTGAGCCAGACACACATATCTGAGGATCAATTAGTTATAAAAATGAGAGGAAGCTCTGAAAACGGAGGAGGAACATGGTTATATGAGGATGTGGCTATAGATTTCGCCCAATGGCTTGATGTTAAATTCAAAGTTTGGTGTAATTCTAAAATAAAGGAACTTCTTACTACAGGCTTGGTAAAGTTGCCAAATTTTAATAATCCTCCGGAAGCAGCAAGAGCATGGGCCGATGAGTATGAGGCTAGGATGAAAGCTGAGAAGGAAGCCCCCCTCTCCTCGCCGCAAGGGAAAGGGTAACGGCTACCGCCCCGTCCGGCACAGTGTTCATTGGATTGCCTTCCACGCCATATTCCCGTTAAACATCCTCATCTTTCTTTTCATCATCAATCCTCTCCACTTTAATCGTCCCCATATCACCTGAAGGTAACGTAATATCGCTATACACGTTATTCCAGTTCTCGTCAATAGCTAGCTGATGCAGTATAGATCTATATATCTGGTAGGTGTTTCCGATAAGTCTCTTCCTGTTTATCTTATCCCTACTGCCTCCATCATACCCTATATGCTCAAAATCCTCAAGATCTGGGAACAACCTTCTTCTTATCGCTCGTGAGTTATTGATTATAAAACTTCTTATCCCCAGCGTTTCCGTTCTATCCATATCATTTATCAACGTATCTGTCGTATGTTGTAGGTCCATGTCGCCAGCGGCGAATCTACTGATGTCTTCCACACACTGGGATATCAGCATCAGTTGTTCCCTTGTCAACGTTATTTTATAAAGTTGTTTATTATCCATGATTATCTGATATTAATTTTTCTTTTATATGTTTAGATATATCAATTATCTCATCTTTTATATTGCAGTCATCTTTTAATAATGAACCAAATATACATGATATGGCGCTCTTTAGGCCTAGCGCTATCCCTATCTCCAATATTTTTTTATCGGTATTAGAGATTTCTACAGGTTCATATAATATTGATGATATGTTGTTAACGACGTATATTATATCATCTTCATTCATTGATGTAGATTTATCGACAATAGCTATAAAATCTTTTATAATCATAATATAAGCTATTTTTATTTCTTTTATCGTATCATCGCTTAGATGTCTATCTCTTATATGCCTTTCAACATACTTGTTTGCTAGATTCTCTATTTTGTTTGATTTGTCCATTTGTACTATCAATTATTTAGTTAATAATAGATCATAGTCCTCTTCATCTATACTCCCATTATTGTTGACATATATAATGAAATCATTTAAAAGCACGGACTTATCCTTGGATAAGGCTTTTATAATAAGCTCTCCATCATCTTTCAACATCACATGCACAGTATCCCAGATAACATATTTTTGACATTCTTTCTCAATCTTCTTGATTGTTTTAAGTATTATCTTATACGTCTCCTCATATCTTTTTACTATTCCGCACAGTTCAGTCGTATTATATTTACGTATAGCCGTGAATATATATTCCTTTTTACAATCCCAGCATTTTATCAGTTTTTCTGATCCGCACGCCTTATCCTCATAGAAGAAGCAACCCTTACATGGTTCATTATGGTCGTAGCTTAATACTACAAGCAGCTCCACGCCATTCTTGTATATCACGTCTCCTTGTTTCATCTTGTCTATTTTATTAATCTCATTATCAATATAGCAAAGTTGGATATTATCCATACTATAGATATCCAGAATGTTATACTCAACATAAGACCTATGTTCTTAGGTATAGGATCTACTCTCCTGAATGTAAGGATCATGAATACAAATGTCTTGAAGTTCATAATTTACGATATTTTTCTATATAGTTAACTATTAGATCCTTGACACCTTTAGGGACATTAATTAGCTTAAGGTTACCTTGGAATATATCCTTACCGTACTCGTCCATGATCACCCCGAATGAAGGATTCATGATTCTTGTCGATATACATATCGGTTGGTCGGTATCGAATCTGATAACGGCTACCTTCTTCTCGTTTATCGCCTTCTTTAGGGCTATATAAAGCTTATGACCTTTAACAATGTCACAATTACCTTTCATGATCTTAGACATATATATGATATGCTCTTTCTTCACATTGCTGAGATTGTCCATCAGTTTAAGATCTCCACCAACAGATTTCCATTTTTTGAAGCAAGATATGCATAGACAATAACTGGACTTGGCGTTCCTCGGCATCATCCTGCTGCTACCAGCGGGAACCGTATCGCCACAGCAGACGCACGTCCGGTCTTTGTTGGTGCGTACTGGGCCATAGCTGTTTATCGGGTATTCTTTTTCTTTAAGCATCTTTTTCTGTTTTCAAAATTATCATCACCATATTCATAATTAGGACAAGCCTTATTGCTTGGGCGTCTCGTATAAGTCTTTTGCTCCCTATCATATTTCCTGTTAGGGTTTATATAATGGTCGCACACTTGCCAAATGGAGCAGCATACTTTCCCGTATCTTTTCGACCATTCCCGATCATGTAGATGTACACAAGTGGCGCAAGTTGGGTTCTTGAGCTTATCCTTATTCTCATCTATGATCTTATTGACCCGATCAAGAATAACATGCATTTTTTCAATATTTATGACGTTAAATGCGTCTGGGCATGGAAGATATGTCATTGAGCTTATATCTATGTCCATTTCCTTGGATTTATTGTAAGCTGATTTGTATTTCCTTCTCATCAAATCCTTTAATTGATTTACTTTTCTCTCATAAGTCCCCATATTTCACTCAGTTTTCCATCCTTGTTTTTTCAATAGATCCACCATCATCTCCTTTATCTTAGGGCTAATGGCTTCGGTAAGTATATCAGCGGCCAAGTTAATAGAGAAGCTAGTCATCCTAGATTCTCCTATATACTTCTCGCTGGTAACTTCTTTCACATAGTCGTGAATATCCTTGATCATTTCATTTTGAGATCTTAGGAGATCCAGTATCTTATTGAGTTTATCATTCATCTTTTTTCTCGAATATACCTGACAATAACCAGAAGACCACTATCAAAAAGAAAAATAGCCCAAGAGCCTCATCCGGATAATCATGCATCGCCTCTAAGATACTTCTCATAACTTAACATCCATTTTGTTGATTATCTTATAAAATATATCTCTAGTCAGCTCAATATCGTAAGTAGCGTCATGGAGCTTATTCTCGTCGATCTCAATACCCATAGTTCTGGCTACGGTCATCAACTTAAAGTTCTCCATATCGTTTCTTACACCCATCAGGAACGGTGTCACCATAACATATACATCCATACAGTTAGGATAGAACCATGATCCGAAATACTTATCCCCACATTGCTGGAATAAAGCCCGTAGGAAGCTGTTATCGAATCCAGCGTTGTTATACCCCACCAAATACATTTTATCCCTCTTATCGAACTTATTCACGTATTTGGATAATATACCAACTAACTGCCTGTACCCTTCTTCCATAGGCTGATACGACTGCACTTGCTCCAAGGTAACACCAGCCACATCCAGCGCCTCTTGCTCTATCGTGGCGGCAGGGTTCGGGGCTAGGCGGATGTCGAACCTCTCAGTCTCCTGCCCGTCGATATCCACGATCCCTCCTATTTGGTGTATTCCGTTTCTCCAGAACTTAACCCCGGTTGTCTCTAAATCGAAAAATAGTAATTTGCTCACGTTGTTAAAATTATTCGTTTTTAATGCTTATATCCCTAATATTTCTGCTACATAAACAAATCCGTAGCATATACAATCATTATGTTTCTCATGCCATACGACGGCGCACGGGAAATATAACGGCATGTCCTCAGCCATAGGATCCTCTTTGAGGTCATCAATGTTTATCTTCTCCCTCCACCTCCACAGGTCTTGGATATCGTTCAAGATCAATTTGTTCATAACAATCTGGTTTTTAATGTTGATACAAAAATACAATTTAAACAAAAATATTGGATATATCCGGGGTAACGGCCTCGATCAGTCCTATACGACCAGCGTCATCCTCCATAGAATGTAATTGATCCAGATACTTGTCTCTGAAACCGATGGCGGTGGAGATAGGGAGGCCGGCCTCGACCAGCACCCTCCCCTGTTCTTTTGTGGTGAATATCCTTTCTTTCATCTAACCCTTGATCTTTTTCTCTACAGTAACGATCGTATCATTATGCCATCCCCCATGGGCCACGAGAAGAATCTCCTGCTGCTCGAACCCAAGCCCTGCCCCTATACCGCCGGAGTTCCACGCGCATGTAATGACCACCCCTCCTTTCTTGGTGATCCTAGCTATCTCCTTCTTCTGTCTAGCCCAATAACTAGATTGTGTTGTTTGCATATTAACAGATTCTCCAAGCTTTTTATATGACTCGGATACCTGTCTAGTGGAATATGGTGGATCATATAGTACCATATCAGCTATATTATCATCAAGATGACACAAGAAGTCCGTGGCGTCCTTATGATACATAGCCCTAGTATCAGGATCAAGATCGTTGGTTATCGTCCCTATATCGCTGTTTCTGGCGAATGGATCCACTATAACCATCCCGTCTTTTTTATATCTATTTATAAGTTCTCTTATCGGTTTTATGCTGAATGTCTCGCTGTTCGGCATCGACCATTTCTTGCTTATAATCATATCGCTATAATTTTTCAGGCCTAAAAATATCCTTTGCGATCATATCAAGAGTAAGTTTATGTATCTTAGGTAAGACCTTAACCAATTTAATGCCAAAATTTTCTCCCCTCTTAACAAAAGTCCATTTACCATATATGATTCCATGCATCATATTCCGTATTACTTCCTCACTGTCTGTCAAGAATACTTGGTAATAGATACTTTTGGTATAATTAAAATCCTCCCCATGATCATTTGCTGGTCTTAATATCATTACAGCCGAAGAGCATCCACGAACGAATCCGTGTATTTCAAGGCATTCATCAAACTCATAATTATCGCGTTCCTCATCATGAACATCCTTAACCCATTTACATGGTCTCCCGTCCTTAAACGGGATCTTTAACTGTTTCTTTGTCATAATCTTTTTAAATCATATTATAATGTTAGGTAATTTCATGAAACACATCCACATGGTTTTACCACTCCTGCCTGTTGTATGTCCAAATAAAGGTGATTGATCAATAGCTCTCAAAACCTCTTTGACGGTTATTTGATCCTCATTCCATTTAAATATAAGAACACCATAATCATCGAGCACCCGGAAACACTCATTGAAACCCTGATTCATCAACCTTGGCCAATCCTCCGGCAATTTGCCGTATTTCTTGGCAAGCCAACTATTATCACCTGCCTTAAGCGGATGAGGTGGATCAAATACGACAAGCTTGAAACTTTTATCAGGAAAAGGCAAATTGGTGAAATCAGCGATAAGATCAGGATGGACTTTTAAATCTCGACCATCACAAAGAACGTGTTCCTCGTCCCGGATACAACAAACAATGTCAAAGGATTCTTTTTGTCAAACCAGAACATCCGGGAACCACAACAAGCATCCAATATAATTTTATCCATTTTTTCTACCTTATTGTTCTATATTTATAACTTTCAACTTATCATATTTATCGGTAAAAATCTCATGATCAAACAATTTGTTAGCTTCTATCTTAAAACTTCTATACTTGTCAGTTATATTGATATTAACTCACAAGTTTAATCTCCCCTTATCATTCAATTGTATATGGATAAAACCTTTTGTCACCTTCTTCCCGGCTTTAAGAGCCTCTACGTCTTTATCGGTAATCTTTTTCATACTTTCGATATTTTATCGTTACAATTAAATTCATCTTTCATCCTGATCTTTATGCCTCCATATGATAATTCCTTATGAGCTGTGACAAAATAATCAACCGCATCTTCATCTAATAAACCATGCGGACACCTTTCCCATACAGGACTTTGATCTAGATGATCCCATGTGGCTACAAGTAACCTATTCTTGTCATCATCAATAGCTATTTTGTATGTCCCTGTAGTAGCCTTACGTTTAATGATCGCTCCATTTAACATCTGTTTCTTAGCCCAGCTCCATGAGCCTCTCAACCCAAATGTTCTTATAACCCAGTTATTTATCTTCTTCATTTCAAATTATTTGTTAAAAGTGTAATATAAATATAAATACATAAATTGAATAGGGCTATTCACCATGCCCTTATCAGTAGGATCATCGTATTTGTCAAGCCAAAGACGAAGCGCCCCCCAATCGATATCCTTACGGTCACATACCATGCAGGCTAGGTTAGCACCGAACAGTTCCCCGTCGCCGCCCAGCGACTTGTTAAACCTCTTGGCTAGTCTTTCCTTGAATCCCTTATCATACCATATCCCGGAAGTAGCGGCATAACAATAATAAGCGTTGTATTTCATTTTCACGCCCATCTTCTCAAACAATGGTGTATGCCATATCCGATCTAAAAAGAATACTATTCCACGATATATGAAGGTTCGGAGATTTTTCCTGTATTCTTTCCCCAAGAAATTATCCACACAAGATATAGTCCCGCCTGAATAATACCAATTATTGGCGCCTCTCTTAACCTTATCCGTCATCTTGAATTTATTCTTTCTGTCTTCCACCCTATCCCAAGGTTTCAGCTTATCCTCATTAAATGTCGGGCAATAATGATAGTAATGATTGATCCATGACAGATATGGGTTGTATATCGTGTATCCATTATCGCTGACATATGAGTTCATATCATACCCAAGTTCCTTGGCTAGAATAGATCCCTCATCAGCTAATACCTTCAATATCGGGTTCAAGTTCCATATCTGATCTTGACTGACGAACATCGAGTAACATGGGTCCTCATCCTCTCCATACCATCCTCCCATCCCGCTCACTATTTTATCCAAATCAAGCGAATAATCTTTCCCGGGTAAAAAATCATCTCTAAGAAAAAAACCTCTATATGGGATCATATCATGTATGCCGGGTTGGTCGTCAAATATGAACTTAGCGTTCTCGGTCAATCTAATCAATGTTTGCAAGACAGAGGATATATCTATGGGTGCATATTCACACCTATAGACCTTATTATTTATCCAAAGATATTGAAGAAGCTCGGCTATATTAATAGTCCCGTCCTCCACATATCCTGTCTTGTTATCGAAGTTTATTTTGGCTAGAGGTATATTACTTCCTTGTGGTTGGTCACTTTTTTCATTACAACAATGCACGAACCTGTCAAAGAATATATCTTTCCAACCAAAATATTTATCCCTTATCGTCATAAGCCTATTTCTTGTCGTATAACGACATGACGTTAATAAGATCAGCCTTTCTAACCATCCCCTCAAGTTTGTTAAAGCCATCCATATTATCTCCACTGATGATGATAGTAGGATATACTTCTATACCGTACTTGGATATTTCCTCCTCCGTGGCTTTGTTCTCCGGGATCTGGTTTAACGTGACCTCACCCTCATACTCCTGTAATGTGTTGGCGATAATATACCGCATGTAGTCGCTGTACTCAGCGTCTTTCTTCGTGAAAAAATCAATTCTTACCATCTCAAATAGTTGTTAATCTGTTAATAATCAAATCAGCGGTAAATATAGCATTATCTACCTCATCTATACTCATCTTTCTCCCATCGAAATTGTTAGATAATAAATCCTTAACAATCTGATATCTACGCTGCTCCCAATTTACGTTTACATCAAAATTCAGATATCTTACATAATCATAATTCAATTCATCATAGCTATAATTGAGATACTTAACTATCGGGAATAGGCTATCATTAATAGTGCGCTTGATTACATTAACGTATTTACCTGTTCTTTTGTCGATAGCTATTAATCTCTCATCTACTACTCTTTCTCCTGACTCTTCCATTCTATTAACCCTTTGTTATGTTTATCGTAATATAATAACGCTATAGCATTCCAGCATACGGCGGATAGATGCATGAATCCCTCCTTATCATATCTCTCCCCTTTCGTATAAGCGACTAAGTGCCTCATGAGTGCACCTAGATAACGACTAAATCCATCAGGTATATCTTGCCATGAGTTATCGGCGTACTTCTTGGCTCCTTCCGTATATACCCTCACGATGTCCTCTATCTCAGCCAAAGGAAGAAGATCCCACCGGAGTTTACCGTCGGCCCGGTCGTCCTTCCCCGTCCCGTCCTTGCCTGGCAGCCCACCTCCTTTATTGGCGCCCTCATTCCCATCTGGCTGGATGATCTCCTCCGATAAGGCCTTATTGCTATTCATTACTATCTCCTCCGCCTCATCCTTGTCTATAAGCCGTTCCCTTATAGCTATATGTAGCGGCAATACCTCATCCTCTCCAGCCCACATGAAACCATATCCCTTTGGATATAACGTTGATAATTTCATCGTACCTGTATTATCCGCCGTTCTTTCAACCTCCCAGATCTCACCCTCGCAAAAGACCTTGTCAAATTTATTAAATTCGTATTTCATATCCTTTCCCCTCCCTCTTGGTGTATTCTTATTGCTACATCATCATCAAGTGAGGATAATGCTTTAATATGTAATAATATATCTCGTTCATCGTTCTTATTTTCCCCTGCAATACATGATAGAGTATTACCATTCATTTCTATTGTAGCCCATCCTTTTATGACAGGTTCGTGCCTCTTCAGCTTAGCGGCATCTTCTCTCGTTATCCAATATTCTTCAAAGACTATGTCTGGATACATAGCTTTTATTTCCTCCCCGGTTTTATACCACGTTGCCATATCTCATGTTTTTAATTAATAAAACTCGCTTAAATCCCTGCATTCTGGTGTCTCTCCTGTCATAGAGTAAAGCTCACCAGATGATAGGACACGTCAACTACAAACACCTTATCATATTTATTCACGTCAGGTATTTCCTTGCCGTAATTGTAAGGAAGAAGATCAATGTCCCCTTTGAAATACTTTTTTACTATAGCCGCTGACATTACTCCGTCAAGATCAGCCTCATGATATATACATCCTGTCATAATCTGTTGTTTTTGATTAAAAAATCTATGTATTCTTTTATATCCTTGTTCCTGTCATTATCCCAGTCAAATTTCTCGTTTATGAATTTGAAATACGATACTGGAATCGAATGAAACATCCATCCACAATACTTGCCGAATGTCATCACCGTAGATCCAAGGGGATGATCCGGCCTTCCGGGAACAGGGGCGGCGGTTACGCCCTGCGCCAGCCCCCTCCTACGATCTTTCTTGGCGGCTTTGATATCCAGATCTGTTTTCGTTACCTTATCCCCCATCGGGATATTAGTTATTAGCTTATCGCCGATAAACATTCCCCATCCATACCCCTTGTAGTTCTCTATACTAAGTTTCCTTATATCACCGAACCTTGACGAGTTGTTACAACAATCAACGACCAAAGCACTATCCTTTCCGTCTTTTATACGGACTGCCCTTCCAAGCCACTGATAAAACGACGAGAACGAGAATGTCGGCCTTCCTACTATCACGCAATCCAGACCCGGATGATCGAATCCCGTACCGAGGGCGGAATAGTTGAACACTACCTTCGTCTTACCTGACTTGAACCCCTCGACTATAGCCTCCCGCTGTTTCTTTGGCGTGCCTCCGTGAACCACTTCCGCCATGCCAGCGCATATCTTTGCGTTCATCCATTCGGCGGCGGTATTGCAGCTCTCAACAGAATCCATAAACACCAGTATAGATCTGCATACGTCTTTTAATACCATCAACCGACGTAAAATAAGGTTGTTTAAGCCGTTTTTTCTCACCGCCTCACTAATAGACTCGGCCGTATATTCGGAGCCGTTAGAATTAAGTTTAAGGGCATCTCCATTGAAATCCCATGTCTCATATTTAAGAGGTGTCCAAAATCCTTGCCTTATCATCTCCTCCACCTGTATGACATGGATTAGGTTCTTGAAATATACCGGTCTCATACGAGTGATGAAATTAAGCCGGGAATATGACACCTGCCCTATCGACATCGTTTTAAGCCTGCATGGTGTAGCGGTAAACCCTATCACCTTTTTCGGTTTCAGTTCATTCATGAATGTCATGAACTCACTGCCGTCCTCCGGGCTATACCCGGCATGAGCCTCATCTATCAACACGTTCCTGATCCCCATCTCCTTAAGCTGACCAACAACCTTCTTGATAGACCCTAACGTGGCGTATATCATGTTAGACAGTTCTTTCTTTCCACAGGAAGCGGAGTAGATGGTAGCCGGTATGCCATACGACGTTATCTTGTTGTGGTTCTGTTGCAGCAATTCTTTTGATGGTTGTAAAATCAGCGTCTTATCTCCCATCAATCTAGCCGCCTCTGCTATCAGCAGTGACTTACCGCAACCTACAGGACCTACGATCAATACCGGATCATGTCTATCAGAATTTATGTAATCGGAGATACTTTTAACACACTCCTCTTGATATGGTCTTAATTTGTAAATCATTTGGATTTGTAGTTATCAAAAACGTCTTTTACGTACTCTAGTCTTATAGGGCATTCCCGACCATCATCCATCTTCACCATCAAAGTCTCTTTGGTCTTGCTTATGGCTATCACCTCTCCTACTCCTATCTGGGTATGGACTATATCGCCTAGCTTTATATTACATTTGATCATGGTCAAGCTTTTTATTAAATTCCTCTATCTTGCTCCTGTCTGTCTCCTTGGTCATCTTAGCCTCTTCCTTAAACATATCATACCCTTCCCGGATATTGTCGCCAACCATATTCTCTATCATCTCCCTTAGCTCATCGCTTCTTACGGCAAAAGATATCTGGAATGATTTACTTGTGCCTTTCATCAGGTAATCAATCTCCTTCTTACATTCTATCATTAACCGATCCAGATTATCGAACTTAACGAACTTGGAGTTGCCATTGGCTTTTCTTACCCCATCCTTGAAATCCTCCAATATCCCGTTAAATACATCCGCCATACACATCATGGAATGTAGCCATACCAGCATATTGAATTTATATTCATTATCAGCATTATTCATCAAGCCTATCAAAGACTCACTTTTTGTCAACATGATTTTAGATTCTCGATCTACGATATCCTTTATCTCTTGCCGGTATTTCATGGCGCCAACGAAATCCATCTTAGAATAACATTCATTTGATTTCTCTACCAATTTCCTGATATCCTTTCTAGACATCAGAAGATCCAATACCTGTTTTTCTCTTTCGTTTTTATCCATAATCATTTATTTATTGACACAAATATAATTAAAGCCTAGATATTTACCTAGGCTTTTTAATAAAGTTAATCTTTTTTATTCTTTCTTTTTGACTCATCCCAATCCGATGAGTACCTGCATGTCCCTTGTTTGTGGATCGAGAAATCGCACCAAAAACACAAGGGCTTGGGGCGGGGTTCAAGGCAGGCCGGCTGACGTCCCATGAGGTAGCGCTTCTCGTACTTATACCCCTGTTTGGCGTCGTCCCAAACGTGAGCTTGATAGCTATCTATTTTATTTGTCTCGAAATCATACATGTCAAGGAGAATATCGTTAAGTTCCTTGACCGATCTCTCTACTTTCTCCTTATCTACCTTCACGTTCTGATTGTCCAGCATGCGGGTAAAGAAATAGCTGCACATATCCGGCAATACCTTGTACTTTCTCAGTATGTAGAAGGCATATATTGGATGCTGGAGATTATGAAACAGCTTATCCTCATCAAATAACTTCCTCCCGGACTTCCAGTCTATCGTATATATAGCTATCCTATCCTTTGTCTTATACTCTCCACGCCAGTCCACCGATCCTATGATATGTACCTTATCGTACGTCTCGCCATCCAAGGTAAGGGGCTTGGGTAGCTTATAAGGCAGGACGAAGTCCTCTTCCACGCCGGCCGGTCTCGACCCCCGGACCACCTTCTCCATTGGCGTAAGATCAGACCATGCCTTCTTATAATTGCCAGCAGCATCCTTCTCAAACAACCCCACAACCCATCTTATTAGCCTAGCCGCATGTTGCATAGACTCGATCTGGGATTTTACGCTATCAAAAGGGATCTGTTCTATATCGGCGTAGTAATTGAAAGCCTTACTCATATCCTCATAAGAAGGTCTGCATCCGTTCTTGAAGAAATACTCCATTGTCTGGTGGATAACCGTACCATATGACGTAGCTTCGTGCTTTTCCGTGGATCTGTGACCCTCCACGTAAGTCTTATACCATTTATATGGGCACTGGATGAACGTGTCTATCTGCGAGTAAGAGGCGGCGAGAACCTTCTCTCCGTTTATAACCTTACATAATAAGTTATTCTCCGGTATTACCATAAAGCTTATCTATTTTTATGTCATGTCCGTATAAGTCCATTAACAGGTTTTGTAGATGGTGAAGATTCTTAATCTGAATAGGATCGCTTAGATCGTCTTCCAGATCCCTAAGCCCAAGATAATACCCATCATCAAAAATCTCTATAGATATTCCATAGCCTCGATATACATCCCGCCCCTTATCACGCTTGAAATAGATAGTATCAAGTATATTATCATCTATCTCAATAGGTATGACATCATCTTCCCCGGAATACCATTTCATTATCCCATCATCAACCTCACATTCAAGGATCAATGACTTACTTTCATTACGCATACCAGTAACGCACCCTACTCTCCATATATTGCCAGCCTTGTCTTTTACAAGATCCCCTATCCTTAGTTCTTTAGCCGAAATCATACTCGTCCTCCTCGTTGTAATCGTCATCGCAATCATCGACAAGAGGGGTCTCTAGCCCCTCTTCCCAATCATCATATCCGAAGTCCATTACTTACTCTCAAGCCAATCGTACAACATATCCACAAAAATCCCTACAGTTAGTTCATCGACAGATTTATCGCCAAAGACATCATCCGATATCCTTATATCCATCTTTTTTTCAATCCCTATCAATACCTCTAATAAATCAAATGGATCCATAGCTAGATCGGATGACAAATTACTGTCTTCTCTTACATCGTCAATTACCTCTATATTATTAATGTAATTGAACTCATGCATTTTCTCGAATATCTCTTCCCTCACTATCTCCAATAACTCATCTCTTTTCATAATCCTTTAAATAATTGTACAACATATTTGTAAGCTCTCCTACCGTCAATTCGTAATAAGGCTTGACATCAAGCACTTCATCAGGTATACATCTACCAGTTCTCTTCTCCATTTCCATTACGACTTCCACGAAATCAAGGGAATCCAAGGCTATATCCGCGCCCAGCTCATCATTATTGGTTATCGATTCAGGATGATTAAGCCCATTAAATTCACCTACCTTTTCGAATATCACCTCTTTTATCATTCTCAATAATTTATCCTTTTCCATAATCTAAATCGACATTTTCAATCTTCTACCTAATTCTTTTTTTATATCCGATATCCTTTCGATATCCATCTTAACATCGCCTGTGATAGCGTATTCCTTATCCATTCTCTTTGGGGGATCCGGAAGCCGGCTTATGGCGAACAACCATGCCAGCTCCTTGTTCTTGTTCTCCCTAAGATACAAGTCAGACGTCATGCCATACATTTTTATGATCGTATCGAATAACGTTGATTCCGATAAACTCATATGCGCGCTATACACATTTGATGGTTTCCAGATCAAGTTATCCAATCTCATCGTATACTCACGTTTAAGATCTATGTGGGATATTACGGCTCTTACTATAGGTTCTTCCTTGAAGTTGGTATTAGCCACGAACCATACGAGCCTTTTCTCTACCTCCTTGATAGCTCCTGTATCCTTCCCCATATCATTATATACCCCAATGATACGGTCCCGGATCCCCTCGACCTCCGGTGTCAGGCCGGGCGTCTCTATCAACATCAGCAACGATCCTCCCCTTGGTGTTATCTTCCACTTCCCGTTCTTTTGAGGCTCGATATAACCAGACGCCTTATAGCTGTCTATTTTCTCTTTTGGAATGACGTCAGCCATCTCCTCCTTTTGCCTGATCATCAAAAGATACCCGACATCGGACATTGTTAATCCTGATGTCATCATCTGTTCAAAATTAATATACATAAGTTAATGAGTTAAAATATTGACCTAATCTTTCTAGCTATTTTCTCTACTATACCAGGATGATCGGTATCGTTGTATATGTTAATCAACGTGCGTAATATATATAGCCTTGTATACTTATCGGAAAGATTGAACCAAGCTTCCTCTATACGACTATTTATCGGCTTAAACATCCTCAACTCAGGTATAAGTTCATATGCTAAAACTTTTTTTTCTATCCACTAATCCAAGCATATTAGCCGTTTCGGTTATAGCTGCACACATAGTTAACTCACGTCTACATTCTATAGCATTGTAAGCTCCTATCAATACCCTAAGGCCGTCTGCTTTCGATAATCTCTTTCCCTTTTTCATACTGTTTTACGATTTTATCCAAAGCCCCTCTTTTTAAAGAGGGGATAGTATCATATTTCATATATTCTTTTGATTTTCAATGTATTTTATAATTGTTTGTTCGGATATATGCCCTACCGATTCTACATAAAAAGATCTTGTCCATAATGTAGGAAGCTCTCTTCTAAGAGATTCAAATTCTTTTCTTAACATGTTAGCTGTATATCCTTTCAATTGTGAAACAATATGAGATATACAATCAGAAGGAGTTGCTTTTATAAATAAATGAACATGATCCGGCATTATCTCCAGTTCTTTTATTTCCCAATTGTTTTGACTAGCTTTTTCGTATAGAAGCTCTCTTAATCTTCTTTCGATATCTCCTACGAGTTTCTTTCTTCTATATTTAGGGCACCAAATTATGTGATACCCCAAATTATAGACACTTCCTCTGTTTGTTTTCCACCTGCTATCCATTTTTTACTGATTTGTTTCGCAAATATAGTATACTGTTATTATATTTGTGCCGTAAAAATAATTAAAACATGATCTCATACAAGTACAATATATATAAATCTAAGAACACTAAGCATTTAGATAAAATGCTTAGGGAATGTGCATTTGTATGGAATCATGCCTTGAATTTACAAAAACGTTATTACAGGAGATTTGGAAAATATATTTCACTGAACAGGCTTCAAAAGCACTTTGCCAAACGAATCAAAAGAATCTTTTTGCATTCCCAGACCGTACAGGAAATCCTTGGACGTCTTGACAATTCCTATAAAAGGTTCTTTAAAAAGTTATGCAAAAGACCTCCGAAGTTCAAGAAAGCAGAGAAGTTTAACTCCTTTGTATTTAAACAGGGAGGATTTGCTTTGAATGGAAATGTTTTCACGATCAATAAGATAAACAAGCGTTTTAAGTTCTCATATTCCCGTCCTTACGATGGGAATGTAAAACAGGTCAGAGTTTTAAGGGAAACATGTAATAGATATTCCATTGTCATCGTAACAGACTCGAAATCGAATAAGACCTATGAAAAGTCACGTAATGGTGCATCTGTAGGAATCGATTTCGGACTTAAAACTTACATGACATTAAGCGATGGAAAGTCTATTCAGTCTCCTTTGTTTTTCAATAGATATCAAAAGAAGATAAAGAAATGTAATCGCAACCTCTCAAGATCTGAAAAGGGATCGAATAACAGGAAAAGAAGGTTGTTCGAGCTTCATCAGACAAACAGGAAAATCATGAATCTACGTAGTGATTTTCAATGGAAGTTAGCACATCAGTTGTGTAAACAATATGATTATATTTTCATTGAAGATCTAAACATTGAAGGAATGAAACGTTTGTGGGGAAAGAAAGTTTCTGATCTCAGTCATTCTTCTTTTATTAACAAACTTACGTATATCGCTTCAAAGTATGGAGTGATAGTACATAAGATTGACAAATGGTATCCTTCCTCCAAAACTTGCGAATGTGGCTGCATTAATAAAGGTCTGTTGTTACGCGACCGCACATGGGTTTGTCCCGGATGCGGTTCTATCAACGACAGGGACCTCTTAGCCTCTAAAAATATCCTTCGGAAGGGCATTTCCGAATTGGAGAGTACGGGTAATTCCAACGGTTGTAAAACCGGGGTCCCGTACACTTGTATCCAAGAATCCCAATCACTTTAGCGGTGGGAGTATGTCAACGTATAAGATTCATTAGCCATACCAACCCTGCCAACTGATATGGATTGATTTATTGATTGATTAAGATGTCCTATAACCGACATCTTAGCCCTAACCGTATTGGCGCATCTTAGAAGGATGCGATAATCCTCTAACGCCCTCTCGTATCTTACGTCCACCCTAGCCCTTTTATCGGCGTCAGTCATGCTCTTACATGTCCCGTCCTCCCTCAGGCTTATAGCGATCTTGTCCCGTATGATTCTGATATCATCCTCGGCTATCACCAGTTCGGCGTCAAGAACCCCCTTGTATGAGCTAAGAAGATCCTCCACCGCCACAACTTCCCTTTTTAGGTTCTCCAATTCCAATACCATAGAGTTGTCGTTCATCCTCTTATACTCCTGAACTTTTTTGGATACCTCCTCGCAGATGTTAATGATCTCCTTTTCCCGTTCCCGATTGATGATATACCTAATGCTGTATTCAGACATCTCCTTTAAATAGGATATAATTTCCCGTATGCCCATCTTATTCTCGGTGGAGAAGTTGGCTTTTAACAACATCTCCATGCCTTTCATAATAACAAGCAAATAATTCTTTCTAAGTCTCATGATTAATATGGTGTTTCGTCATGTACTACATTAAAATCATCGCTAGGCGGTATGTATTGCTGCTCCAATGGAATACTGGGAGGCGGGGGCGGTAGCGTAACGACTGTCGTGTCCGGCTTGCCGCTACCCACAGGGGCATCCGAGCCTCCTGGTCTTTCTTGGCGCACCACCCCTCCATCAGGATAATATCGCTCATATCCTTTCATAATATCTACATGTATCGCATCAATCTCCTCTAATGATCTCTGACGGACTTTTACTATATGATGGAATATAAGTCCATCTACACGGAAAGAGCGCCTTGATTCACTCTTAAAACGTTCCAGATTAGGATACCAGCCTTGCGGGAATTGCATGTATGATGAATAGCCGTATCTTTTTGGAATATTCAACGCTACCATAGCCGTACACAATTGCCCCAATGTATCTGATTGATAGAAATCAGATTGTTTTGGCATATGATCCTTAGGATCCCGTCTTCCCTCAATATCACGGTTAAGTTGTGATATTATAAGAAAGAATATATTGGGAAAAGTTCTTTTAGCTATATTACACATGGTTATCAGACTATCTATATTCCTCTTAGCGTCACCCGTACCTTGTATAAGAGCTGTATGATCTATGGACACAAATACCATTTTCTTATCCTTGTTCGCTGGCATATAACTATTCCATAAGAAGTTCTGAAGCTCGTCTACTGTCGATGGTTTAGGGATGTATGTTATTCTGCTGGAGTTTTCTTCCTTAAGACATTTCTGCATTTCCTTTATCTCTTCATCAGACATCTCGTTAAGGAGAATATCTTGTATATCCTTTCCCATTTTTTTTGATAGTGAACGTAACATCAAATCCTCTGGATTCATTTCAAATTCACATCTGAGCCATACATAATCATCAGCTTGGGGATTGATATTAACATTCATTACATTGCTCATAATCTTCTGAGCCAAATAAGACTTGCCCACTCCGGGCCTAGCGCCGATAGCCACCGCATGTTGTGGGTAGAACCCGCCCAGCAACGCCTTGTCAAGATAAGCGTATCCAGTACGAGCCGGGAGAAGCTCTCCCGACTGATACTTTCTTATCCTCTCATAGGCATCCATGATAATCTCCTTGGATGACCTCCATATCCTATCCTCACTCATCCTCTTGCGTTTCTATCGCCAGCCGTATCGGATTTAGATCCTCTGTTAGCTGATCTTGATTTATATCTAAGTCCTTTAGCCGTATGGCATAAATCCTTTCCCTTCCGATAGGCTTTACCTTTCAGCTTATCGGTCTTGTAGTTCTTGCGACCCAACTCCCGTCTCTTGGCTTTCTGCTCAGGGCGGGCGTTGATCTTCTTATCCGTCTCAGCTTTCTTTCTTCTGGCCTCCGGATGTGTCCTATAATATTCAGTCGACCTCCCCATCCTCGTCCTCCTCGTCATAATCATAATCCTCTACGATAATATCCTCTCCATCTAAATATGAGGCTTTATCTCCGAGTCTGCTTCTCATGCTCTCGTAAGGATCATCTCCATCTTTTATTTCCCACACACATAAGTGCGGACCTATTATATCAATAAGCATGTTGGCCTTATCCTCGCTTATGCCTTTTTCTATCATCTTATCTCTGCATTTGTAAAAACCACATGTCTTGTTAAACACTGATCCTCCTACATAAAACCCTGTTGGCTTATGAATAAAAATTACTTTCATGTTTTATATAATTAATATTATCTATCAAAGGTGATTATATGCCAGTTTACACCCAAATTTATTTGTTTTCCCCTATATAATCACCATAGCTCATATCCGTATCACACACTACCGTATTGGTTGTATTGTCTACCACATGAAACAGAAACTCCGGGCATCCGTGGCAGGCGTTACTCCCGATCGCCACCGCTCCGTGCCTAGAGCAAGCCTTACCTATCGTGGTACCCTCATGTATCTGTATATGGTTCTTCCCATATACCTTGATATGTCTCATAACATTAAGCAATGATAATAAGGACATCTTATACGGAGACACATGCTCTTCTGGTATTCCTAGCTCACTGGATAACTCTTTGTAAAAGTTTTTCCTTTCATAACTCGACTCTTTCAAGAACCTATCGATCTCAATAGCTGTTATATCCATGGCCCTAAGAAGCTCTGGTTTCGCCAATCTCCCTACTGGTTTACCCATCGAATCAGACCTCATCCAAGCCCCACACTTCTCGCACCCTACTTGCTTCCCCTCTACCGTATTTATCATAGTGGACGGGTTCTTGCAGTATGGGCATATGGACCCGTTTAACATAGCTTTCTGGGCTAAAGACAATTCTTTCATACCGTCTCCTCCATCTTAACATTAAATAGATTGCAGAATCTATTAAAATTCCTGTTTTCTATTTTCATATCCTCCTCATACCTGTCAATTGACTTGATGAAATCATTGTAACAGTCCTTGCACAGCCATTGATTGATCACCGCCACGTAATAACCTACGGATGTAGGTCTGTTACACATATCACAAATACCTAAGCACCCGTATCTGGTAAGCTTATCCATCATCTCCTGTCTTGTTATTTCAAGCACCTTGAATCCCTTGTAATTATCAACTACCTTTGCCATTATTATAAATTTGTTTAATTATAAAATAATCCGCTATATCCATCCCCTCATCTATATTGGGTTTTGATTCTAGAAAATCACTTATCTCTATATTCATCCCCCTCATCTCCTTGTCTACCTTCTTTCTCCATTCGTTGAAAGCGTCGCCCTTATCCGGATACAGGACTATCCGCCTCCTACCCAATGTCTCTATCATCTCCCTCTTCAACATATGGATACCGCCACAGGCCATGAACAACCCACTAGGGTACACGATGTTGCAGATAACAGCTGTCTTCTCTGACTCTACTATATACACCGGAGCGTCATTGGGATAGAAGTTGATAAGGAACTCCCCGAACAGGCATTGCCTAAGCAGGTAATCCTGACCGTCCAGTATATGCACCCAACATACGTGATCCATGGGAACCTTTACCCTCTTCCCGTCAGGCCCGTAGTCCATTATCTTCCCGGTCCGCACCACCCAATTCTTATCCAGTTGCCAGAACACACAGCACTTACCCCAGTCCCCGAATCTCATCATCCCCACCTTATACAAGCTAAATGCCCTATTGGTATGATACGATCCGAATATATTGGATAGATAATCCTGAAGATCAGATGTCTCGAAAGGATTAAGCGTCTCAAACATCTTGCTTACCGGAATGCAGTTGGCTATATCCGGATCCATAGGAGGTCTGTACCTCCTTAATACTTTGTTTGAATCGGTAAAAAGATCATTGTTCCCAAGTTCGCTCCCTGTTGGATATTTAAAGTAACCACATTTATTTTTATGATCACACACCCCAAACTGCTCTCCAACGATCTGACCGGTGGTTACGTCCACGTACGGCGTAAAGCATCTATCCCTGCCGCATTGCGGGCACGTCAGCTTCATCCTTGGTTTGCTATGATCCAGCTCATACCGATGAACGCTCTTATTGAACTCCCTAAATCCCATCACCCTCTCCTCTCATTCATGACTCTATATATATAGTCCCTCAGCGGCTCTTTCCTTACCAACTTATTAACATCAAACTCGCCTTCTATATCTAAGGATCCGATTCTTGATGTAACCGTATAATTAGTTTTCTCGAACTTATACTTACCTTGGAGATATACGACTGTAGCCATATTCAATATAGGATTATCGGTCTGTCTCTTAAGCTTATACTGGCTGGTCTTTGCGGTAGGATCACCCGGAGCGAAGTTATATATCTCCTCTATCTCCAATATCTTTCCATAGTTCTCCAGTATCATTCTTCTATATAACTCAAGTTGGAAAGCATACTCGTCATAGAAATTGCCTTTCCTGTTTGATTTGAAGTCCAATATAGCGAATATCCTCCTACATCTTTTTATCTTCTTTTTCTCCGTCTTAGGTTGACCTTTCTTGGCTCCCGTCTTATAGAACTCTCCTGTCTTGACCTCTATCTCCACCATCTCCGGCTCGCTATCCATCTCCACCACAGCATCCACAGAGGAAGCCACTTTCAATCTCCTTGACCTCAACATCTTCTCAATCAACACAGGTTTTACATGTCTTTCTTTACAGAATATAGCGAATGATATTAGGTCTTCTATCAACTCATCCATATTATCCACTAATATCCGCTCCATCCTATACTTGTCTATTCTCAACTTAGCTTCCTTGACAGCTTTTCTTATCCATGTTGGAATCAGTTTTATCTTAACTCCAGTCAGATACAATCCAAATAAGTAATGCATGATCGTACCCAAGTCAGCCCGGTAGTTGGCGTACTCGTCTGGATCCTTACCCTTGAGTCTCATCTCATTTTTCCATTTTTCTAATGCCCCGGAAGTATCACAATACCCATTAGCGATATTGTTAGTAGCCCCATCATATATGATAGGGTATCCATCAGCTCCCATTTCATAATAAACACGCTTGCCAGCCACGGTCATTCTGTATAAGACTGGTGTCGGGATATCCTTGATCCATTCAGCGGCATAATACTGTTGCTCAGTCTCCAGATCATACTCAATTTCTATCTCCTCATCAGGTTCTTTTTTAGGCTCGTCAACAGGCTTTTCTTCCTCATAGATATCTTCCTTCGGAACCGTTGATAAAACGTCTAATATGCCAAAGAATGCGGTAAATTTAGGATCTGTATGATATGCTCTTAATATTGGAAGTGATGATCTCCAGTAGTATGATGGACACACGTCCTTTATCTTGCCTAAACCCGATCCTCCTATCTCTCCATTATCCTCGATAACCACATTGTGTCTCTCGGATAAACGGACTCTCATGTCATCAAACAGTTCTTGATCGCTTATGACCTCCATGATCGTCCCATAACTATATATCGTGTCACTTATAGCCTTATATCCTAGGCCTAAAAGTAATCTTTGTTTTCTTCTATCCATGATAATAATCTGGTTTTTAATTTACCATCCTCCTCGACTCTAGGCGCGAGATCCCTCATCCTTCTGGCCGCCAACAGCCATACGTTACCAAACTCATCCAAGAGCCGGCTAAAATCCATCGTATCTAATAGATAATCGAATCTTGTATGCTCATCAGCCGTCAAGTAGATAATGTTATCATTATCCTCGGCGACCGATTTATATTTCCGTTTAGGGTATAAGTGACAGATGTTACTTACCCCAGGACATGGTATATATGCGCCGGTAGCAGATCTCCTTGTCATACTCAATCTAGTCACATGGGCGCCAAAGAACACGGCTAGGCTCCTACCCCTGGGCTTGGCCTTCGCCCGTATCGCCGTCCTTCCCTTTGGCGGTAGCTCCTTGGCCCTGCATACTTGGCATAACCCTTTGCTTCTGACAGCTACCATCCTCCCGCATCTCTCACACGGCAACATCCTACCTCTCATGCTTTCTTTCGTTTATAATTCTTATTGAACTCCATAAGGCTTATGGCCCTATATCTTTTAAGCCTATCTATCTTACTCTCCGCCCAATCCTGTTCCTTGAAATTGATGATCGTGTCGAATATCTGAGCTAGTTCCCGGATATTAAAACTCCTGTTTTGTATCTTCTTATAGAACCCCGATCTGCTATATCCTAATTTAGAAGCTAGATAAGTTTTGTTAGACAATGTGAGGATACGATAAATCGTACCCTCCATCTTGCTTATCTCCATCAACTTCTCGGCGACGGATGATGTGGTCTCATAGCTAGCTTTATTGCTTACTATTCTCATGTTTCTCCGGATTCCTGATCTTACCATCAAACTCATAGAAGTCCATCAGTTTCTTCTCTTCCTTGATACAAGTGACAACGAAGTCTGATATGGTTCCTTTCATGCCTTCCTCGAAATTCTTTTTGGCATGATCAAGGTCATTGGCCCGAACGATGTAGTTAAACGCCTTGCGTTTCTCATTGCCCGATTTCTCGTCTATCGTAATATAATCAGCCGTGACCTTATAGAACCGGTCTCCATCCATGGCGAATAATTCCGCTATCCGGAATCGTTTGATATCAACACTAAACTCACCGGAGATAAACGGTTTCATCTCCTCTATGATTCTAGCTTCACACTCGGTATAAGAAAGAGCATCTACTAAATATTCTTCCTTAACCTTCTTCTTCATGCCATTCTCGGCATCGGTCTCATAAGAAACCGTACATTTAAACCAATTGTGCATCTTATTAATCTATGTTGTTGTTAAACAATGGGTAATCCTTTATCCCTTCACGAATATATCTTTCCGTATCATCATCCACGTCATAAGCTTTCTTAAAAAACGTCATAGCCGTATTCGTATCATGATCCACCAACGGAAGATATTCCTTTACAAAAAGGAATCTAAGATGATTCATATGATCAATCTTATTTCTTACATCGATTACCTTCGACCAGATCTCGGCATGGATTTCACTCATTCTTTTTATACCCTTCTTGTATTTATCTACCTGATCTTTATACTCCTCCTCAATCTTATTATTCTTGTCCTTTATAGATTTGTAGGATTCCTCATCTTTCGTATCAAACATTGGAATATGTTTGATATTGATTATATCCAACTTATTATATATCTTATCATTGGATATAGTGAAATCGTATGTAGTCTTGTATAAATCAAACTTACTTAAGAACTTAGCTATTTTAATAGCATCATCCTGATTAAAAACAGCTATGCTCAATCCTTCTAAAAGGTAGAAGAAATTAGATGGAGAAATAGGTTTGTAGTCGTATGTCTTCATAACTGGAGGTTCGTCCACAAACCTAACACCCTCCTTAGCGCATCTTGTTATGATCAATCTATCTATCTGCTCGTCAGTAAGATCATATATCTCCTGATCGGTCATCTCATTAATTGTCTTCATCGTCATCCTTCTCCATCATTATAGCCTTTACCGCCTTTTGTTTATAAACCTCACTCATAAGGCAGGTAAAATCCATATCATCCATACCAGCCATAACATCGGCTTCTACTTCCAAATTCATCTCAATGTTCATTACCGAGACTTCATAGTTACTATCATCTTCTTTATAGAAAATGACTTTACCACCATACTCGAAACCATCATCCTCGGCCTTAACCATATCGATGATCTTCTCTAACTCCTTTACAAATTTACTCTTTTTCATATGTGTAATTTTTATGTGTCTACAAAAGTAGACATTTTGTTTTTGGATTAAATTAAATAATAATTATTAATAGTTAATTGACTTTTTTCATTCCATCAGCTTTTTTCTGAAGGCTTTCCGCTAAATCATAGAAAGCTATATTTACCAAATCATAATCTTCCGTGGTCCGTATCGATCTACTTACCTTATCCGATTCTATTAAAATATCAACGCTTTGAGCGAATACCTCTAACGCCAATATCATGGCCTCTCTTTTTGTCATATTTAAAATTTTACATTTTTTATATCAAAATAATCTATGAATCTATCCCATAGCTCTCTATTCTTTTTATTAGGCTTGAATTTTCCGGATTGTACTCTTCTCACCAGTCCCTTAAAATCATCCACTGTTCTCTTTGATAAATACCATGCTAATACCATATTTGGATTTTCTCCTAGCTCTTGATAGTTACCATTTTTTACAAGTATTTCTATCTCATTCAAGAACTTCTTTGTCTGATGAGGGTAATCGAATGGGTATCTCATCATCTCTCCGATACTAGACATCGGACATAATATACATCCTATTCTCTTCGCCCCCTTATCATATAGATCACAATATTCGATACCCATCTTATTCAAGAACTCCCATACATCCTTGTCCGTCCATGCAAGTATTGGAGATATTATCACCTTGTCCTTTCCTCCAACGCAAGATACCATCTTTTCTTTATGCTCATCGAACTGATCGAATGATATATCATACTTTCTTTTACTAGTTCCGATCTCATTTCTTTTGGATCTTGTTTTTGATTCCTCCGATCTTATCCCTACTAAAGTTACCGTACCTCCTCCTCCTCTTTCTTTAAGTACCTCGCAACAATATCTTTGAGTTTTTGATGGGAGACATTTCTTTTTTCTTATAAGTTGGTAAAAATTGATATCCGGAACATGCCTTATCACGTCTGGATAATTGTTCTTCACGAAAGATACTATGTTCGCCGGATCCACTGTAGTCATATTCATATGAGCCTCGAATTTAACGCCGGCTAATTTAGCTATATGGTAAAGAGCCTGACTATCCTTACCTCCGCTGAAAGCTAGATAATATCCCTTATCGTAAAATCTTAGGGCAAATTCTTCCCCTTTTCTTAGTACCTCAATGGAGTGTTTTATTTTCTCCATCAACCCATCGGAAAAACTATATTTATTTTTAAGCTCCTCCATCTCCATATTATTATCCTCCATATATCTTAAGTCCTTTTATGTTGTATTTGCTTATATCCGCGCACAAATTACACCCTCCATAACAACAACACCATGAGCAAAAGGCTAGTCGCTCCTGCTCCGGCCTACCTTGAAACTCCACTGCCGCCCTATACCATGCCGGGGATAACACCCTAACCTTCTCCGGTACGGGCGGCGTCATGAACACCGATCGCAGCCTTCCTTTGGCATCCTCCCTACCTCTTATCTGGATTATCTTTTAACAGTTCAGTTATCTTCTCATCCTTCAACATATTTTGCTTTCTCATGTTATCCACAATGAAGGTCGCGAACGCCATGTCATACCTCTTCCTTAACTCATCGACAAAAGATTTAGCTCTTGAGCTTATGATTGTCTCAATGCTGCTGTCTACGATTTTCTTGATCCTACCTCTTATAAGCTCATCAACCGTCAGCTCTTCTTCCATATAATCTATTCTAAATTTATACTTCTTCTTGCTGGCGTTCTCGATCAGCTCACTCATCGACTCCCTCGCTATATCAGTAAGTTTATCTGATATAGGCTTGGATATCTCCTTCATCAACTCATTCTTGAACTCATTCTTAAGCTCACATACTATCATGTGCCTTACCGAGCCGGTGAACTCTTCCTTTAATGACACCTCATTATACATAGCGTCATTGAACACGTCTTCTAAATCTAATTCTACTTGAATTTTCATATCATTATATTTTAGGTAATTATATATAATAACTTCACACTTCAACTATAATATAGAATAGAGTATAATTGCCTTAATAATTATACCCCAATATCTGCTCCATCTTCTTTAACCCAATTAACCGTATCGCAATGCCAGCAATACCCTGTCTCGGAATCCTTTTTATGAGAATGGGAACCACATGTAGCGCACCAATAATTATCATCTATATTGTATGTGTAACTTTTATCCTCATGCATCTTATCTATTCTAGCTACCCTATCTTCCAATAGATCCTTTAGATAATGGCATTCATAAGGCCTATCTTCTTCCCTTAATATATAAACATCTATGTCCATCATATTCCCCATCCTGTCCGTGCACATACACTCGGCGGCATGACGTACGCTATCTTCCGGCATCCCCGGGACTATCTCCCGGATCACTGCCTCCATCTTCTCTTGGTATTCGGTGTCTACCTTAGCCACCAAGTCTTCTAGTTTATCTATTAAGCTCATAATTTTTATTGTATATAATTACTATTTGATATTTATACATATTTATTCTGTATCATCTTCACCTTCACCTATCATATCCGTATGACCAAATACCATATCAATAAATTCAAGCATCTCATCATTAAACGATCCGCTTTCTTCTTGCAGCTTCCTACATTCATCCTCGGTCAATCCACAAGAAGACACCAGTTCCTCTGCGGCCTGCGTCCATCGCCCGTCGTAGGCTAGCTCCTGAACCGCCAGCCATATCCCTTGATTCATGCCCTCCATTCTTGCCTTATCTAAAATATCCTCATCTTTCTTAACTGCTTTCCCCATGATCTTTTCCCTCCATTTCTTCTAATATGATTTTAACCAGATATACTACCTCGTCTATCTGGTCGTAATAAACATTCACCCCATCAACTTTATCATTGTTTTCATCATATCCATCAACCATCAAATTATCTTCCCCCGATAAATACACGGATGTTATAGATAAACAAATCAACCCAATATCGGTAAAGACCCTTATTTCAGCCGGAAAATCATCTACATGGGTTCCGCTATCCATGTCAAGATCAAGTCTCCCTGTTCTCTTGATCAAATCAACCATAGCTCCATAAGCTACTACGTTCGCATTTAATAGCATTTTATTTAATGCATTTACTCTTTCTACGTCCTTCATAATCTCTAACCCCTTTGTATTACATTGTTATACGTTATTCCGTTATCTTGAATTAGTTTCATAAACTGATCTTCGGTATAAGCCAGAGATTCCCCTCTGTTAGCCCTCTCTATATTCTCACTCATCATCCCTATAGCCTGTATTAAGGCTGCTGAGGAGTTGGCTATCAATTTAGCCGCTTCCATTATCCTATTATCGTCCATAATCATATTACTTTAACTTCCTCGTTCCACAAATGTCTTTCATATACCATGGTGATTCCTATCAGGATTCCGGTATCTCCTCCCCAATAATTAAGTATTTGATATTTAAACTTATGGAGTAACCCTTGTATCCCTCCTTTATCCTTGTCATAAGGATAAAAATCAGATAATTTTACTGTTTTCATCTTTTGCCTTATTAACGATACATTTGTAAAACAACCCTATCTTCCGCCTCCCCATCATCAGGATGGACATCGGTAAAATCAATGATCGAAAAATCATATAAATATGGTGTGTACTCTGTCTCGTAATCATCACCGGCTACCGTTACAATCATTCCATTGCGCTCACCATTGTTGATTTTCTTTGCCAACTCTAAATCAAATGGTATTGTTATCATTTTCTTTCCCATAATTTTACATGTATTTATATTGTTATTTTCACTTTAATTATATCACTACATTGTAGCTTTATCTGTTCAGCCAATCCAACGAACATGGGCGGACGCCTCGTTCCCTCGCCCACCTTACCCATACACGCCGGCTCCACCGGTAACGCTACCCATGACATCTTGGATGTCTCTCCCGTAAATCTGATAGCGATCGCCATAGCTCTCAAATGTTACTTGATAGCTGTTTAATCCCATTCTAATTGTCTCGCAATACCTTCCATCTCACTATACGCTATCCTGTGACACCCAGCAACCAATATATCATTCTTATAGCTATTGATCTTCCATTTGTGACTGGTTGTATCCAATACCATATCGTGTTGGAATTTACCGCCATTATGGAAGAACTTTATCAATTTCCAAAGTCTCTCAGCTTCAGCTCGCCCTATCTTGATATTCTTGCTAGTCTCAATTATGCCATTCTTAATGCGAAGCCATACGTTAGGCTGGTCATCCTCCAAATAATAATGTGAATATAATTTCAGAATCTTGCCAGACTTCCACATCTCGATCTGTTCTTCAATTTTTTTCTTGCGATCTTCTTTTTCTTTTCTTCTTTTTTCAAAAATTAAAGCCTCTTTTTTCGCCTGACTGTCTTCCCATCTCTGACATCTGGCCACATACCCAGCCCACGTTCCTTCACCACAAATCTCATCTACTATCACATTGGTCGTTCCTAAAGTTTCTAACGCTTGATGATTTAGCAATACCTCAAACACACGCTTTAACTCATGGACGTATTCACTTTTAATCTTATCCGATCCATAAGATAACTCATGTTTAGTTCCGATCCATGTGTTTGCACTCTTTTTAAGAAGGCTCTTGGGAGTACCCATATTAAAGAACTCAATATAATCCATTAGACTTCTAAATACTCCCCAAACATCCCTATAAGACAGGCTTGTTCTAACCTTCTTGTATTTCTCGATAACCTCTTTGATAAGCTCCAATTGACTGGTGATAAAAGCCATGCTGCCATCATCAGACATATTATATCCAACATAAAATACCTTTGAGCCAGTTGGTATTGCACTACGAACACAATGTTGATGTTTACAGGTGGAAGAAGAATAATACTTATCGTTAAGCAAATACGCCTTTTTACCACACTTATTTCTTACGATTCTTCCAACCTCAAAATGATAACCATAAGAATAAATACTTCTACCTTCAAAGAAAAAATTACTACCTCTTGCGGATTCTTTCTTTTCGTTTGCCCATAAGTGAGCGACCATAGAGTTGTTCATATCAATATTTTTTTTGTTATACAACTACAGATTAATAATACGATATACGTTCATTATCCGTTAATCCAGCGTAATCATCATCGATTAACGGGCAAGCCCAATAAACTGGAAGCCTATATCTTATTATCTCTATATTCATAATCTCATCAATTTACAATGTGAATTTTCAAATACGGGAACCATTCCATGCGCCCTGAAATACTCGGTCGCTATTTTAAAAGCGTACAAGGCAGGTCTTTCCTGGATATTTCGTGTTGTCTCATAAAGAGATATTGGCTGGCAAACATAGAATTTCTCATTACCAAGACACCCAAAAAACCCATCCAAATAACTTTCATCACAATTAGTGCCTCCCAGTATCAACAAATCACATCCTGTCTTTCGTGTTCCGAGAATAAATGTCTTGTTCTTGTTTTCCGGAAGCATGAATATTTCCTTATCAATCTTAAACCAGTCAATCTGGCAACTCTCTACATCACGACGAACAATCTCGTCAATCTCACGGGCATATTCTTCTTGTGTTTTCATGCTATTTCATTTAATTGTCCAACATACACATCCCCATTCTCATAATAAAGTTGATTTTCGTACTGATTATGATGAAGCTCCTCACGTATCGCATCTTCATTATCAGCCCAATACTCATACTCCTCATGCCATGACTTGAAGAAGTTATCATAACATTGCCTCATCAGATCCTCTAAAGAAAAATCCTCCGGATAAGTACACCATACATTGTAATAATCAATTATAGGTTTCAGGAGATAATAATCATAACACATCCCTGTCAATGGGCAATTATCTCCATAGTCAAACATCACCCTACTATACTTGTGCCTGTATTTGTATTTCCCATCAATATATTTACCTGACGTGGAGAAATACTTGCCCTTGATAATATATGGCATAATATTGTTGTTGATATATCTGAATAGTAATTTGCCGCATAGATTATCAGGGAATATATCACGATGATAATCTGTAGGATGTTCATAAATAGGATCTTTGTATTTAAACTCATAACTAAAATCATATCTCTCGTATCCAACTTCCCAACCATAAACCTTAGTATCTGTCAGATCTTCAAAGGCTTCCATTGACTTTTTATAGTCTATGTCATAAGCATCCATACATTGCTCCATTACATTCCAACGCTCACGCTCTATGATCCTTTCTTGTGAGTCTTTTGACAGCTCATCAAACTCATACAGTTTTAATACAATCTCTTTCATAATTCCTCCTCTTTTAATATAACTAGATCCCTAACGTCAATCGAATGACATACGTACCTCCTTATGTTCACGTTTAGAGATATGATTGTGGCTATTCTCACGAACCACCACAATCCAGATTCAGATATTACTCATCCTTTATCTTTACGAATGGGTTTTCTACATAAAACTCCACCACATCCTTAGATTTTATAGATGTCACTATACCGGTGGTATCCACAAATCCATCTGTTTCATCCATTGTCAAATCTTCTATTTTATCTCCAGGCAGAAAACAAAGATTATAGTCTTGATCAATATACATAATCATCTTTAACCTAACCATGTCATCAATGATGCCCTTCATTCTCTCCACAACATCTAATTGATCATTAGTAAGCATTAATTTACTTTTTGAAGATTTTACTAATCTCATGTCTCCATTCTTGTCAACTACGGTTAAATCATTAAATCTATACACATCTTCACATGTTCTGTAATATGTTTCCTTACAATAAATTTTTCCTTTATTATCTATTTCAATATCAAAATATTCCAACTCACCCTTGACAGCTCTTCCGTTTTTGCATTTCCACACATCACCTATTGGAGCGAATCCATATAATGACTTAAAAACATCATATATTGATAGTTTTGTCTTAGGGATGCTCTTATCCTTTTTAAAACATTCTTCGGACGAATAAAATAATTTCCCATTTAATGTCTTCTCAGTCCTACATCCTCCCCATGTTCCTACATATCTAACTGCTCCATATGTAAAACTGATCAAGATCTTATCAATCTCAAACCACTTTAATTTTCCTGACATATCGTCAAAAAGATATCCACTCTCTAGATAAACTGATAAATGCTCTTTTATTTTCATAACAATTTATTTTTTTTAAATTAAACAACATCATTTGCCTTGATCACTATAAATCTCAATACTCCTCTAAGTATAAGAATTTTCATGATACAACTCCCCTGTATAAGGACTCCGGATTGTCCCTGACTCCACCGCCGCTGGGTCAACGGCCATCAGTCCTGCGCCTATCTCATAATATAGCTCAAGATCCATTGGCTCTAACGCTACTTTCTCCGCTTCTTCCCGGCTTAATCCTGACAACATTAAACATCTAACTTTATTTTCATAAGCAATGGGTGTTTTATCTGGACTTAACCTTACTGATATTATTTCAGCATCTTTTGCGCTATTAATAACTAACTTCCTTTTCATATCATTATCACTTTTCATAATATTACTTTTTATGTTTATGTTTCAACCTTTTGATAGCGTCTTTCTTTGAGTACGCCTCCACCTCCTCTCCTTTGATCCGGAACTTCCTCAACTCCTTCCGATCTCTCGCTGGTTTATAATCCGGATTGAATGCCATCCCGGACCGTTGTTTGTCCCCTGCAAATATCTTGTCTTGCGACATTATGTTCGCCATCATAGCCGCCAATCCCATCAATATCCTTGTTTTTACCATATCATAATATTACATTAAACCTCTCATTTAAGCTATCTAAAGCCCTTTGGTACTCCTCTTCCCTATCGAACTTAATCTGAGTTCCGCTCTCCAAGCCGAAAGATAGGTGGAAGGATATAACCCAGCCCGATCCGTCCACGGCCTGCCCCTTGGGCCCCCACGACATCACCTACATCCACTAGAAAATACCGGTATCATACTTCCATCACACATCCTAACGAATTTATATCCTACATATTCATTGCATAAGAAACATCTTCTTACTGGGATAAACCTTATTCTACCTCTATTAATGATATTTATTAATACCTCACGATTCATATTATTCCCTTAATTTACGTTTAACCTCCTTAACATATTTAGGGGAATGTAGTCCCCTATGCAATCTTATAGCCCAATCTATATCCTTTTTAGGATTATGATGAGATTGATATATCTCGAACATTTCCCTAGCCTTGACAGGGTTCGTTCGATCTTCGTATCTATATCTCCTTTTCTCCCGTTTAAGGCGTAATATCCTATTAACCTCATCAACGTATATCCTTTTCATTTGCCACCTCCCTAAAGCCCCGGATGAGGCGTTATACGCTCGATCGTCATCCTTTGACTCCACGAAAGACAGGGCGGCCGCCAGCTTATCCCATACCCTTGCCTCTACCACGGCAGGGCTTGGGGCGTGGGGCAAGCCACCGCTCCCTTTTGGCGGTGTCAACATTATCATCATCGTTACGAGTAAGTATCTTATCATACTCCCTTGTTTTTATAAAATTCCTCTCCAAATCTCACATTATCCACATAATCTTCCATACACTCATGAACAATTATATGAATATCCCCCTCCGTGTATGTTACCTCGGACATTAACCTCTCATTGGTCATCCACCAAGAATAACTATCAATATGCCGTATCTCAAATCCATGATCATGCAACGCATACATAACATTATATCTTAAATCCCTGTCCATCATCATACACTCGTACACGATATAGCCATTGATACTTTCATAAGACCTACCGAACGTATAAACGTACCTACCCATCAACTTATACAACTCCCTTGCCATAGGATTCGGGATCGCCTCATCCATATCAAAATCCCCATCTGGATCAATAACCCACTCTACATCCCGCTCATCAATACAAGCCCTAGGCATTCCTATTGTCCGTACATAAAGACGTGATCGGTGATCCTTGCTTAACACCGTCCCGATATACTTTTCCCCTTTGGCATATCCTATATTATGGTTGCCGGTTATATTAAATACAATTTCAGCTCCTATCTTAATTTCATCCATATTCAAGATGTTTGTATCATTTGTTATCTTTTTTATACAAAAAGAGGATATAATGGCATAATATTATGATATCAAGACACGAATGCGTTATCTATCATATTATCATACATATCCTCTATACAACGTCATTTATGGCATTATATCGTATATGATGTCGCAGGTCATAAATACATCTAATTAACCCTTTTTTTAGGGCTTATCGCCATTTAGGTAACTAGCTATGCCTAATATTTTCGAAATAAGGGCTTTTTTAGCCTCATACTCATCGTTTATCCCTATTATCGCATATCTGTATACCATCCCATTCTTCGACACCTCCACGCCCACGTATTTAGGCGCAACGGCATCCTTATGTAATACGATAAACGGGCTTTTGCCGTCTAGCTCATTTATCAACTGATTAAACTGTCGCCTTGTCATCTGATAGTGATATTATTTCCATGTTATAAATACGATCTCTTTTTACCCTTATCTTCTCGCACAGCTCATCGAAGCACCCATCTTCTTCTAACCTACCAACATAATATGATACATTCGATTTAGAGCTTCCTTGAAGATATATATTTCCTCCTATATTCCTTGAGAAAAAATTAGGTAAGACCATCTTTTGTCTCTTATCCTTATTATCCATATAAGATATGACAACAACCCATAATTCTGGTTCCCGTTCTTTTACCGATAACATAAGATCGAGACCCGATTGACCATTGATATTCCTCCTGCCAGTCTCGTTATAACGAAGAATAATATAATCATCCGCTTTATCATCCTCAATCATCACGACCATAGGGCTATTACCCTTCCCATTATCACATAATATTCTTGGCTCTTTCCCGTCGCGGAGATATACCTTATCGTAATCTCCGTTTTTGTATATCTCAAAATCAAACTCTATCACCATATCATTTCCTCCTATTGATATATTGTTGTGTACGACCTTCTTTTATTTTTTCGAAATAAAACTTATTTCCATATAACCGGGTGAAGCAGATGTTATATCCGAAATGCTCCGCACGTCTGATTTGCGCATAACCTCTACTGATGTCCTTATCATCAATCAGCGTAACAAAACAATGTGATCCTACTTCTGTATTCAAAACCAGATTTTCCCAATCTTTTACCTCCATATCAAATCTCCTTAAATAATTTTTTGTTATGATTATCGCTATTATACCATTTATCAATATTATCGTACTGCTTTGGATAAACCCCATAAGACCTACACCACCTAGGTAACGGCCCGTTCAGCACGTCTAACGCCGTCGCAAGATCGAACGTAGCTTCCTCCTTGACACAACACCCCGATCCACTTCCACGGCTCGGTATATAGGCTCTACTATATGCTACACTCATTCCATATTCTCCATGACTCAGATACCCGATGTTGGGTGAATCAGGGAAGGCGTAATACAACATTATATAATCACCCTTACTCCAACTTCTATTATAAGTATCATCCTGCCACGCAAAAACCCTGCAACCGGCTTCTTTCAATTCCGCTGCCGCTCTTTTTAAAGTATTGTCCATATGCTATTTAATTAAGTTGTGTCAAGGCACCGGGAACCGACCCCGGATCATATCCGCACACGTACGATCATGATATATCCTTCCACCCCGCCAAGGTCATGGTCACAATATTAACAAACTAAAATCTAATGTTCATATCATTACACATCTTAAAGAAGACCTCCCTTATGATCTTTTTGTACAAGATGTATATCTCATCATCATCATCGAACTCCACTCCCCATGAACGTAATAAATACCTGATATCGCAATCCGCTATATGAATCCTGAATATAGACGGAACGCTCATTATGTAGTCCTCGAAAGCTTTCTTAATCCCATCCCTTTTGATATGCTCTTTATACTCATCCTTAAACACGTTAAGCATAAAAGCCAGATACTCCCTATCATATCTAAACCGCTTTTTGTAATTATCAGTATCTATGTCGTATTTTGACATACCTCTTCCTCCTGTTTTTGATATTTAATGACCCTTTTCTCCCCATACGCCTTCGCTAACTGAATAAGCTGGCCGGTAAACACCTTGGTACGGTGTCTTACAATCTTATCCACCAACTCCGGGCATCTGGTTCTCCATCTATAATTAACCTCGCCCTTAGCTTTCTTCTTGTAATATCTGTAAAATGTTACGGCCACTACCACTTCTCCATCTTGTTCAAAAGCCACTAAATCGTAATTGTTGTAAACTATTTCGTTCATGTTGTTATTATTTTTATGTACTTAATCACCTCTTTTGGTAAGGATGCTAGATTCTTAACTCTTTTACCGAAATCGTATGAATGTCTCCTATATGGATAATAATCACCAACATATATTCCTATCCCTTGTGGATGAAATGGATTTTCGCCGCATGCAAACACAGGATAATATACCAACCCATTACTATCTTTACCCTTATAACTTACACATATTATCGTGTATCTATCTATCTCCCCATCGCCAATATCATACACCCTTACTTTTACCTTCACGCCATTGGCGTTTGTTATAACATTATTCATACGCACCTCCTTTGTCGTTCACGATCAAACTAATCTATCTCCCTACCATATATAGTATACGATCCACACCAGCCACGATTCTCATTCGAGACCCTAATATGATATACAGGCTTATCTCCTGCCATACAATTAGCGTAAGATAATACCTCCGACATGTTTCTGAACCCGGAATCCGCCGCCGATTTCATAAGTTTCCGATCGTACCCGAATACCCATACCTTCATAATATCCCTTTCCTTTACAATTCTTCTTATACGCATAATCTTGCCATAAAATAAATAAACATAAAATCTATTCTCTCTTTGTTATCATCCAGCCTATGCCCGGTGATCTCAAAAACAACCCTACGCTTTTCTATAGTCTGTATATTATCTAACTGAATAGCTATGTAAGGATATTTCATGACTTTCTCTCTATTGATGTTATACAAAATAGCGTTGACATCTTGCCCGCGAAAATACATATTTACCCCTATATAGCTGGCAACCAAAAGACATTCGTCTATTACCCCATCAGTATCGAATAGCAATAACATATCATCCTTCTCGATAGTATATTCCATATCAAGGATCTTGATACGTTTGCTTCCGTCCTTCTTATCTGATATAAGAACCTCTATCATATCCTTATCAGTCGTAAGGATATAATACGCCTCGTCCTTTGTAATATTATTACGAAGATAAGACAGTATCTCATCTTGTAATTTTATAATCTCGTCCATGTTATTAGTATTTTATATTACCACGCCAAAGGAAAGAACGGCAGCCGACACCCGCAGCCTACCACGCCGTGACACCGCCGCCCGTTCCCCTTGGTGTTATTCCGCCACCTCTAATTTCCCGTAATAAGGATAGAAACAACCGTCTCGATAAACCGAATATCTGAGCGTTTTATCCTTTGCCTCATAGATGGAAACACAACCGCTGTTATAAGCGTTGGATAGTTCTTTCGCTACAAATCCGCCTATTCGTTTATAGGTTTTAGGCGTATCTTCCAATGGCCTGCCTACATATATTTTTACTCTCTCGCACTTCTTGTCGCCTACGTATATATCCTTTCCGCTAAGCTCCATTAAATACATGAATCTCATATCAACCGATTTTAAATCCAACATTCCTCTATCTCTATCTCCATATGATCCTCCCAATCGCACCTATCAACGTCCTCTCCATCCTCAAAGTAATAGTAAGCCCATACCTGTACGCCTCCTACCTCTATATATCCATCACTTTTCCATTCTATCAACCCGTCTTGCCTTACCACGTTGGTAGGCTCAGCCCCTAGCGACAGCAGATTATTTACTATACTACCGCCAAATACGTTCCTTGCTTCTTCTTTCGTCATATCACTAACAGATTTTTAATATTACACTAACGCCAAAGGGGAACAGGGGACGGACGACCAGCGGGGCCGACCCCACGCCACTACCGCCCCCCCCGTTCTCCCTTGGTTTCCTTCGCATCACCCCATACTAATAAACAATATCTACCCACCATCACTCACAACCGCCCCCCCCCTTGACGGAAAACTCCTACCACTTGTAAACTTCTATATTTGTGTGGAAGATACCACCTGCTTGCTTGAAAGACGTTTCCTTGCTCGAAAGGTATTTCCTTGTTTGGTGTTTTTTCTTGTTTGGAGTTTTTCCTTTTTTGGTGTTTTTCCTTTTTTGGTGTTTTTCCTCGTTTGGAAAGGTCTTTCCTCGTTTGGTGTTTTTCCTTGTTTGGAAAGGTTTTTCCTTGCTTGAAAGGCGGTTTCCTTGTTTGGAAAGGTCTTTCCTTGTTTGGTGTTTTTCCTTGTTTGGAAAGGTTTTTCCTTGTCTGGAAAGGTCTTTCCTTGTTTCTTTTTTGGTGGTGTTTTTCCTTGTTTGGAAAGGTTTTTCCTTGTCTGGAAAGGTTTTTCCTTGCTTGAAAGGCGGTTTCCTTTTTTGGAAAGGTTTTCCCTTGTTTGGAAAGGTTCTTCCTCGTTTGGTGTTTTTTCTTGTTTGGTGTTTTTTCTTGTTTGGTGTTTTTTCTTGTTTCTTGTCTGGAGGTGTCCCATCACGCAAATCCCGAACCTCCCTCGAAAATACCACGAAAACCTGAGACCTTCCGCTACTTTGTTCCACGTGGAACGCTGATTCAGTCTAGGATATCGGGGTCTTTGGTCTTGATTGCCTTATATACTTGCCTAATACAATGTATTGATAATAAAACCAATAAAGAAACTATGATTATAGGCAGGGCGTCGCCCGTAGCTATAACGTACCGCCCTAACTCAAACGCCATGTACCCACAAAACAAAGTAAGTACGAAATATATAACTAATCCCATAAAATATACAATAAGTAACCACGATTTTAAAATTACACTCAAATAATATAATTAATTGAGTATCAATAACATAATATACATCAATCCCTAGAGCTTCCTCTAAAGAAAGATAAGCCCAAACATAGATAAAAAATATACAATAAGTACCGCCTATTATATACCTTTTAGGATTGATTCACGCATGAAACCATACATAAGGGCACAATATACCCGCCTGCATGGATATAGATATATACAAAATGATATGCAATGAATGATTTTACTTACACATTTTCGATCAAGGCTTAAAATTTGCCGCCTCAACACTTTTATGTGTAAGCAAAATATATACACATTCTATCATTTTGTAAAATATAGGCACAAAAAAGCCCTTTCGTCCTATATCACTACAGTACATAAGGGCACAATATACCCGCCTGCATGGATATAGATATATACAAAATGATATGCAATGAATGATTTTACTTACACATTTTCGATCAAGGCTTAAAATTTGCCGCCTCAACACTTTTATGTGTAAGCAAAATATATACACATTCTATCATTTTGTAAAATATAGGCACAAAAAAGCCCTTTCGTCCTATATCACTACAGTACATAAGGGCACAA